AGTGGGAGGGAGGTTGTTAAAAAGAAAATATAAACAGGGTCATAAGACCCTGTTTATTAATATACAAAAAAAATTAGTCGCTGATAGAAGAACCAACAGAGTCTTTTCTATATTGACGTTTATCTTTTGTAACCTGGAAGTAAGCTCTATTCATCATCTTGAGTTTACCACTCTTATCTTTACCAACAGCGAACATGTATCCTACATTCTCACCTTTAATAAGATGTTTAACGAGTGATATCAACCATAATGGCATACCACATGCTACAATAGATGCTAAGAATGAACGCATTGATGCTCCTTGATTAGCTCCCATTATGTACGATTGACCGTCGACAAGACAGAAACTAAATGCTGAAGAAATACCACTCAAATTTTTCATAGTATCATTTTCACCAAGAGCAGCAAATGCTTTTTCAAATTCATCTTTTGATTGAATGGTCGTCAAATTAAGATCTTCCATCCATTCGTCGATCTTTCTTTTAAGCTTACGGTAATCGCCCTGTCTAACGATATCCTGATAATCAGGACAACTGAGGATGCCTTCCTGAGATCTTGATGGTTCCCCCCAATCAAGAAGTGCTTCAGTAGCAGCATCTACTCCACAACAGTCGTCACCTTCAGTACCCATTTCATCTACACCAAGATCAGGAGTTTCATCAGCATCAACTACTTCTCCTCCAGAAGGAACTTCTTCATTAGCAACTGCGCCTGGTTCACCAGCAATAATCGGATTTTCAATTACAGCAGTAGAAACGATATCTGAATCTTCCTCATCACCAAGAGTATCAGCATTAGGAATTGTTTCTGCTTCATCGATGGTTTCTACTGTACCTTCTTCCATATCTTCTCTAGACAAACCGAACTGTCTGAGAATATATGATTCAGTAGCAGCTACAGGATCCATAGAAATAGTTTCCTGATTGTTACCTGTAGATACACCACCAGCAGATGCTTCTTCGTTATGAGAAGTTTCCGCAGTAGTAGGATCCATATCAACTACTTTAGAATCAGCATTAGGCTGATCTACAGCAGTTTCATCATTAACAAGAACATCATCATCCATCACATTTTCGTCTTCGAATGAAAAATCGTAATCCATAGAATCTTTTCTCCTATTTTTTATTCCACTCAATTCACATTATTTAAGAGAACTGATGTAAAATACCATATACAGGAATACCACCTGTTTAAATGAGTTTAATGTAGTTCTTTTTTCAGTATCTATATAATCTGAAGAATACTTCATCATCAAATCATTAAGCTTTTCTTTCAGATCAGATATAAACACATTGTACGTATTACTTATACTATAAGCTGAACTACAACGTTTTATAAAATCAATCGAATGTAATGTAGTTACTCCTTGTTGTAAAGAAATAATCCAATATGAAACAATATCTTTTATAATTATAGACATCGTTTCTCCATCCGACGATTTTCGTATGTTATTAATGATTAATGTAGCTTTAGTAACAGAAACTTTATTACATTTTTTACATGCAATTTCTACTAAGTCTCTGCGAATTTCGGAATCCTGAATAAAGCTTATCATTACTTTTTTAACAACATTTTCTATTGTATTACTAACAGATGTAACATCTGCTAAATAAGTCTTACCTTCACCATTAGTTTTTTCAATATCTTCAGTGGTAGTTTTTTTATTTTCTTTACGATTTTTATCAAATTCTCCAAAAACATATTTTAATACACTTTTGAAACGTTTGATCAATTTAGAAACCCACTGATAGACATCATTATCACGTATATTATTGAAATCGACATTCAAAGAATTGTTATTCGTTTCAACATAATCATCGATCAGAATATAAATGTTATTATATTTAGCAATATCAAATCGATTATTTAAATGTGAAATAGTATATTCCATAATATCAACATTAGGAACATGGACAAATATCTGTCTCTGACAGATACTATAAATTCTCAATCCAAGATACAATCTAACGAATTTATATGCACAAATTCTTGTTCCATAAAGCTTTTCCATCTCAGCTTGATGTTTTTGATAAAAACATGACAGAAGCATTAATATATTGTATATTGGCTCTATTTCATCATTATAACCAGATAAGCTTTTACAATTACTGATAATATCAACAATTTGGTCTCGTTCTATATCCAAAGCATCAAAAAAGGAATTTTCTATAGCTTTAGTATAATAAAGTCGTTCTCCAACATTTTTAGTAGAAAGTACATCAGAGCGTTTATTAATAAAATCGCTAATATGATTAGCAATTTTTGGAAAATTCTGTATAAATTTCTCTCCAAACTGCTCTTCTACACTTTCATACAGAAAATGATGGTCTTTAATATCTTGTCTTTTCATATATAAGAATGTTTTTAGAAAATATTAGAGAGATCCGTTTGGATCTCTCTAAAGTGTATTATTTTACAAATTCCCAATCGGAATTCTTCTTTACAGTAACTATTTCGTCAAGATTAAACGATTTCATGACGTTTGTATTAACATTAATCATAGTAACATAAATTCCTTTCAATGTTACCAGATATTTACGGAATTCGAATCCTTGTTTTACATAATCGTCATTCATAGAAACCTTACACAATCTATTACCATTGTAAAGCATAATATCGTGTTTATGCAAAACAATTGTCTTAGGTATTTTAGAATCACCAATTACTGATGATCCATTTGTGTTTTCAATAAACTTGAATGTGTAAAAGTCTTTACTGTTTACCATTTCTATTCTTATCCTCCATTTTCTTTTTCTTAGGAATTTTTATATTCTTTTTGTTAGATAATACGTATCTAAGTTCAACCATATCATAATATTTACCACCATATTCGAATTCATACATTATCTTATGAGACACTCGTTTATAATCCGTATATGTGTGATTTTTATCTTTAATCCAACTTTTCACGGTATTAATACCTATAGTTTCCAACCAATCTTTGTCAAAATCTTCTTCATCAGATTCTTGGAATACTCTTATGAGAATCTCATTTATTTCAACATACCAGATTGTATTAACAGTTATAATTTCGTCATACTCGAATGCTTCCGAAATTATATTAACGTGTAAATCTTTCGAAAATGCTAAGTGTGTTGAAGAAAATAGGATCAACATTATTGCAAATAGAAGTTTTCGTTTCATAATTAATACCTATAAAAAATAAATATATCTTTTTGTCTTAGAAGAAGATAATAAAAAAAAAGAAGGAGCTTGTATATCAGCTCCCTCCTTTTTTTTTTACCCAGTCGGTTTAGCCTTATTTCAGAAGTTCACAGAACTTAAAGAACTTGTTCAAGTCACAACGAATAGTCACCAACCATTCGTCGGTTGCTGGGTCTTCCTTAAATTCAGTTGGAGCATTGCTGCATGCACTGAGAAAAGCAAACAAACCATTGTATAGTTTGAACTGTTCTTTCGAAGCCCCAAAGAAACTGAATAGGATGAAACTGTCATCTTTAGATTGATCCCATTTCTGGAAATCTGAATCTTCTTTCAATGATTCCTGGAATGAACTGAACAGCACTTTTATAAGATCATCATCGTATACACTTGCATAGAAGTGAAATACAGGATTTTCTTTGTACATGAAATCACTCTTTTCAGGAATTGAAAGAGTAATCTTTTCTTCTCTGTAAGAATCCGATTTATCAAGAGTTTTGTGGAGAGCTCCACAAAGCATCTTAACATCGTCTTCATTTCCAAGAATTTCAATTTGGAATCTTTTGCCGTTTTCCATGATCATATTAATACTCCTTTCGAATAGGTTTGGATTTTATTTTCCTATTCATTAATATAATATATAAATAAAAAATAAATAAAGGGGGGAGCTTAACGCTCCCCCATTTTTAGAATACGATGTAGCGATTAATCGGACTTTTTCTCATCAACATCAAAGAGGTAGTCCATGAGACCATCGAATCCGTCGTTTGTTTTCAAGCATTCGAACAAATCCATAATATCTTTTTCCAAATTGTCGATGAACTTGAACTTCTCTTCTGGAGACTTCTTTTTCAAAATCTCACGAGCTCGTTCAGCATGCAATCTATAAAATCTGTTTGACTTACAGATTTTCTTCAAGACACTTTCCTCTTTACCTTCGTTCTCCTCGGATTCAGAAGACTCTCCAGTTTCTTCCTCAACTGTATCAGCAGGTCTGTACTTTGTACGTATCTTGGTCGAGATCTCACCAGAATCAGACAATACGATTCCGACAACCGGGTTAAATGCGTCTTCATATTCTTGTTTCTGATAAAGGGTGATTGGATTTACATCCATTTCACCATAAGCTTCACCGCTCTTTTCACATTCCCTCAACATGTCTTTGAGGATTTCCTTGCTAATCTTTATTGCTAACATAACAACTCCTTTGCGGTTTTTACCGCTATTAAAATAATCTTGAGTACAACGTGCTCATTAATATAATATATAAATAAAAAAAAAATAGCGGGAGATAATTCTCTCCCGCTAAAAATCGAATCACACGACTAAACTATTTCGTACTGGTTGATAAATTGTATTTCAGAAATCGCACGACGTCCTTTCTGATAACAATATTCTCCAACGACATCTCCATCATCATCAAGAACAACGAAATACTTTTCTTTCAATGCTTCAATAACCTTTGGTTCTTCACCGATACAATGACTATCATAGTAATTTGATTCGTAATACGTAGGATACTTTATTTTTGGATCGTATGGGAACTCGAGAATACAATCAGTAAATAACTTTTCGTCTCCGTTCTTAATTTTGAACACCTGTGACTTTAAGAGTCTGCCAGTCGGACTGTATTCATGATTGATTCTGTATGTATTCTCCAAATTGACACCATCGATAAAGTTATAGCGCTTCTTTGTTACAGAATCGAAATACTTACGACCGTATATGGTTTTGTATGTAAAGACTCTGTATGCATTATCTACCAAAACCTCACCTCTATACAAGCTAACGCTCGTTAAAAGATCGTCTTGATAATGATAAAACCATTCGATATAATTTTGACTCGTATACTTGTTCAGTTTACGAGCATTTTCTCTTTGATCTTGTGTTTTGCACAAATCATTACAGAATGCTCTATACGATATCCTTTTCAGCAGTTTTGGTCTATAGCTGTGTTCGAATTCATGGAAATTGAGTTCAGGTACTTTTGTCTGAATGTACTTTTCATCGTTTTTCCATTCCTGTTTATAGAAATCGTATCCTTCGTACTCCCATACGTTGTATTTGATACTCTTAGAAAACGGTATTGTTGCCGTTTCTACAGAACCATCTTTTTGCGGCATGTTTACAGAAAGATTTCCATCATCAAACTTTTTGATGTTAATACAGTTTATGATATCAATGTTATCCAGATAATCATAAACTTCCGAACCAACAAGGAACAACGTTTTATCCAGATTCTTGACTTTTGGACCAGGGATGTAGAATTCTTCGAAGACTAAACGCTGTCTCTTTTTATCATAGCATCTATAGCGCAAAACGTTTTTGTACTTAATTGTATCAAATCCATCTATAGACATTCTCCATTCGCCACGTTCTTCAAAAGAATATTCATAATCGAACATTGGATTTAGTTTTGGATCCTCGAAGTAATGCCAGTATAAATTTTTAGGATAATCCTTGTTACTGGTCATCGATTTATCTAACAAAACTTTCTTTCCAGAAATGAATTTGTTAGTAAAATCTTTCCAGTATGAATAGTTTACTTCGTACACATCAGGTTCATTGTTACGTTTATAGCCATTAACATTTTGGTTAAAACGTAATTCCTTTACCAATCGTTTCTTAGTTTCTTTCATAATCTTTTACCTCGCTTGTTATGAAATTAACAATGTCATTGTTAACCTTTATCGACATTGTCATAAGTATAATATATAAACAAAACCGGTGGGCACTTAGCCCACCGGTAATAAATCGATTAATTATAGGTGTAATACACGATCATGAATATCGGCCATACGACCTTCATTCATTGCATTGGCATTGCTTAGATATCCACAAACACGACGAACTACAGTCATTTCATGAATATCACGGTTACCACACTGCGGACATTCCCATACAAGTTTATTATTCTCATTTCGAATCATTTTGATTTCTCCTGAGAATCCACACTTATGACAGTTATCGATTTTGCTGTTAAGTTCGGCATACCAACAATGTTCATAAATGTATTTCATAACAGACAAAATAGCTTCCTGGTTATTAATCAAGTTAGGCATTTCGATATATGAAATAGCTCCAGCATTTGTCCATTTCTGGAAATGTGCTTCGTTACTTAACTTTGTAAATGCATCAACATGTTCTTTGACGTTCGTATGATAGCTATTAAGAACATAATCTTTATCAGTTACATTCTTAACGATTCCATGACGAGATCTCAAAGCTTTTGCAAACTTATATGTGGTTGATTCCTCAGGTGTGCCATACAAACTGAAACCATAATTCTCACCAGGAATTTTATTCCATTCATCACACCGTTCTTTCATATAACGAACTACACTTTCAGCGAATTCCATATTTTCTGGATCGGTATGAGGTTTATCTGTAAGAGCCATCAAAGTCTCCCATAAACCTACAAAACCTAATGACGCTGTAGAATAGCCTCCAGAAAGCGTTTTATCAATGGTTTCACCTGGTTTTAGACGTGCAATAGCCCCATATTGCCACAAAATTGGAGCAACATCTGACTTCGTGCCTTTCAAATAGTTAATCCTGATTAGGAGTACTTTATGCACCATTTCAAGACGTTCATCAAGCAATTTCCAGAATTCTTTCATAGCTTCTTCATTATTCAACAAGTTTTCTCCGTCTTTGTAATACTTGTCTCTAATTGTAAGAGCTACATCTGGAAGATTAACAGTACAGACCTGTTTATTATACCTTCCCCAGAACTTAGGTTTATTTTCATTTTCAGGATCTTTCCATACAGAAAGGAATGCGCGGCAACCCATCGGTGCATAACAATTTCCTTCTTTATATTCTTTCATTATCTTTTCAGAAATATAATCAGGAACCATACGTTTTGCCGTGCATTCTGCACACAATTTCATAAAATTCCAATAAGGTTTTGTTTCATCACAATTGGTTTCATCAATTGTAACAACTATTTTAGGAAATGCTGGAGCTATCCATGCTCCCGATTTATTCTTTACACCCTTAATTCTCTGTCTTAAAATTTCTGATGCAACGAGAGCCAAGTCATCACGTTCTTGTCCTTCTGGTGCTTCATTAAGATAAATAAATAACGTTGAAAATGGGGTCTGGCCATTCGCAGTCATCAATGTGTTTATCTGATATTGAATCATTTGAACACCTTTCTTTACTTCTTCGGCAACCATTTCTTCAATAATTTTATCAAACGCTTCTTTAGGAATATTTAAATTGTATTTTTCGATTCTTTCTTTTTCTTGTTCAATAAACTTCTGACGAGAAACATCAACGAATTTTGAAATATGATAAACATTTGTCGACTGACCCTATATGTATAGATATTTCTACCTTGATTAACATACTGGAACATATATTAAGATTGATTAGATCTTCCTTCTCTTTGGAATGGTTCTCATCCCCATTCTACTCTACTCGGTTACTTTTCGATATAAAATCATTCAATATCGAATATCCTTTCGATGTCCTCTACACGTTTAATGATTAAATTTATACCTTTGGCTTTATAAAACCTGGATGTTCCATTCTTAATGACTATATGTTTTACAGTTTTCATAGAAATTCCGTACATATCCGAAATCTCTCGTCTAGTCATAAGAAAACAACTTCCGTTATTTAAATCGTCAACAATATAAAGATGTTGATTTCCATAATGATAACGTTTATCACGTTTTACGGAATTCTCAGCAATCGAAATCTGTTGGAGATTATCAATTCTGTTATTTAAAGGATTATTATCTATGTGATCGATACACATTGATGGATCTAACGGACCTTTAAAAGTTTCATATATCAATCGATGTAATGGTATATGTTTCATTTTGTGTACACCATCTTCAACGATAGAAATAGCAGCTATTAAATATCCATATCTATCTATTTTTACTTTTCGTAATCTAAAAATACCATCCTCTTTTCCATGAGCTCCAGGTATCTTAGTTGATAAAAATTGACCCATCGTTGTTACATAATATCCTTTATATTTTGTTTCTTTCATCTCGTTTTTCATATTGTTTTATCGATTCAAATATTAAATTTAATCACATTTAGCACGGTATTACCATATCCATATTATTGGACTTAGGCTCTCTTACCACCTTAATCTTTCGATTTAGTTGACCGTTAGCAAGTATTAAAATACTCACACCCATTGAGAAATGGTTAAGAAGGTTTATACTCGGCAGTGGAATTTTATCTACCGAGTTGCGAACTAGCTACTTGAGCCATAATTTGTGTAGCTACGTTACAAGCAGTTGTGAATGATTTTGGTTTATCGATTTTTGTACCGGAAATAACTGTACCATTTTGCAGCATATCGTCCATATTGATAAGACAACAATTGTACAATTTCATTGAAGCGTAATCCATATCGTGTATATGAATGATTCCTGCTTCATGAGCTGCAATTAATTCTTTAGGGAATAAACGTTCCCTAGCATACCATTTAGAAACTTCTCCTGCCATATAATCTCTCTGAGTTGGCAGAATTGTTGGGTTTTTATTAGCATTCTCCTGTTGAATTTCTTCATTATTACAATTGAGAATAGAACCGATTTTGTCAAGAAATGTCGAACTCTCTCTATCCAACTGATGTTGATATCTATACACGATATAGTTCTTAGCAAGTTTGTGTGCTCCCAAAGAAGCAATACCTTCTTCAACCATATCCTGTATTTCTTCAACAGTATGAGTTCTACTAGCTGAATTAATAACTTCAGTAATATTGCTAGCAATCATTTCAATTTGACCGTCAGTAATCTGATCTTTAACAGATACTGACCCATTTGCTCTTGTAATAGCAGAAACGATCTTTCCTTCGTCGTATTCTACTTCAACACCGTTTCTTTTAATGATATTCATTATCGAAACTCCTTTATATAGAAAGAATAAATAACAGTTTTCTAAGTACCAAATCGTCATCTAGAAGTGGTACATTAATTTGTTTCTCTCATTGTAAAAAGGGATCATTTTATTCCATACTTAAAAAATTAAATCTTATTGTTAACTATAGAATAAAAAAATAAAAGATTTCGGGTATTATCCCGAAATCTTTTATAATGTTCTTTTAAATAGTTTTAATATGAACCGTCGGTCATTCTTTTTTCTTTTTAAGATAAATGATTATTCTGCATATGATATACACAAGAACAGCACAGATTGTAGCCCAGAGAATTACATCACGCTTAAAGCTACTAATTGTGTTCAAAACATTCAATGTTGCAAGTACAGAAATTATGCTACTAACAACAGCCACAATCACATAATCGAGATATTTTATTATGAGATTTTTCATGTAACAATCCTCCTAAGATTGTAATTTAATCGACCAAGAAATCGTACAAATAGATTTCTACAATATTTCCATCCATCAAATTCGACGAGTTTACATTCCATGGGATCTTTCTATCCTTTGGATTTCCTCTGGTTTCGATAACAAACTTAACGTATTTCTTTTCATTGTGCTTAGCAAAAGACAAGTTAAATGCTTGCACATAATCCATTATACATTTATCGTTGATATTGGACGATTGATAAAAACCTATATAGTTTTTACTCCAAATGTCTTTAATGAATTTCTTATAAGTATCTGGGAAATTCTTTAATCTTCCACGAATCGCTATTCCAGACCCATAAGAATTATATAGTTTGGTTACCATTACTTCGAAATTAGAATTTTTATCCAAATCCCAATCACCAAATAACAAACCAGCTTTTCTACCTAATTCCTCAGCCTGTTTAATTTCTGTCTGAAACGTTGTCATTTTTGAACTTTGACTCCTTACAATTTCGAATCGTATATTTTGGATTCCAAATCTGAAAGTATTTTAGTCACATTTGGTAATCCATATATCTGACTAGCCAAAGTTATTATAGAAACATCTTTTGTTTGAAGTGCTTCATTAAAGCTCTGGCCACTCATTATATATCTATTGTTTTCATCAACAAGATTAACGATTCGATATTTCTGATTCTCTTTTCCAATCTTTCCCTGATTGATTATTGATGGATACAGAGATTTAGCATCAAAGTCAACAACGCTTCTAAAAATCTTAGTACGTTTCCCATTTAATGTTACAGGTTTAACTTCAAGAAGATTTGTGTCCTGTACAAGAGCTCCTTTTATCGATTCTTCAACACCGTAATTTATTGTGTTACCAATAACTTTACCGTGTTTGCAGAAATACATATAGTATTGATTACGAATAACAATACTTACATTAACGCCGTTCCAAATATCAGAATTATCAGAAAGCATAATGAAGTTTGTCAAATCGTTATCTTTAGCTTCAATAAGATAGATCAACAAAGTATCTCTACACGAATATTTCAAAAATCGTTTGAAATCACGGAATGGTGCATTACGAATGTTTAATCCAAATTCATGAAGATCAACTTTATTTGCATGAACTACTTTTTCCGCAATAGCATCAAGTTTATATGAACGTTCTAGAGAACGTTTTCTAAGATTTGAATATAACGACATTTGGTCCATAAATAGTGTGTATCCTGGACACAATGTTTTATCCCACAATCTAGAAAAGTCCTTCTTTTTATCTTTGTCATTGCTACTAACTTTTTCTCGTCTCTGACCATCTTCTATAAACGTAAATTGCTTATATTGATCAGGGATGTCTGGATGACACCATTCTTTGTTAAGATCCAAACCATAATGTTTCATTCTGCCCATTATGTATTTTTTATCGTAATTGTCGTTCCAAGCTAATGCGAAGTCAGGTTTATCAGTATGTACTAAATTCATAAATCTACGAATCATCATTACTTCAGAATCATAGAATTCGAAATTTAGTTTAATTTCTGGATGATCAATAAAATCTTCTGCTATATATTCTGAGATATATTCATTAAGATTATTTTTAACCCATTGAATATCTTTTATCTCGTCAATTTCCAATACCAAACAATAGAAGTGTTTGTATTTGTTATTGTAATATGTTATTACATTTATTGGTGCTTCGGGATTATTCTGATCAACTCTATGACGATAATGATAGATGTAAGTTTCAATATCGTAAAAGCTAACATTCAACACTTTCGGAGGTTTTGAACCGTTCTCTAGCATAAATTTCGTTTTATAATATTCATCTATTGTTGTAGATGCATTGTAAATATACGGACTCTTGTAAATCTTTTCGTTGATAAAATTCCTAAACTCTTGTCTAGCTTGATTACCCTGTTGCCAATCGCTGTAGTATTTATTTGCATTAGCTTTCAAACGTTTGTATTCGTCTGCTATTCCTAGCCATTTACAAATTTCCAATTCACGTTTAGAATATTCTACAACGTGAGTTTCAACAAGACTCTTATCCATGTTGATACAGTTATACGGAGGGCAATTATTTTTATCGATTACTGTATAGAACTCAATAGTAGGTCTTTCAATAATCTTTATTTCTGAAGTATTCGTTTCATCATCTTTGATTACCATTAATAGACAATCGTCAGATAATTTTTTCATTGAAAATTCGCCAGGTCCAGCATTAGGATCCCTGGCCCATCTCGGCTTTAAATATAATGTTTGTAATAAATACTTACCCATAAATCAATAACCCCCGAGATCATAATATTTATATTTAAAATATTCGTATACACTGTTGTTTAACTCGATATCAAAATAGAGTGTAGCAACATTTCCTTGATCGCTTTCATAGCATTTAGTGATTACACCATTAATGATTTTCTTTTGCATGAAATCATTATGGTAAATCATTAACTCACCATTATTCGCACCTTTCAATACAACTGCGTTAACTGAACGATTAGAATTATAAATGTTTTCCCACTCTTTAGGATCAAGAATAACGTACGAGTTACAATTCTCGTTATGATTCATAATAAGACTAGCAACTTTATTGTTTCTAGAACCAAATGGAAGAATATACAAATTATAAAGATAATCCAATTTATCGGAATTATGAATAAACAAAGTATTCCTATATCTTGGATCTGTTAAATCAAACACAATGTCCAAATAAAACATGTATATCGGTCCAACATAACTCTTTTGCTGAACTCTTATATCAGTAATCTTGTTTTCTTTAATGGCTTTTAATACCATTTTAGGAAAAATGTAATATGAATCTACAGAAAAATCATATTTCATATTTGCATAATACTCGATATTTCGTTGCTGTTGTGATAGATCATGATTTATAAAATCGCATGAAGAAACGATTATTGGTACAGATACTCTATCATCTCCACATTTGAAACAATCAACATCTTCAGGATATATTCTAAAATTGTCATTAGTGATAGTAGAGAAAATTTTGTAAAAATCGTATCTATCTCCATTTACTGGGTCATGACTTATAATAACTTCATATTCACCGTTTATTCTAACGAACTGTAACAAACACGGTGAGTTCAAATTGAACTTACTTATAGCTGAACAACACCGCTTAAGTTTCTCCATAAATTTCTTAAAGTCTTTTATACTTTCATAAGGCATAATATCCTCCTACAAACTTCATTATAATTATATATAATTGAAATGAGGTTACATATGAATGCTGTTTCGATGATGTTTAATTCCCACAAAGTAAAATACGGTCTCATGAAAGAAGAATTAGATGTATGTATTCAAACACCAAACGAAAAGATATTTTATTTCTTCATCGATTTTAATTATATTTTGAGAAAATATTTACATTTTATCGAGTTTAATGAAAATCCTGATATGGAAATAAGTGACGAAATGAGTAAAGAATTCTTGGTAGAATTTCTTAATCTTATTGCACATTACAAGAATTTCTTCTATAAACATTATGACTCAACGAGTTTCTTTTATATAGGCATTAATGCAAATAAAAAGAAAAACGAAAGTCTTAATAAAATGATTCATAAATTCACAAAACTTACAACGTTAATACCGAGAATTTATATATATTATTATGATAATGACGATTATAATTTATACCTCAAATATAATCTTGTAAGAACGATTGTTGCTTCTAAAAGAAATACAAATAAGGTTCCTATTATAGTCGATATGTGTAAAAATTATATGTGTGAGTTATTCTACAAGATTACCACAAATTATTTCTTGTTTAGATACGATCAATATAAGATATACATGTACAGCTTTGAAGATTTCCGTGAAGAATATATGAAAGATGTAGACGATGTTTATATCAATAGTGTGATTTCGTTATTGCCAGTATATGAAATACTAAACGAAATAAAGATTAATAGAAAAGTTCGTATAGATGATATAATTCTAAAATTTATTAAGAATCATATCGAAGAAGATTTTAATAGACCTGAAACACAATTATTGGTATTAAAGCTTTTTACTAAAATGAAAAAGCTAGAATCAAAACTGAATAAACTTATTTCTGATCTCAATAGCAATACATACAAAAGCATTATGCAAGTAGTTATGAAAAACTGGAAAAACACTATTAAAGATTCCAGAATATACAACATCAATGAACTATTAAACACCGATGAAAACAATAGAATAAACATCGAAGTTCTGATGAAATATTAAAAAAAAATAACCTCTGCTGGATTGCAGAGGTTATTATACTTTTTTAATTAATGACCACTATAACACAATAATGTGTTATACATTCACGTGAATGTGTGGCCACGAGAGAATTCGTGATTCACTAATATTGGGTATACGGCGAATCAGTTCATCTCTCGTGATAAGAATGGGTTTACCAATTGGTGACCCATTCTTATCTGGAACCGATATATAAAATCTAAATAGATCCATATATATCATCCTCCACTTAAAATTAAGTGTAAGAGTAAGATACGTTGGATATATACGTTCTATACTCTCCATTAATATAATATATAAGTGGTAACTAGGATCTAACAGAAAAAAAAAAGAAGGGCCGAAGCCCTTCTTTTATATTTTTTTTTTATTGGATTAAATTACTTATTCTTTTTGGAAACAACAACCTTTTTCTTTGTAGCTGGCTTTGAAGGATTTGGATTGTAATGTGGACCATCAATGAAGAGAGTAACTATAAGATTCTCTTCTTGTGCAGATCCGTTATAATCGTAAATTACTCCGCGCTTCTTCAGGTTTTCCATAAGATCACAAGTCGTATAATCCTTTACGCTTTTCCAAGTGTAATCGAAATCGAGCTTAGCAAAAGCTTGCTTTTCGATTTTTAACCAAACATCTTCTTTGACTTCAATAGTATTTTCACAGATTTTTCCAATAGACCATGGAGCACCATGAAGATAGTATTCGAAATCAAAAGTCTTTAACGCATTTGCCACTTCTTTGCAAGCAGTTTCAATGTTCCATTTCTTAGAAAGATCTTCCTGCATCTTTCTGTACTCAACGTGCTTTTTAGCCAGCTCTTTCAATGTCATCATATTTATACATCCTTCCCATTCTTTGGTCATGGGTGACCTTCATTTTGTTTTTACACTATTGTGTGTAGCGTATTTTAGAAAATTAAAGAAGGGTACAAAACCCTTCCTTCAATTCAGTTTTCTTCAGAAGAAGCGCTTATTGAAACACGAGCTTTTTCTGTAGTTTCAGTTTCTGCTTCTTCAGGTTTCTTTTCGGATTCTGCAACAGCAGCAGGCTTTTTCTTGTTCGCATAATACTTGTCATAGTATTCACGAAATTCCGCTGCACCGAACCTGACAGTTTGAGCAAATGTGTCAGCAATTGCTGCAATCATCGTAATTGCATCAGCGCCTTTGCACTTTTCATTAGGATCAACTTTAGGTTTCTCCTTCTTTTCTTCTTCTTTCTTTTCTTCAGGTTTTGGTGTTGACTGCATCGAAATCTTTTCGATAGCAACTTTTACACATTCCTGAAAACCAGGTTCATTGAACTTTTCCATTTCCTCTTTGGTAAATTCCAAAGAACCAATAACATTACCATTTCTGTCTTTTAGAACCATAAAATCTCCTTAAGGACTATAATATAGTTTGAGTCCTTACAAAAGTATAATATATAAATAAAAAAAAAGGAAGGAGGGAGCATTACACTCCCTCCTTCCAACCTAGACTACCATAATCTGATCTTTTCTAGGTACTTCCATTTGTAGTACCTATAACGAAGATCATTGAATAATTTTCTTATTCTCTTAATCATGGTCCACCTCCCATTATTATAATATATAATTAAATACCCTTTTTGGACAGAATATACGTTAGGAGGCCATTTTCTTCAGTTTTAGTAACATTTGTGTATTTTTCACCATTGGTTATAACTTTATGTGTAACATTTGGACAATAACCAAATATTAACTTGCTATCTTGTTTAGAATCAAAATCGCTTGTATAACTTGCATAAATCTTCGGATTTGTGTAAGATTCAAATTTGAGTTTTACAGGAACGTTAGTTACAACATCAAATGATGGTGAATTCATTGAACCAGTTATTGTCAACGGATTCATACTCAAATGTTTATTCTTATCTGCGATATTCAATTTAAACTTAGAATTATTTGAAGAAGGAATTGTATACATAGAACCAGAAATAGATCCATAACAATTGAGATCCATATCATCTCTAGTAAAGTATGCTTTTACTCCAGATAATGTCAAAGTCTCAATAGTATCTATATTTACAGTTCGCATTCTGAAATTGGAATCGGTAAATGATGGTTTATAACCACTAATACTCAAAGTTTCAATATCAAAAGCAGATTTAGTATCGTATAATACTCCAGCATCATTTTCTAATGTCGGATTTTCAATACTCATCTCCTTTCCAACAAATTCACAGTCAATAAAATTGATCTTTGATATATAATCATTACGGGTAATAATGAACTTTTCGAAATTCCATATTCCTCCAGATAAAGAGATATACGGAACTTCAATATCTACAGTTCCTGCATTAATGTCTGTATTTACTATAGAAAGATTCATCGCACCTTTAAAAGTAACATTTTGACCATATATTTTACAATCATTGTAATTTAAACGATTTATACTTGACGTTTCGTCATATGATAACAATGTTACTCCATCATGTATCGTACAATCAGAAATAAACACTTTATCAACATCGCAAGAAGCAAGTTTAACTACATTAAACTTAAATCCTCTAACTCCAACAACATTAGTATCGAAGATGTTTAAACTTCTAGTAAGTCCAGAGTTTTCATCTGGTAAGAAATAAACCACCGATGAATCATCTGCCATAATAGAAGTAGGAGTTACATTATAATTGATTTTGTGTAAACTTACTGATCCTACACGACCTACAGTTATAAATGATCCTTTACTAACTTCAGTAACAGTTCTATTTACAGAACCGATATTAAAATTGGTTACACGATCAACTTTAAATACATTGCCATAAGTCGTTTCTTCGCTAATCATCATTTCTCCGATGTTAGCTTTCTTAACACCAAGTAATGTCATCCTCGGAATATTTTCGTTAGATTCCATTCTTTCTTGACCATACAGTTCATAGCAACAGCACATAAACTTAGAATCGGAAAAATCTTCAGCTTTCATGTTTCCTGCGCTAATTACCATACTGATAGGAGCGTATTGTCTTATAGAATTCACCATCATCTTTTTTGTAATAACAATGTTAACAACATGCTCTTCTTCGGATTTATTAGCAACATCGAATAAACATTCTAGTCCAGAAAATTCATTAACATAGATAGTTGCTGTAGAATCAGGATAAATTCTTCCTTTCTTTATGTAAATCTTAGACAATTGTCCAAAATCATCTCTACCTATTCTAAGACCGGAATCGTTTATATCGATATAAATATCTTTTGTACAAGATGCTATAGCTTTAAATACTTTAGACTCAAACAAGACTCTGTAATCAATAATTGAACAGTTATAAATTCTTACCTGCTTCATATCCTGTCTAGAATTGCAGTAATTGACAATTTCATTATTGAATTTGTCTATAGAAGTTTCATTTTCATTACAAGTAACTTTAATAGTTTGTGCAGGATCTACAGTGTAATGCTTCAAAGTCATTTGTAAATAAGTTGTTTCTACTACACACTGTTCATCGTGACTATTGAAATTCGTCCCATGTTTATAGAAAAGTATAATGATTTCCTTACTTTTCGTTGTTATGAGATAATATCTAAAGTTATCCGGTAAGGTTTTATGTAAATCCATTACTTATTTTTTCCCTAGGTTTTTCCTAAACCTATCAATCATTGCCAAATCGTTGTTATTAAGACCCAATGTATTAGGATCAATATTGGCTAATTCTTCATGACCTCGTTTATCACCTTTTTCTTTATCTGTAGCTTTAGAAAGTTCAGGATTCTTAACCATAATAGTAGCGAGCATCTGCTTCATCATTACTTCAGTATTCTGAGCATTATCGCTATTCTGTTTCATATTGTCACGTTTCAATTCAAGTTCTTTTATAGTTTTCTTAATACCTGAACGTTCTTTAATAGTAGAAACTTGATTACCACGAATATCATTAAGAACTTTACCAAGTTCAGCAATATCTCTATGAGGTGAAGAAGAATTAAACATACTCTTACCTTCCATCCTCTCAAGATTCTTCTCAAGACTACTATGAACTTCTTTATACAAATCTTCGTTTTTCTTGTATTGATCATCCAAAAGATCTAATTCTGGCTGAAAGTATTCCTGATAGTTATTATCTGCCATAATATTTCTCCATGTTATCGTTATATCGATTTGTCGAGACTTATTTATAATTTGGACACAACAGTATATGTTTGCATTAAATAATCAGCAATTAGAGGCTGTTAAAGCCTGTGTAGAATGGTATTTTACAAAAACTACCACGCAACAAGTATTCTTTTTGTCTGGATATTCAGGTACAGGAAAAAGTACTGTAGTTAATATTATCATCAAAATGCTTGGATTACCTTTACAGAATGTAATTTTCTGTACTCTCACAGGTAAAGCTGCTTTAGTTTTACGTATGAAAGGAAATCCAGCAAATACTATACATAAGACATTTTATACCACATATAAAACTAGAACTTCTTTTGGTTTTTCTCTTAAAAAACATATTCCATCCAACATTTATTTAATCGTAATAGATGAAATATCAATGGTTACACAAAAAATGTTACAGGATATAATGACGTTTGGTGTACCTATTCTTTGTTGTGGAGATGCTGGACAGTTACCAGCTGTTGGAGGAAACAACTATCTTATGACCGAAGGTGGAATATACGTCGATTATCAATTGACTCAAGTTATGCGTCAAGATGATACTTCAGGTATATTAGACTTAGGTAATATGACTAGAAATAATATTCTTCCAGAATATGGAGAATATAAAGCTAGTAAAGTCTGCAGACTTGAAGAAGTTATGAATAAAATGTGTGAATATGATATCGTTCTTTGTTATTCTAATGCTATGAGACGTAGATTAAATGCTTATATGAGAGCGATGATGGGATATACTTCGGTTTTACCTATCAAAGGCGAAAAAATAGTGTGTCTAATGAATAACTATAACTACATGATCGAATACCAAGACATTCCTATTTATATTATCAATGGAATGTTTGGAATATTAAAAGAAGATGCTAAAACTGTCGATTATAAAGAAATGGAATTAGCAGAATTATCATTCGTGCCGGATTTCTTAAATAAAGACAGTGAATCTTTAGTATTGAAACCAAAATGCTTTAAAGGTGTATTTGAGCAATATACTAAAGATCCATCAAAAGAAGCATTTATTAGTGAACTATACGATGATAAAATAGAAGATGACGCATTACAAGATGTGTGTATGATAGATTTTGGATATGCTGCTAGTGTACATAAATATCAAGGTTCTGAAGCAGATAACGTATTATTAGTAGTAGAAGACAAAATACCATCAAACATCTTCTTCAGATGGCTCTATACTGGAATTACAAGAGCCAAAAAATCGATAACTGTAGCTACAGTAAATTAAATACGTGGGAGTATAACTCCCACGTATTATTTATTTTGGTTGAGAACCTTCTGGTATATAAGTGCTATCATAACCTTCATGTTTATTAACAAGTGTTAAACCAACATGACCGTAGCAATTATAAACTTTAGCAGCATTTTGTACTCTTGAATAAACAAACTCTGCACTCTTAATATTATACAAACCAGAATATAGTTTTTGAGATTCAGAAGTATCAAACGTCATTTTAATTATTTTATTTGGTGTAAAATTCTCAACATTAACCGATTGCATAACAAAACTTATCGGTACACCTTCAGAAATATCGTTCATATATGAACTCATGTTAAATGGGTTATTTAACATGTCATAATCAAGAATTTTTCTATTACCAACATCAATTCTAGAAGGTCTAGGTTTATTAACAGTTTGTAATGGTGAAACAAATTCTGTATTTCCTTCATGACCAAACATAGAATTTATAACTGTGCTATAATTACTATAAATGAATTGATTACCGGATGTTATACCTTCAAGAGATTCATAATCTTCTTTTTTGATTTCTCCTGAACGCTCATATCCAATATAACCACCAGCTTCATTTATAAGAACATCTTCTTTAGCATTCGGAATCTCTTTTCTTTCATTCATGCGAATTTGAACAGTTTTTACTTCGCCTTTTCTATAAACATGGTTCAATTCCATTTTATTCAGAATATACAATAACCCATTATCATAAAATAATAATAATGACTTTGCATAAATTCCGTATTTATATTGAACGTTTTTTATAGCATCTTTTATGTCAGCTGGTTCTACTATAAGATCTGTATATCCTAAGGTATTATCTGGAGGATCCATGAGAACCTTTTCAACAAATGGATTTTGTTCACATATAGCCATTACAGCATTTCCTGTTGTGGCAGGTTTTTCTTCGGAACCAAATACATAATTATGAATATATGTTTTCATCTTTAAATCTTTTTTCAAGAAAAGATAAAAAGTAACGTCATACATAGCATCACCACCAACAGAATCAGGTCTTGTATAAGAATCCTTATCTTCTAGTCCACTAGATGACTGTTTGCCACTGTTCATTATACTTGGTAAAGAATCTTTATCATAATAACATGCAAAATCCAATTCTGCAATAATTTTTCTTTCACTCATAGATGTTCTATTAATACCGTAGAACATAATTTGTTTCATATTTAAAACAATTTCTTTATCGAATATTCTCAAATTATTTAAGTGTTTATCTTTAATTTTGCAAGTTAACGTATATTTTGGAATGAAATCCGTAAAATAATTACAGGTTTTACGGAATTCTACTATACTATATGGTCTAAACGAGATATTTCTCGCAGGTACCGAAAACATCATATCAAAAACGTATTCATAAACATAACTAGCCATTGTTTATCTCCGTATATAGTAATTTCCTAAAAAATAAATAAAAAAGAGAGATGGTGTGGGCATCACACCATCTCTTGATAAGGAGAATAATTCTGAGAATTTTTACAAAATCTAGAACCTCGGCACTAAGAGGAGTTGAACCTACATCCTACAAATGTTGTTACATAGACTAATGACGATCTCAAGATCTTCATGGAATCTATAAACACTCATTTGTCGTGCTCCATGCTACACTATAGTGCCAAATAAAACCGAGCTTATGAACAATCCCGGAACTGGGTGGGAGGGGAATAGGTTTCTCGAGATCGTTCACTTGCTCGGATAATTTCAATCATAAATACCATCGGAATCTAATGAAAATTCGCATTCTCCAAAAGCCGAATATTCTTCGAATCCTTTATATTCATTTGTACCAGCATCTTCATAAGTGAAGACGTCAGTTCCAAACGCAATTTCAAGAGTATCTTCTCTTAATTGGTAATAATCTGCTGGAAGTTCTTCAACACCAGTCATATTACCATAATCGATATTCATAATGCTGCTGCGATTGAGACTGTTTGCATCGATTACAATCAATTCAGCATTTTCAATCTCATCTCTATACTGAGCATACCTGTCGTACAAAGGATCTTTACCTGCGACACCAAGGTCTGGATTTAATCCTTTAATTCGACTAATCAAATCGTCGGAAATTACATCTTGTATATCGATGTTTGTTCCTCCGAAATCCATTGGTTCTTCTTGTACCATATTCAGTTCTCCTATCGTAATGTCAGAGTAATATTATATATTTAAAAAACTTTTAGTACGTGCAAAGAATTTGATACATGTTTAACATTATCGAACAAATTTTTATGCATATCATATAATTCGTTTTCAAGGTAATGCCCAATGTGTTCAAATGTAATATATAGCCAATCAGTAATATCTTTTGCATATTCCATATCGGTTATAGCTGTTTTTCCATACGATGTTTTTACGATTACACTCTCTGAACCAAACTCAGTGTCCAAATATTCCTTATACATGTCTTTATCAAAATGTATAATCGGAAACGAAAAATCAGTCGTTTTATTTAATTCGGATATAATACGATCATATATCCATTTATAAGTTTTTCGTACAATTGGAGTAATATCTAATGCGATCTTATCAGTATCCGAATAAACTGGTATAAACAACGGATACTGTAAATTCTCATGATCTAAGAATTTCTTAAATCCGGTCGCCTCGTCACTTACTGCCAATAATCCTGTAACATCCATAAAAACCTCCTAATCAGATGCATTTAGCACATTATTGATGTCTTCTTTACTAATATCGACATGATAATCATCCTTAGCAATTTTCTGAGTAATCTCCATAAATGATAGATTCTTATATTTGCTAAGTTTATCATGTAATACAGCTTGTTTTTCTTTTATATCGTCAGCAATCTTTTCAATTTTCTTTTCTGAAGTATCTGCAATACGTTTAATAGAACAGTTCTTATGGGTTTGTACAAAACCTTTTATAGTATTGTATTTAGAATCATCAGATTGATCTATAATGATTCTTAAGAAATCGTTATTTTCTTGATATCCTCTTAAATTATTTAAGAGCAATTCTACATCATCTGGCATTTTCGATTCGTATACATCTGTGAACTTCGGAGCAGATTTATTTTCTATAAATTCATAGCTACATTTATTATTTTCTAGTTTTAGGTGTATGAAACCCTTTGCTTCCATTTCACCAAAATTCAATCTAGAAAACGAACCGGTATAAATAAATTTATTATACTCACTATGAGTATGTATATGACCAAAAACAGTATAATATTTACATATTTTAGCCATTTCTTTTGCATTCCATACATAAGGTTTTACCATTATTTCATCAGAAGTTTTTCCTGAAAATCCTACATGAGAACTCATACCATGACCAAATACAAAATCGTATTTGTCAGAAATATAATCCTCATAATAACTTTCGTTTCTTACGTATTCTTCTGGCAAAATCAAAAGTTTTAAACCTAAAACATTCAGTTTAGTTACAGTATTGACAATAAAGAATTTATCAGACACATAATGACTCAACGCATTTATCTGATGTCTGTCATGTGCTTCAGTTCCTTCTATAATAATTATTGTAGCACCTGTACTACGACAATCATCGATGAACTTATTCATGTAAATGTTGGCATTAGAATTAGTAAAAACCCTCGTGTCATATGAATCACCACATATGACTATCAATTCAGGTTTAACTTTATTAGCATATCCTATAAAGTATTTCTTCAAAGCATTATACATTTCTTCTTCATTATTTATTTTTCCGAAATGTATATCAGCTATACACAATATATTCATAGACCTACTCTCAATCACAGAATATGTAATTCTCTTCTTTTTTAAGATATTTTTTCACATCTATAACACGTTGATTTCTTGAACCTCTGAACTTAAGACTAACGTCTCTTTCTGACAAAATAAACTTTCCGTCAACTATAACATCAATCATTTCAAGAATATTCTTAGGAATAATATTCTTTTCAACAATATCTTCTATAGTATAAGACGTCCATAACCAGATAGTCTTATTAGGAACATCACGTTTAACAAATTCGATCATATTCATTACATCAGATCTATTGCGAGGATCGAGAGGTTCACCACCAAGAATAGAAAAACCACTTATAGTATCTTGTTTAAGATCTCGAATAATATGCCCCATAGTTTCTTTAGTAAACTTTTCACCAAAATTAAAATCCCAAGCTTCTTTATTGTGACATCCTTCACACATTACACGACATCCAGAAACATAAATTGCAATTCTTATTCCTGGACCATCAGCAACATCAAAAATCTTTATATTACCATAATTTATTTTCCAATCAATATCGTAATTCTCATGCATAAATTATCCTCCAAAAATATACGAATATATTATTTTATACTTTAAGAAGTAGAAATAAATATTAAAGTGGAGGATTATTCCTCCACTTAAAATACCAATCAATTCGCAAAATGTACACTGGAACAACTCAATTGTGCTTGTACAACACCTGTACCATGTCTGGTACCATAAAACGCGTTACCGCGGAGAGTTTTTAGTTTTCTTGCATCTTTAGCAGCCATTTCCTTAAGCTTTTTCTCAGCAAGTTGCTTTTCCTTAACACGTGCAATAGCATAAGCTTCACGTTCTTCCATAGTCATTTTTGAATAGTCAACAATAATTACATCATTACTCATAATAAATTCCTTTTTAGTTAATTTATATTATAATGTGTCACGGGAAACAATTTTATATACAAGATTTAGGAGAAACAACAATGAAACTTGATATAAACAAATATTATGCTTTGTATACAACATCAAATCATATTGAAAATCGATTAGTAAAGATTCTTGGTTACATTGGATATGATAGAGCATCTGAATATAGATCTATGGTAGAAAATGTAGCTATTAATGAAAAATTTATTTCTACATCTGGAGATACAATAGCGTATCTTAAAAATCAGACATATTACGATTGTGCAGTTGTTGAAAATTCAAATGGTCAATATGTAATGACTGGTGAACGTATTATTGTCTGGGATGATATTATTGATCTTGAAAGAACCCAGAAACTTAACGATTCTTTTGTTTATAAACTTGAATTCAATTTTAAGAACCTTGCACCATCTGATTCATTTACAAAAGATGATATCATCGAAACTATCAAGAATGCTATTACCACCAAATATAATTCTGCTACTTCAGAAAAAGTGTTTGTAGAACTAACTGAAGTTCTTGACAATTCTCTAAATTCAGATGCTAGCAAGATACAACAAATGGAAGAAATCATTGATAAATCTCACGATTCATTGAATGCTTTAGTATCATTACAAGATTCTGCATATGCACTAGCAGCATCTTTCATGGATAACAATATCAATGGTAGAGTTACAGATCTTTCCAATCGTTTACAAAGTGTTGAAAATTCCATTAACACTATCTTGAGTTCATTAAAATAAAAAAAAAGAAAGGGGTCGTGATGACCCCCTTTCTTTTAATACTCGTCAATAACTGCAAGCATCTGCTTGCAGTAGTTGTCGATCTGATCTTGATCTGTACATCCCATCATTTGAGATGCTATTTCGTGTATGCGCTTCTCACAAGAAGCGCCTTTACGATTAATACGATCGATCTCAGCTTTTGTCTGAACCCCGATCTTCTTCAATTCTCTCTTTGTCTCAATACGAGACAAATTAATTTTTGCTATCATTGATCCAAGATGAAGTTTATCTTCTAATGTCATATTAACACCTCGCGACTCCTTTCTTTTCTAAACTTAAGCTACATCAGAATCTTTCAGACATACAACATTTGGTACCTCTTCTGTTTCTGGAATTCCGACATCAATGTCTGTTGGTATAGGATTATTCTTAGCTCTTATCTTAGCTACAAATCCTATAGCTGTTCCAAGTAATGCCATCCAATGTGTTTGAAGATATGACACTATTACCGATCCAGCATCACGAAGACGTTTGATCTTTTCTTCATGTGCTTCGATTGATTCTGTTACCAAACATTCAGAAACAATTCTTGATGTCAGATAATCGGAAGTGAATGCACCAGCTTTCTCGATTCTTCTGAATCTATTAGCTGTCATCACATTTGGAAACAACAAATAATGATTTGTTCTTGTCATATAGAACATATCTGTTGGTTCTATTGTATCCTGAACAGCAAAATGATTCAAATATACGATTCCACCTTCATTATGTATTTCGATGAAGACCCTTTCAGCACTACCTTTGTATTTTCCAAGATTGTGCATTCTCAAATATTTACAGAGATATTGATCAACATCATCATTTGGTTTCTTGATTGTTTTGATATTTCTATTTTCATCAAGATACACAACATCTGTCAACCACGAATCTGCTGGAATCATACTATCCAGATACGGTAATGTATAAATTCCATTTTCAATCTTTACGCTTTCTGACAACTGAATAATAATTTCATTTCGTTTACCAGCTTCCATGAAGTTCTCAAGAAGTGTTTGAGGACCTGTTGGACTAATATTGTTTATATCAGCAACTCCTGCTAACGAAAGTCTGAACTTTTCTGCAAGATTAACGGACTCAAAGAAGATATCTCCTTCTTCAAAGGAAATTGTTATCCTTTTTTCGATAGGAACATCTTTCCATTTTCCATCACCATAAAAATATCTGATAACGTGTTTATCAGAATATTCGTTTTCGATCCTTTCAACATTTCCTGTATGTGGATCATACTTATACAATGGTTTATCACTAAGAATTTTCATAAAACCTCCTTAAAATTTATTTAAATTCTTTCATTAATATAATATATAAATAAAAAAGAACCTAGGGGAATACCCTAGGTCTTATTATTAACTAACATATTTCATCATGAAATCAGTAGGTTTATCATAAGATTCTTTTATTGGAAAACCAAAATAAGAAGGATGATCGAGATCTTCTTCGAATTCTTCTGTATTAGAGTTATCTTTTGCTTTTGTAAATAGAGTACCTAGAGTATATACACTTATATCATTTTTCTTAGTTTCGATAATAGCATATCGCAAAGTATAATACCCATCATCAGAAGTTTCATATCCTATAAGTTTACCCTTCGCAACTATAAGAAACTCCGATGAATTAACGAAATCTTTTACACCAACCATATTTTAAATCTCCTTACTTTACTATATAGTTTTGTCGAAAAAATAAAGAACTGGGAGCACGAAGCCCCCAGTTCTTAAACGCGGTTAGTTAGGTAGGCAAGCTAGAAGGATTACTTCTTTGCTTTAGCCTTCTTACCCTTGAAAAATCCAAGGACAAAAGAACCTACGAGACCAGCTGCAGCAGAACCGTAGGCGACTGCCTTACCTGCTGCTGTGCTCGGAACGTATGCATCCTTCAAGGTGGATGTTACCTTCTTAAATTTACCTGTCTTTGGTGTTGCTGCCGTATCACTCATGGTGACACCTCCTGTGTGTATTTTAACTAGTATGCGCGCATACCTTTCGGTAGTCTTACTAGTCATAATTATAATATGTAAATGAAAAAATTGCGGTATTTTCTATTTACAGAGTTACATATTTTTGTTATATGTTTATAATTATTTAGAAGTATCTTCCGGAATTATAAACACAAAATCTTTATCAAAATGCTTTTCAGCATAAGCATCATTATTAAACATTTCGATTAAACCATCAAAATCACTATAAACCTTTTCAACAATCTTAACGTAATTGAATTTATTGGCTTTTATTACAGCAGCTTCTTTAAGTTTTGCTTTAGCTTTTGAATCTCTTGGGAATTTTGATCCATCTTTTATTTCAATTACTAAATTATATTTAGGAATATAGAAATCTGGCATATAGAAACGATTTTTCTGAGTATAAGGATCATAATAATTCAAATATAGTTTACTAGGACAATTTATAACGTCCATAGACCCATATCCTAGCTTATCCACACAATGCATAATAAAGTCATGCTCATATTCACCAACATAACTAATTTTTACACCATCTTCGAAAGTATATATGCCCGAAATACTTCTATTTTTAAGCATTTCTTCTTGTCTAGCTGGGTCTGTAAGAAGATTATCTGTACCATAAACACGTTTCATATTTTTAGAATATTTTTCACGTGCTTTTTTAATACATTCTGGTGATCTACAGATTCTTCTATATTTATGAGTTTTATCATTCCATTCTCTAGGGTTTTTATTACAGATTGGACAGATATAAGGACCAGGATTACGTTTTTCATAAAGATATCTGTAAACATCTTGATCACCGATCAAATCTTTATGAAATTTTTCAGCATGATGATACAATTGCATAAATTCGTGGAATCTCTGACCACAATCTAAACATTTAAAACGTCTTCTACCACCAACACGTTTCTTATTGTTGTATGTGTATTTACCAGTACGTTTTATTTGTTCGACATTTCCTGTAGAGTATAAAGATTCATTACTAGTCTCACTATCATAAGACCCTATCTCATGAAATCCATACGAAATGTACATATTTTTGGCTACAGTATTCTTATCAAACACTCTTACACGTAATGTATTGAGATGCATATCATTTGCCAAAATATCTGCAAACTCAAGCATTTGCTTACCATATCCATTTCCTCTAGATATTTCAGATACTGATAATTCGTGTATGATCATAACGTCATTATCTTTACTTAAAATAATAAATCCGAGAATATCGTTCGAGTCTGTTAAATATAACCATATATTCCCAGATTTTACAAGATCCATACACACGTTTACCCATTCATTATCAGATTTAGCAGTTTCAAATTTCTCAAAACGTAATTCTGAATTTATGAACTCTTTATAGATATCTACAAACCTTGAAAAATTGAATGTTTTCGTAGTCTTTTTAAAATCCCAGTCATAGACAACAAATTTGTTTTGTTCAAAACGAACTTTATACATATTATTAACTATATCTTTATCTGATGTCGCAACATTAACTTTCTTTTCTAAAATCAACATCTTAGCCATAATATTCACCTTGTTTAAGTATATAAGATTGTTTTTCTGAGCTAAATTATATAGAACGGGAATTACCCCGTTCTATTATATTAAAAATCCTCGTAATCACTAGTATCTACGGTTTGCTGAACATTATTTGAATGTACATCGGCACCAGCATTATCATTAGCTGCCCAGTAATCAATACCATCGTCTCCGTCCATATCATATTCGAGGTAATTGATTCCGGTTACTTCTGACATTCGCTGCATATACATTTTACGATAATGTTTTTGGATTTTTTCATTATCTACAACAATTTGTTCACCGTTATTATCGACGACATATGTTTTAGCACACATATTTACGCCGCCACCAAACACCTTGTGTAAATCAGAGCTTTTAACAACTGCTGGGTTTGCATCAAGATAAGCTTTACTTTGTTCAAGTAACTCATCTGTCATACCCATCAACATTCCACGTTCTCTAGCAACATTATTGAAATGAGCCATAGATTGATGTTCCAAACGTAGAATGTTAGGATCCATACCAGAACGGTATATTTCCATTTCTTTATTCTGCATCTCTTGATGGATTTTTTGTGTAGTAAATTCTTTAGTTGGATCAATTCCTCTACGTTTAAGAATAGATAATTCTCTAAGACGCACTTCCCAAGCAACAATATCCATCTGCTCAGTAGTAAGTTCATCCATTGCTCCAGTATTCAATTTCAATAAGTCTTCACCACTCATTGAATGAACTTTTTGAGCAAATGCTCTATAAGACGATTTCTCTTCATCAGTTAACAATTTTGTCGAAGCATATCTATCACCATAATTATCATTCATGTTAATACCTCTTAGTCAAATTGTGGTTCTATAATACGTATAGAGCCATTTATGCCAGAATATTCCATTTGTACGGCATATTTAAGTTTTTCAAGACTTATTTTCATTTTGATAAGTCTATTATCAACGTCTAATTCATAATCTATAGAACAGTTTTGGCCCATTTGTTCTCTCATGTCTTCTTCAAAATCTTCAATAGCCATCGCTGTATCAGAAGTATCATTGAAAACTAATTTGCCAAGATGTTGTTTTAATCCTAATGTTGGAAAATAAGCTAATTCTCCTTTAGGAATAGACAATCTAGTAAACAAATTATTCAAAACTATAGTTTCTTGAATGTCACGATTAGTATCTTTATTGCGAAATAATTTTCCATCGACACCATTTCGAAATGTCGGATTAATTATTACTTTATCTGCCATGATTTTACCCAATTCAGAAATATATTTTTTTGTGCTCATTTTAAAATATAGAGTTTTATATAAAATATAGTATCTGTATAAATGCAGTAATATAAGAAGACATTTCGTTAAAATTTTTTTTACTTCCGTATTATTACTCAAAAATGAAGACCGTCAGGTCTCCATTTAATCTCACTTCCGCAGATTAATCGAGAAGGTTACATAGTTACGTAATAATTAACTACAGGGGGTATTTTTAAAGGTAATTTTTACTATTTTTCTTTATTTTTTATATTCTTAATTTCTTTAAATTTTTGACATTATAGTATATTTATGACTATGGAGTTATCTTATGATTAATAAAATTTCAGACTCTAAATACTTTCAATTAGCTAATAAGAAGTATGGATATGATAAAATGTTTGAAAAAGTAGACTTCAATGATTATATAATTCCTTATAATCTTATTGAAGATAGATTATATGCTTTCAAAGGATATAAATATCCATTAGTACAGCAAGTAATTGATGCTGTAAGTAATAAAATTCTTATTCCATCCGATTTTAGTGTTTCAACTAACGTTAAATGTAAAACTGGTAATCTTTATACCAATTTTAAACTTCCAAGACAAATGTTTAATTTAACAGGTTATGTCAATAAACCTATTATTTATTCAGATTTGAGTACTAAAGGTAAATATATGACTACTCCTCAAGGAGTCGTTACATACTATGATATTCCTGACATTATTCTCTATCACATGCTTTCTGGTGGATATATCCAATACAAATTGGTAACTGATCCAAGTATTTCTCAAAGTAAAGAGTTTATATTTAAAATAGCTCAATTGTATACACATATTGTAGGAAAAATCATTGATAATTTGTTCCCAATTATTAGTACAACTAAAATTGGATCAAGTAAATTAACAATGCTTACTATGTGTTACTGTATGCAGTCAATGTTCTTCTTGACAAAAGAAGAAGCATTATCTCTTGCTTTCAAAAGTAAATTTGTTGAATTCCCAGAAGAAGTTGCAAGTGAATCATTGTATTATCAATCAGATTTGGATTTTATGAAATTTGATGATCCTACTATTCAATATCCAATTGACAATTTTACTAATATCATTTGTAAAGAATTTACATTCATTGATCCTAAAGCTTTCAATTCAAATATGCTTTCTCTTGCTTTCAAACGTAGATTGCAAGATAATTCTATTTTTGCACTTGAAACTGCTCCAGCATTTATCCATATGATAGTTATGGCTAATGCTTCAATAGGTTTGTATACTGATAAAATGGTTCAACAATACATTCAATTATGTAAATTTGATATTGCTAAAGAAATAACATTGCTTGCAAAAGGTAGATGATTATAAAAATAAATATGCGGCCATAAAAAGCCGCATATTTATTAATATCGCAATATTTTCATTTATATATTATAATACTGAAGAAGGTGATTTACACCAGTTAAGATCCAAGAGCCAAAAGCAGGTTGTTGGCTAATATCCCACCCTTCATTATATATGTACGGATCTTAATTGACGATACAGATTTTCAAGTCTGTATTCACAGTCTTCCATAATACTCCTTACGAGGCAGAGAGGTTGGTTGTTATCCTCTCTGCCTCTTTTTATATTTTTATTTTTTTCCTTACTAAAGTATATATGAGAGAAATTAGACAGTTTGGTAAAAGAAGTAAATCCGACAGATTGCCAGAAAAAATCAAATTGAAAGACGTTTTTGGTATATGTAATGACGGTTATCTTTCTAATAAAGCTAAGAATTTCATTAAACAAACCACATCAGTTGATGTAGATTCTAAAGATGAAGGAGATATTGAAGATGAAAGTTGAGAATGTTCATATTACGGGTTTTAAAGCCGCTCTTAGAGGAATGAGAAATCCTTATGATTCTTGGGATAAATCAGATAGTGTAGAAGTCGATAATCGTGTAATTAGAAAATCGTGGCAGTTATTTGAAGATTTTATTGATACTGATGATTTTAAACCGATTATTGCTGAAGGTTATCCTTGTCTTGAAATAACTCTTGACGATAATATAATTATTGGAGAAAAAGATCTTAAACTTTGTAAACAGTTAATTTCTGGAGGACCAGTTCATTCTAAATTCCTTAGATACATTGATGTAACTATGGATATTACTGCTCCTATGGACTTCTGGAAAGAATACGACACCTATAAAGTTGCTACAGTATCTAACAGTTGCTCAACAATGCATACTATTACTAAAAAAGATCTTTATCAAACTAATTTTAGTTTGGCTGGACTGAGACCAAAAGACATAGCTCATCTACAACAGGACATCGGTTACATTAATGAAGTTATCCATGATGACAGCTTGAGTGATCTTGGAAAAACAAGAATTATCAGTAAACTTCTTCCACAAGGATTTGAACAAAAACGTACAGTTAAGATAAATTATGCTACTCTCGAAGGTCTATTCAAATGGAGAGTAAATCATAAACTTCTTGAATGGCGTTGGCTGTGTAGTGAAGTACTTTTTAAATTCCCGTATTTCAAAGAATTTTTTATCCGTGAAGATAAAAATGAAACTAACTTATTAGATGATGAACGAAGGTAATTTATGAATAAAATAACCACTAGATTAACTGCCGAAATTTCTAATAAAGAGTTTTCAGAAATATTCGATAAGATAAAAAATGAACAAAATGTAGATAAATTGAAATCTATTTTTGTTAATGAACTTCCGATAGTATTGAACGAACGTTTGAAATATAATCGAAACCTAAATAAATTTGGGTTTTTGAAAAATATTATTATCATTAAATATGATTTTAATGACGAAACAAAAGATTTATTTTCAATATTATTTTTATTTACAGAATTTTATGAATTCAAAGATAATAAATGTGTTTATTGCTATAGTGATCTATATCCGGACACTCAAAAATATAAAGAGATAACAAAGGAAAAGATAACATATGTTTTACAATAACTGAAGATAACTCTTCGATTAATTTTTTAAATAAAGAACTACAATTTTTTATAGAAGGAGATAAGATATGGCTGAAAAAATAATCATTAACCATGCCGAAGAAAATGAAGAAGAAAAGACTTACGAAGAAAACAAAAAGCGTTGGACAAACTCTAGAAAGTTTCATAAACGCAGATTTAAGAAACCGTTTGAAGTTGAAGTGACTTTGGTTGAAGGTGCAACTACTCTTCAGATGCCAGAACGTAAAACTTCCGGATCTGCAGGATACGATTTGAAAGCTTTTGGGGATTTTGTAGTTCCAGTAGGAAAATCAGCTTTGATTTCTACAGGTGTAAAAATGAAAATTCCATATGGAAATCTCGGTTTCATTACACCAAGATCAAGTATGGGCAAAATACTTGTAACAATACCCAATAGTCCAGGAACTATCGATTCTGACTACAGAGATGAAATTAAAGTCATTCTCTTCAATCAGGGAACAGAAGCATTGAAAATCGAAAGTGGAGATAGAATTGCTCAGATCATTTTTATGCCTATTCGTATTGGTAATCTTGTGTTAGTTCCAGAACTTTCACCAGATGCATCTAATGATCGTACTGGCGGTTTTGGTTCCACTGGCGTAAACTAAACAATAAAGGAGGCTAATCATTAGCCTCCTTTTTTATATTAGAACTTAAGTATATAGGAGATATTGTAATGAATACAGAATTAAAATCTATGTTACGACAACGTTTTGCGTTAGGTATACTGTGCGCAGCACTTGTGCCAGCATGTATTTTATTTGGTTTGATTGGTGCTCGTTTGGGTACTAATGCTGATAATTGGTATATGTCTATTTCAGACACATATTATGCCAATTCAAAGATGTGTATGATTGGTCTATTGTTTGCAACAGGAATTTTCTTTTTTACGTATAAAGGATACGATTGGAAAGACAGACTCTGTTCAATTGTTCAGGCTTTCTGTTGTATGGGAATCATCGCATTTCCTTGTAAAGGTCCTGATGCTGACGCTAGAGTTGGCCTATTTAGTGCAGTTGCAAGAGAATCTAATAAAATTCATCTTTTCTTAGCGACTCTACTATTTGTAACATTTGCTATTAACGTCCTTTGTTTATTTACTCTTGGCAAAGGTGAACCTACAAGTCAGAAAAAACGTAGAAATCGTATTTATCGTATTTGTGGTATTGTTATTGTAGCATTTATTGTTGTTCAGGCGCTTTGTGTTACAGTTCTTAAGGGACGTATTCCATCTTGGTTGCCAACCACTCTCATTAACGAATTCTTTATGCTCGAAGCTTTTGCATTTGCATATATCGTAAAATCTGAAGCTATTAAGAGTTTTAATGATGGTTATGAGAAAGTAAAGGTTGTTACTAAGACAGAATATGTTGAGGTTGAAAAACCTGTTCCTGTTCCTGTTCCTGTTCCAGATGACGACAAAATAAGTGACGTTGTTATCGAAGAACCGACAGAACCAGAAGAGCCAACTATCGAGGAACCGAAGGAAGAAGAAAAACCTGAAGAAACTCCTACTGAACCTGAAAAACCTGTAGAGCCTGAAAATGTTCCAGAAAGTGTTATTGGATTCTTCCAGAAAATCGGTATCAGTATTGACGAAGCTCTTGGTAAACTTTTCAGAAAAAGAAAGTGATAGTATGAATTGTGAACTTCTTATCATCTTATCAGGCATTTTGGTCTGTTTGACAGTTTTGACTTTACAATAAAAAAATCTCCGGAGCAATCCGGAGATTTAATATTTTAATCCCATTTATGAGGACCAGATGGAGATCTAATCCCTCTGGATTTTAAGTATCGATGTGCATGTTGTGCACGTCTTTTACACATAGCTCGATTCCGTTCCGCACATTCTTTCTCAACTTTCCATTGAGGTTTTACATAACGGTAATCGATACCTCTACTGTTTCTAGCAGAATCGCGCAATTGTTGGTTATGAACATTTTCATCATAAACTGCTTCTTTATATTCCCAATATGCACGATCTCTATCACTACTACTCATCAAATCTGTAGATGCCATAGATATATCCTCCAAAAGTAAATTTATATTATTTTTTATACTTATATATTATTATTAATGAATACACTATAAATGGAGGAAAATTAATGGCTAATAAAAATATTCTTAAAATGCCAGATGAGTATTTTCAGAATGTTAACAACGATGAAGATCTTTTGACTAGTGAAGAAGAAAATGCTAGGAGAGAAGTGGCGGACTATATGGAAAACCATTACATGGAAGAGTGTAGAGATGACTATAACAAGAATTCTTCAACTTCTAAGAAAGAAGAAGAAAAGAATGATCCGTTTATGACAGGTCTTGCTGTAGTCTGTTCCGCTGCACTGATTTCATCAATTGTTGGAGGAATTTCAACTTTCTTTACAAATAGGAAAGTTAATAAATTTCTCAAAGAACAGAAAAACAAGTAAAGCAAATTGAGAAAAAAGAGGGGATTTGATAATCCCTTCTTTTTTTTTATGACTATTTAATATAACAAAAAGAGGTGTATAAGTTATGAAAAATCCATTTAAATCTGACGTTGTTAAAATGGTTATTATGCTTTTAACATGTGTTTCATTAATTGTAATCATAGTTTTACATAGTTTTGGAATAATTACTGAATTCGTTAAAGATGTTTCTATGCTATGTGTAATTTTGATATTGTTTTGCTTTTTGATATATGGAATAAAAGAATTTCATGATTTTAAAGACAAAAATGAATGATTTTTATAAGAAGGAGTTTTGCACTCCTTCTTTTTTATTTATATATTATAAAAATGCAAATTACAACAAAATATCAATAAAGGGGTGTTATATTATGTCTGAAGCTAAAGCTGTCATTTATGATGATGATAATATTAAAACTTTGGATTCTATTAGTGCTATACGATTACGTCCAGCAATGTATGTTGATGGAATTGGAGAGTCTGGTTTATATAAGATCGATTGCGAAGCTGTTCAAAACATTTTTGATGAATATTTGGTTGGAAGATGTACATCTTGTAACGTTGAATATAACTCATCTACAGGATATATGAGAGTTGAAGATGATGGCGCTGGAATACCTATTGGTAAAATAGTCGATATTTTCACTAAAGCTCATACTGGTGGAAAGTTTGATAGAGAAGCATATGAGATAAGTTCAGGCCAGAATGGTGTTGGCAGTAAGGCGATAAATGCTCTTAGTAAAAGTCTTAGAGTTGAAGTTTGGAGAACAGAATATGTCGATAGGAGTGATAATAAAGTTCTTCCTAAGCATGCTGTTTTACAATTTGAAAAAGGTCGTCTTAAAGATGAATTCTACGAAGATGTTCCAAATTCCACAAAACATGGTACGCTTCTTGAATATTATTCTGATGATGAAATAATGAAAACTAACGTTAGAAACGTTAGAAGATTTGCAGATTATTTGAATATGAATTCTTATTTGCTTCCAGGAATTCATATTTCATATACCGTCGATGGTAAAGAAAATGTTTTCTATCATGAAGGTGGTATATCGGAATTATTCACAAATCGTTTTATAAAAGAAAAACATGTCAAAACTATGTTCGACCATATAGAAGTTCATGGAAATGAACGAATGTTTAGTTTTGATATAGTATTTTCATATAATCCTATAAATACTGGAGATTCAAATATTGTATCTGCTGTAAATGGAAATAACACTCCATTACATGGAGTACATGTTTCTTCATTTAGAGCTGGTGCAGCATTAGCACTTACAGATTATTTGAAAGAAAACAGTGATTTGATACCGAAATCTTTGAAAAACGTCAATATTTCCGGAACTATTGTTGGTGACAATATAGTTGCTGTTGTTTCTGTAAAGCACAGAGAACCATTGTATAGTGGTCAAACTAAAGAAGCATTTAAATCTGATGATGTTCAAGAACCAATTAAGCAAACTACACGTAAAGTATTTGCGAAATGGTTGAGAGATAATCCTCAGGGCGCTAAGAAATTAGTTAGCATGATTATTGATTATGCTAAGTATGAAGAAGAGAGAAAGAAACTTAAGAAAAATCTTATTGAATCTAAGGTAGCTAAAAGTGCTTTTGCTGCTAATGGTGTAGATCCTACGAAATATACTACTTGTAGAAGTAATAATCCTGAAGAAAGAGAACTCTTTATAGTAGAAGGAGACTCTGCTGGTGGTAACGTAGTACTTGCACAAGATCGTGAATTCCAAGCACTTTATAAACTTACTGGTAAGATTCTTAACGTTATTAAATCAAACACAAGTAACTTGAGTAAAGTTATTATGGAATTGGTGAAAATTCTTGGTATGGGATTACCTACTAATGGAAATCCTCCTAATTATAAGAATTTACAATACCATAAAATAATCATATTGACTGATGCTGATGATGATGGTGCACACATCGCTACACTTCTATTGGCATTCTTTTATAGATTCTATCCAAAACTTATTGAGGATGGAAATGTATTTATTGCTAATCCTCCGATTAAGAAACTCACAATGTCTAATGGAAAATACTTCTATATTCATACTGAAGCAGATTACAGTAGACTTATGAGAGAATTCATTTCTGAATCATTTGAGTTAATCAGTGCTAAGAATGGATACGTCATGTCAAAAGGTTTCTTTGAGGAATACATTTATCACATTCAGGGATATGATAACCTTATTGAAAACCATGCACATGCATTAGCGATCGACAATGATCTTCTTGAGCATATTATAATTAATATCAATATTCTCACTCAGTGTAGTGATAATAGAGAAGATAAGTTTAACAAAGCTTTTTATAAGAACACAGGGTTCTATGTACGTAAAATGGTTGGTCAACCTTATTACACATTTGATAAAGGAACTTATCATGCTAACGTACGTATAGATAAGAATTTTATAGATCATCATTTTTATGAGATTGCTGACAAGCTTAATGAAATCATGTATTACGGTTTATCTTTAAGGGGAAAACGCTCCGGAAAAGTTTACCGTGGTACAATATATTCTCTCATGAAAGTTATGAATGGAATACTTGGACCTAAAGTCGATATCAAGCGATTTAAAGGTCTTGGTGAAATGAGTTGTAGAGATCTTACAGAAACTACGATTAATCCTACAAAGAGATTGCTTACTCAAGTGAGAATGTCTGATGCAGAAAAAGCCGACAGAGCTATGCAAATCTTCATGAACGACACTTACATAAAGTATAAGCGATTATTCTATGCTGGAAGGATCGATTTTGACTAAACCCAAATTTGTGAGAAATTATTGTAACATATAAATATAATTTCTCACAAAGGGTTCGTTTTTGTACACCAGATGTTCGAAGGGTTTTACTTTAGAGCATTTTGTTAAGAACATTTGGTCATTTTCGATTTTACAACTCTTTTTGAATTTTTGTAGAGTTTAATTCAGGATTCCGGAATAGACATCTATTACCCTTTGCATGGTAGGCGGATGCGTCGGCTGAGTCTCGAGACCGTAGGTTGATGGTCGGGATCCTGTTAAAATTAGCACATATCCGGTAATCGAGCAATTATCGAGTGTGCGGGGGTTTGGAACTTGCTCCTCTAGACCTGACAGCGGGGCGTCGACACAATTATCTAGTCGATGCTCCGCTATTTATTTTTTAAGCCTATCCACTTTCATGGTTTATGTTTTACCGGAAGTGGAGATTTTATAACTAGATTTTCTCCGTCATCTAGTCAAAACTATAGATTTTTTTTTCGTCGGTTTGGTTTAGTGGCAGAACGCCTTGTATACTTGAATAGTTACTACACTCCTGTTTCAAGTTTGAGGAAACATATGTTCGATTCATATAACTGACAAAGTGAGCCCAAAATATAAAAAAGAGATTCGAGTCCATCCAATAAAACGATCTCCTGCTGAAGACAGCACAATTTTGGGTTTCACGTTTTGTAAACTTTTTGAAAGGTTGTTTACATTATCATTCGAATGGACTGGATATCTGTCCAGTCCATTTATTTTTTAAAATACAAAGTATATAATAATATATTTGTAAGGGATATTAGCTCAGTAGGTAGAGCAACGGACTGTTAATCCGTGTGTCGATGGTTCGATCCCATCATATCCCGAGACCGTATTGCGGAGTTGGCATATACCAAGTGGATTGGAATTTTGTGCACTAGAAAAATTCTTATGTTTAATATCAGGTAATACTAGGTAATTCGTGCTGATAACTAAACGTAAAATAAAATCCCGCCAATGGCGATGAATACGGAACCCCGGATCGAAACTTTGGTGCGATAACGAATGACAGGGCCCTTTAGTCATTCGAAGTCAGTTTCGATTATTTTTGGACTTTTAGCTCAGACGGTAGAGCAACGCCCTTTTAAGGCGTGGGTCGCGGGTTCAAATCCCGCAAAGTTCATTGACCACGATAGAGATAGTGTAGAGTTTAAAACTTTTCCGAACCATTATCTTAGTAGTGGTCTTTATTCGGATGTCGACAAGTGGTAAGTCAGTGGTTCTTGGTGCCACTATTCCGTAGGTTCGAATCCTACCATCCGATATTTGTACTAATGTGGATTCACATTGCTTTCCGGCTACATTTTGGTACAACCATGAAATTTTCCTCTTTTGGGTACACAGGAGTTTTCTCCTGTGTATCTTTTTTTCGTTCACAATTTTTGACATTTGAATATAACTGAAGAAGGAAAACAATATGAATAAAAAGAAAAGCTTATTCACTATTGTTACATGTAACATGAAACCAAGACAAATGGGAAAAGAACTTAGAAAAATATTTGCACAAAGGTCTCATGAGTCAGATCTTTCATTCATGCAAAAGAATTCTAAAGAACACAAAAATTTAAGAGGGAATCAATATATTCTCCAAATAGATAATGGACGTAGTGTAGAGAGTTATTTCTTTACAGTATATAGTAGTCAGAATGGTTTCTATTTAATGGACAATAAGGAACTTAAAAAATTTCATACTGAACAGAATTGTCTTAAATATAAATTAGCAAAAACTTATCTTAGAAACCATAAATCATCAGAATCGATACGTTATACATGTATCAAATCTAATGAACGATTGGTTTCTGGTGATATTTTTGATGTGCTAAATAACGGATATACTTATGGCAAGAGGGTAAATATAATGGCCAATACTACAGAAACTCTTAAAGAAAAACCATATAATAGGATTATCCAATTGTATGATACACTTAAACAATCTAGAGAAGTTGGAGTATATGCCAGTTCTTTAGGAGCATTTGGTGAAGAAAATCCACATATAATTGGTGGATATATACTAAATGAGAAAAAAGAAGAATTAGACCCAAGTGAGGATAATGACGATGGAACCAGCGAAGATTAGAGCAATTCGTAAAAAATACGAAAACGAGATGATCGAATTTTACGATGATATCGATCCTACAGGATATAATTCTGAAAATTTTAAAGAAATGATGAAAAACATGAATGACAGAGATTTCATCAATATGTGTAAGACTATTATCACTAAAGATGATGTAAATTTCAGTCTCGATATAGATCAGTTGGAAAAAGGACCTGGTGAAATCACTTTGGAAAAGATAAAGAATGTTGCAGAAAAACACAATATACCTTTGGTAGAATATGTATTTATGCCGTTCCGTAATCCAGATGGTGAACCAATGTGTACATTAACAAGAGTTCCTATACTCTATACACAAGTACGTCGCTTCTTCCAACAGATGCTACAACACAAAAACTCCATTTCTAACAGTAACTCAAAAACTAATCCTTTGACAGGTCAGGTAGTTAATGAAGATAAAACTGCTTCTACTACTAATATTCAGACATATGCGTTGACAATTACTAACCGTAATGCTGCATTGAAAGAATATTTGGGTCCAAGATCTGATGATCCTGTAGCAAAGAAAGACATGCTATCACAGATTGAAAACACCGGTTCATTCAGACTTGCAGATACAGTTACTCAAACCCATAATAAACAAGCAATTAATACTGCAGAAGTATTTGCAAAAGCTGCTGGAGTATCTATGAAATTTGCTGGTGACGATTATGGTATAGATACAGAACTATTGAATTAAAAACGATTACCAAACATAATAATGTGTTATACATTCACGTGAATGTGTGGCCATGAGAGAATCTGTGATTCAGTGATGGTTGGCATGCGCCGAATCAGTTCATCTCGCGTAACAAGAATGGTGAAGGTGGCTAAATGCCACCTTCATTTTATATTATTTTTCTTTAAGACATTGTAGTGCAATCCTTTGAACAGGTTCAAGAATTTCTTTCTCTGTTTTACCCATTTTCTTATTTTCTGCACGAGCATTTACAAGTTCAAGATAATATTTTCTCCAGAAACCTTTATTTTCTTTCTGATCTTTAATTATTGTTTGATCAGCATGCTCTATCATTTCGAAAGTCTTTTTAAGTTCTTCTCGCTGCTTAGTTGTTAGAGTTTTATTATTCTCAAGTTCATAAAGCATTGCATTGTATAATGATGCGTTTCTTTCTGCAGCGGCACCATGCCTATCATTTATACTAATACGTCGTATATTTTTATAACGGGAATAGATGTTCATAAGTCTAAATATACCAAGTTTATTAAAACCGACATTCTCATATTTTTGCCAGTCTTCGATATATTCTACTTCTGGTCTAAGATTATCCATATAGGTTTCTGCGCCATAGCCATATGAAGAAGCAAAAATATCGGCAAAATATTCCCATCTTTGTAAAAACGTTGCATTTCTAATATTTTTCATATTATAATCAGTTAATGAAATCGTGTATGCTAAATTAGTAGCCATAGCAACCATATTAGCATTAATAGAATATATTATACGTTTGAAGAATGACCGGCTATCTTTGTATTCTTTTTGCTCATTTGATAATCCACGTAATTTCAAGTTTTCGAGTTTTGCTTTATCTTCATTCGACGTTTTCTCGATAAGTTCTTTTCTAAATCCTGAACCTTCAAATTTACCAAGGTCGTTAGATAGTAGTTTAAATACTGTAACACAACCTTCATCATCAGTTAAATCTGCTCCATTTTCATTGTTATTTTTTTCTTCGATCATGTCTTCCATCTTTTTAGTAGAAGAATTATTAATCTTTTTGAAAACGTTTTTAAACAATCGGAGTCTCAATGCTGATGAAATATTAGATATGATTTTTAAAGGAGAAAACAATACTGCAAAAAATAATGATATTCCTCCAGAAAATGTGCCAGGTTTTAAAGGTTCATATCGATCCATTTGTTCATCAATAAGACTTGCAAAATACATATCTGCTACTTGTTTATACGTTCCCATTACACCAATCTGAAAGCAATGACCGAGTTCATGAAGAACTGTTCCGACGATTATATCTACGTCACGTTCTCTAAATAATCCGACAGTTAATCTTATTCCGAGGAATTTTCCTTTTGGATCTACGTATCTATATCCGGTTTTGGTTATAGCAATATCTTCCAATTCTTTAATTTTGCTAAAAGAAAGATATTCTTTTACAGTTCCATCGGGTTGTTTTCTTTTTACAAGAAACTCTGAACCACTTATCATCGTGTATGCGTCAGCATTTATGCTATTACTTGGTTCCAAATGAATTTCGAGATATTCACAATTTAATTCCTGTTTAATGTCATTTGCCATCAACTGACATTTCTTCCAAAGTTTATCGATGGTAGATTTGTCAAGTTTCTTTCCATTAGCATTTTCGATCATTAAATCTGCTTTTATAGAAGCAACGTGTTTTTTGATAATAAGTGGTAAAGGAGATTCTCTACCAAAATATACTTCATTACTTCTACTCAAACCTGGGAAAAAATTATAAGGTTCCATTTTTTCTTCAGAATGAATATTGTAATTTTCGTTAAAATCGTTTAAAGTACGCATAAAAACCTCAATAATTCATTATATTTTAATGTTTTTGCCTCTAATTTATTAAAAAACGCGTAATATTGAAATATAGCTTACTACGTGTATTGTGCGCTTAATTTATTTATAATTATATATTCTATCTATAGAAAATAGGAGGTCCCATTATGGCTGACGAAAATGTGAAAGAATCACAGGTCACTGATGCTATTCCTGAAGGAATGATTGTTGAAGATGGTGTAGTTATTCAGGACGCACCAGTAAGAACTAAGCGTAAGGTAGAAATGCCAGAATCGTCAGATAGAGAAACTAACGAAATACTTAGACATGCTAGACGTCCTAGAGGTGTCGCCAGAGTTGATTCCAATGGAGATTGGGTTGGTGATGAACCGGACAATAGCATCTTTAAAAGCAAAGATTTTCTTGATGCGTTTGGTAAAGATGCTGAAACGTTTATGAATCAGAGAAGAGGCCCAAAGAATATCAATGTAATCCACGTTGATTCAAGACCTGCTGATACAGGTAATCCAAATGTTTTGAAGAATATTTCTAAACCGGCTGTTCCTACAAATATTAAAGAAGCTCCAGCTATGCCAGTTATTGGAAATGTTCCTAGAGGGCCCGAAGATTTTTAATTATATATGTTATTAATAACAGGAGGAAACCATGGCCAGGAATTTTGATGACGACGAATACGAAGACATCAAAGCTATGTACAAACCCGGAAACATTAGTGATATATTCGAATCTGATGACGATGATTATGAAATCGACGAATCTTCAGACAATGAAGAAGATACCGATGATGATTACGAAACAGATTTCGATAGTGCAGAAGAAACTGCATCCATTAATGAAATTGTGAATCCAGAAGACAAAGTCGTTGAAGAATCTGACGATGAAGAAGATTTTAATCCGACTGAAGAAATTCTTAATGAATCTGAAAACGAAAGCACAGAATCATTAGAAGAAACAACTGAAAATGAAAAGCCTGTAGAAAGCGGAGAATTTAATCCGCTCGTTAATCAGCCAGAAGTTGTAGAAACTAAGGTTGAGGAAAAAGAAGAAGAGTCTGAAGAAGAAAAAGATGAATCTGAAAAGACTTTGAAAGAAATTGTAGAAGCAAACGCTTCAATTGAAATCAAATCAGTTTTGGACGATGTTGAAAAAGATCTTGAAGAAGAAAAACCTGAAGAATCCGAACAAACTGCTCCAGTTGAAGAACCTAAAGAAGAAGTAAAGGAAGAAAAACCTGAAGAATCGGAACCTATGGAAGTCGATGTGGAATTGACCAATGCTATCATTAAATCGGAAAATGATACACAACGTGAAGCAGAAGTCAAAAGATTTCTAGTAGAAAACTTCAGAACTACTCTTAAACATTATTATCAGACTTACAAAGAAAATGATCTTGTAAGTTATATTAACCAGTACATAAACCAAGACGAATATCGTGAGAAATTCAAAGAAGCGTATATTACAACTTACGCAAGGTATTCATCCGCAATAGACTTTGGCGAATTAAACGCAAGTCAGGCACTTTGGGTTGTTGCTGCAGGTAGATTTGCTGATGAAATTGAATTTGACAAATCTTGGGGTAACATTAAGTCTGAAGTTGTGAATGAAAAAGCAGTTCTCGATCCTTCTAAGGTTATCGAAGATGAAACTATTCGTACAACCAGAGAATATCAGAGAATGCAAAATGATCGCATGTCTCAGTATAAAATCGACAGAACTGTATTTAATATTACAGATTCTGAAGATGAAGAAAACTGTTCGATATTTGCTGATAAACGTACTTTGATGAAGGATTTCTATGACTCAGAGTTCTTCAATATTCATTCTGAAATAATGGCAAGTGACAGATTTGCTGATATGAGTAAGATTGAATCAAAAATCATCATTAATGAGGAAACTTCTTATATTCCGATTATCGATTATAGTACAGGTATTCGTGTTGTTTGTATCGATACAAATGATACAGATCAGTACAGATTGAATCCGATGATGATAAGTCGTAACGTTCCGTTCAGCTACAAAAATGCGATCTATAATATCGGATTAAAAGTTCGTATTCTCTATAGTGATGATTGTAAGAATCGTCCTATGGCAGTCATATGTGCTTTGAAGAAACTCATCGCTTACAAATATATTAAACCCAGATATAAGATTAAGTTGAATCGCAATTATGTTATTGCGTATACAACTGAAACTCGTTGGGTTGAATTGTTTGAAAAAGGTGACCCAGATTCACATAAGCCGGAAAGTTCACCATATTATACGTCCAAACCTGCTACGATGGCAATCGGTGTAATCATTCTTGACCTTAAGAGTGAAAAAGACAAGAGAGCTATTCGAAGACATCAGATTGAACGTGATATTGGTAGGTATGAACCAGCTTCAGCAGATAATTACAATATTGAATTCGTATTGTCTGCAAGAATCGTTAAAAACGATCTTCGTTTAAGGAATCCAGCACTTCCAAAGAATGAGAGATATGTTGAATATGTAATCACTCAGTATACTGAAGCAAATCCTGTAGTAATTCTCGATGGACTTCAGGTAATTATTGCTTGTATTATTAAAGAGCACAAGAATATGTACGCTCCAGGTACTCCATATTCAATCAGTTTTGAATATGACAGAGATTCTCTGTTATCGCCTGCAGTTATTGCAATTCTTGATACTCGTGATGGTCTTGAACCCTCTTATGGAACACGACCTAACAATATCAACATCGAATCTCAGTTCATACTTCCACCATCAAGACTCAAGGTTTCTGGAGTATTTGATTTCGAACGTGGAAGAATTGATAAGAGATTCTTCAACCCAGTAGGTATTCAAAGAAAGTATCCTAGGGAGCTTTGGAATAACTACGATCTCGCAACTAAAGAAGGACGTATTCAGTTCATTAGAAGTCGCGGATTCGAAGAGTTCTTCCATATGCGTCCACTTATGTTTGACGTAATGCCATATGCACTTAACATGCTGGAAAGCTCAGACATGATTCAGGATATTCAGAAAGTATCTATCGATATGCTTGCTGATAGAAATAGTTCTGATAGTGAGAACATTCTCTTTAAGCAAAATGAACTCAACTATAAGAAATCCGTACAAGGAACTTCTTATGGTAAATTCCAGATGTTCTTGGTCGATGTGCTTAACTATTTCATAGACGATATGAAGAATAGGAACCAAGAAAAATAAAAGAAGGAGAAATAAAGACCATGGCGATCAATGAAAATGAAGAAGGACACAATGTTTTTGATCCATCAAAGCGCATTAGAGCCGCTTTAGGACCAGAATTCACATCCAACCTGCAAGCTGAAGCAGCAAATAGGCTTGCAGCTGCCATGGCTTCTACTGGTGTAATTAGAAGCCCTGGTGAACTTACTTTAAATGAAGAGGAGAATAACATGAATTTCAAAGGTATGATCGGAAAAATTACTCACACAAACCCACGTGATCCTAACAATGCTGAACAGGACGTCGTATATGCAAATGAAAGGGCCGCACAGTCTATGATTGAACCTAATCCTATGGAAAAGCTTCAGCCAGAAGAACGTGCAAAGGTTCGTGGTCAGGCACTCATTAACAGTGAAAAGATCGTTAATGATATGTTTGAAAAGAAGCCTTTGATTGAAAAGCTTGTACGTTCTACTACAGGTTTTGGTATTCATGATACTGCTGCGGATAATGCTACACATGCTATTGCTGTTGGTGTAAGAAACATTGCTGCTGCTGCAACTACAGATGCTGTAGAAACAACATTCCGTATGAAAGATCTCAAGAAGTCTGCTATTGCTACAGGTGTTTCATCTGCTATCGATTTGGCAGTTACAACTTGGGCATCAGGAAATGGATCTCGTATTAACAAAATTTTCGATCCAGATGTTATTACATCTACAGAAGCTGCAAATATCTCTAAGACTATTGCTAAAGAAAAGCTCAAGTATGGTGCACAGCATGCACTTGCTGCTATCATTGCTCCTGCTATTCTTAAGGGTGGTATCGATAAGGTATTCGGTAGCAAGATCGAAAAGAATAATACAGCTAAAGTTCTGACAAGTTTCGGTGCACTTTCTGAAGCTGGAAAACTTACTCTCTCAATCGTCAGAAAGATTTCCGAAAAGAAGAATGCTAAGAAAGCTGCAGAAAATTCTATCTCTGTATCCGATTCCCTCAATACTCCAGTCGAAGCTTACAACGATGTAGCAAAGCTTGCTATTAATCGTATCATCAATGAAACTATGGACGATACTATTCTTGGTACAGTTGCAGGTTCATTGATTGGTTATCGCTCTGTAGAATATATCGAAACTCCTAACCAGGATGTAGAAACCGCTAACAAGATTAACGAATATCTTGCATCCGTTGAGCAGAAGAAGTCTGACGAATCTGCTAAGACAACAGCTAAGCCATCTTCTACTAAGAAGAGTGCGTAATTTTGAGTTATATATTCTGAGAATAGGAGTTAGATAGAACTATGGCAGTTAAGACAGTAATTGGCGAAGATGCAATTGGAACTGAAGCATTTCAGAATGATTATCAGTTTGAACCCTCTACAGCAGATTTCGTTGAAAATGATTCAGCGGAATCACAGCAGCAGGCTGCACCAAATGTGGAAGATCCATATGTAGCTGAGAGAAAAAGAAAGATTAAGTCCGATGTGTTTACATTGCTTGGAACAGCAATTATCAATGCTGCTCCTTTGCTGATTGATGCAATTAAACACCACAAAGATCCAGTGCCTCATAAGGTAGACAAAGGCCAGGTAGCAAAGCTTGGAGTATCATTGGTCGTACCAGCAATTCAGGCATTCGATACAATTGTATTGGGATCTAAAATTCAGAATACTATTGAAGAAAAGACACCATTTAAGCTGTCTGATGTTAGAAATGTTGTAAATGTCGTTCAGGCATATCCTTCAACAAAGACTACTTTGACAAACTACATGATGAATGTGTCAAGGCAGGCTAATGGTAAGCAGCAGATTGCTCAGAATCCTGCAATAAAGACTGCAGCATATACCGCATGTGTAAATGTTGTTGCTCCTTATGTTATTGACAAGTTCTGTGACAACAACCTTACCTTTGTTGAAAAATGCTCATCAGTTATTCCGATTAAGATCTTCGGTGGATTGTTTAAGAAATTTATGTCCACTGATGCGAAGTTGCAGCAGGCATATAACGTAGGAACGAGCTTGATCCAGGTAGCTTCTTATGGAAATAAGAACCTCAGTTCAGCAGTTCGTTCTAATAACGGTCGTCCAAGCGGTGCAGCAAATTCATTCGGAACATTCTTGGATATTGCTCAGGACCTTGTAGGTATGAACAGAGGCAATGTCTCAAGATACAACGATGGATATGATGGATGGAATCGGGGATCAAGTTTTAACAGTCTCTGATAACTGACACATAATAAAATACAGAGGTAATCGAAAGATTCCTCTGTATTTTTTAATTTTTGAGGAAATTATGGGAACTAAAGTACTAAGATACCAGAATCAGGAATTGATACATTACGATCAGGTACTCAAAGGTGAAGCTATAACACTTTTCAATAAGAAAGGTGTAGAATTCAAAAAGAAACACTTTGTTCCTCAAGAGGGCGGTATTTATTCTGCCAAAATGGGAGCATTAGTAGAAGATAATGCTGATGTTAGTGAATATTCTTGTTCTCCTTCATGTAGATACCTCGTTGGTAGAATATGGGAAGGACACGAATGTCCTATATGCCATGAAATAGTCAAGAATAACTATACCGTTAATTTTGACAAAAATGGCTGGATTAACATAGGTTCGCATAAAATTATGCAACCTGCAGCATTTGCAAAGGTTAGAGATCTCATTGGAGATAAAAATCTTGAAGACATGATTGACTTTAATGACAATATTGATCTTCAAGGTAATATTACTATTGGATCTGCAGAGTTTAATAAAAAGAAACCATTCTCCAAAATTGGTATGAGTGAGTTTTATAAGAGATTTGAAGAAATCTGTTTATTCTACGGAAAACAGAAACACAAGATGGCTGATGCAGAGTTTTTGATTAATTTCAAAAATAGAATTTGGACTTCTAAAATTAATGTACTTTCTCAGGAATTAAGACCAGCATTTATTAATTCTACTGAGAAAACATTCAGGTTCGATTCTATAAACCTCGCTTATTCAACCATTATCAACAATGCTTCTCTTATTTCTAAAGCTGAAATTACTCAGCAATACATGAATATTAACAAATACTTGTTTACTATTCAGATGGAACTCTTTAAGCTTTATGGTCTTATTCTCCAAAAGCTTGATGGTAAAAAGAAACTTCCTAGACGTAAAATTCAAGGAACAAAAGTTTCTTGGTCATCACGAATGGTTATTACAGCTATTACTGGACCAAACTACGGTATCGATCATGTAGCAATTTCGTATAAAGCATTTCTTGAACTCTACATTTATGAAATAATGAATTGCTTTAAAAGAGGTGTTGCTACAGATTACTTTACCGACAAAACGTTTTATGAAATTGCCGAATGGTTAGATGTTGAAAAATATTCTAACAGAGTCCATCCAGCGATTTATAAAGTAATGAAATGGATCATTGCTAATAATACCGATGGATTGTACTGTCTGGTAAATAGACCTCCGACAATGGATCTTGGTTCACTACAGATGCTTCGTGTAGTAGACGTTCTTCCTAATGCTAATGAATATCACATGGAAGTTCCATTAACATCTTTGGTAGCATGGAATGCTGACTTCGATGGTGATACACTTTCACTCTATAGTATTAAGGAAAAATGTATAGCAGATGCATTCAATGCAGGTTTCAATCCAAGAAATCTGATTGTTGATAAAGTTTCTGGATATAAAGTTTATAACAGTGCATTCGGTCTACCTAAAGACTTGGCAATGTTCTTGTTCGGATTTGTTCCAGAATCTAGCAAAAATTTCTCAAAACCCAAAGAAAAGGAGTTAGTCAATGCCTAAAAACTTTACATTCGATGATAAACTTGTGTTAAAAACTATTAACGATGATTTCAATTTTGAACTTTGTGGGGGCACAATGTCTCGTTACAGAAGAAAGATTCGTCCAGCAGCATATGCAAAAGATGCAATGGAAAGTCTTGCCACATCGTTCAGATTCGAGCTCGCTAATACTGCTCGCATTATTAATGAAGATATCGAAAGGTATACAAATCACTTCAAAGTGAAAGGTAATCCGAAAGAAATTCTCAGTATGATTGATGCCGACATTTCAGAGTGGAAAGAAACTGATAATGTGCATTATTATGGACGTGGATATCTAATAGATAACGTCACAGTAATTGCATCAAATCTTCGTTTGATTATCAAGGAATGTGATAAGATTAATGAGTTTACTCAGATGGCTTATCGTGTTTCCGAACAGAAAGACCACAGATTCAACGACATTACAGCCAAAGATATTCTTGTGGATAACGAAGCGGTGTTTGGCAACATGTTTAAAGAGATTGAAAAACAGGTTCCAGAAAATATCGATGTTTACAGTCAGGAATATGGCAAAATCGTCTGCAAGAAAGTAAAAGCTTTCAAAGCAATGGCTATTTCCACGATTAACAAATACTTTGGAAAGAACTCCAAATTGGCTGATCTTGGAATTTTCGATATTGCTATTTCGTAATCAATAAATGTATTAAAGAAGGTGATGGTTATAATTATATAACCATCACCATTTTATTTTTTAGGAGGAAATGAATGGTTTCGTCAGATAGAGATGAATTTAATACTAACCATCCGGTGTATATGAGACTATATTATCTTCAGCACCTTTATAAAGTCGCTGAAAAACTTCAAAACTCAAAAGATGTTTTTCCATCAGAGTTACACATTTGTAATTTTATTGAGCCAGTCAATTATGACGAAAAAATGGAGTCTGATTTTGAAGTCGAGCTTACGAAAGTAAATACATCTAAGCTTGACCAAAATCTTTTATACATGCTTCATGAACTTGACGTTTTTATGGGCTTGTATCTAAAACTTTTAAAACCAACAAAACTCATAACGAAATTCTATAAAAAATACGTTATTGATCTTCTTGAAATCGATAAACGTGTACAGAAAAAGACTGTAACTGATCGTATAACTTTGGATGATCTTTTGGGAGTTATTGGTAAAGCTTATATTTCGTATACTAAGTCTCCAAATTTCTATAAAGATATGAAAAAAATTCTTGATCATCTTTTAAAGGAATCGTTGTTCCCGACATTGTGTGAAAGTCCATCAAAAAACATTCCGCTTGGAAAATATATTTTTGACGAAATATATCCAGCGGCAAAGAAATTGTATGGCGATTACACATATAACGAAATGGTGAATAGTTCATATAGCAAACTTAGAAAGAGAATTGTTTTCAAAAATAACGATTTGCTTTATTGTTTGCTTATAGAAGGTTTAAAAATCGCCTTTGTACACAAATTTAAGTACGTAATCATGACTTTATTGTCAAATACGGACAAATACAAAGCATTTAAACCATTTGTTGTTTCAAATCATGCTATAGTTACGAATAAGATTAGGGTATTGTATAACAACACTACTACTATCAAAAAATATATTTCTGAACATGACAAGGTTACGAAAGAACTCACAAACACACCAGTAGATCAAACTAAGAAATTTGGTGAAATCATATCCGATTATTGTGAAAAAATGAAAGGTATTTATCACATTAAGGATAGTGATGGTATTCCATATTCTAAACATTTCGAAAATATTTGTAAGTTCAAAACGTTTGATGGAAAAGAACAGAATATGATACCAGAATACCGATTCTCTGCTTTATCTGCTATGCACAATTTGCGTAATACTTTTTCTGAGGAATTATCAACTGAAGAAAACAAATTGGCTAACTGTTATAATTATAACATTTGTGATATAGTAGATGATCTATTTGAATCAAAAGTTTCATCTACGTGTTATTTCGATCTTTCATTGTATATAAGAAGTAGGAGGAAAAACTAATAATGAAATCAAGTGTTATCATAAATTATTCGGATATTATCAATGCTGTCGGAAAGCTGAGTGCGACTATTAATGAAGACAAACGTGATCTCGTCGAGTTCGATAGTAGTGGTAGAGATTTTTCTAGCCAATATGCTAAAAATGGTGAAAAAACTGCATTTGCAACGAAATTGTGTAAAACGATCAAATTCAATGTTGAATCAATCGTGAAATCGAATTATAGACATTTTATTAAAGAATATAAAGACGTTCTTAATTCTGTATCAAAGTCCTATTGGGAAAGAATCAGATATGAGAATGTAAACTTCTTTTATTCTGATATTAAGACAGAAATCTATGAAACTTCGATTTCAATGTTTGTCAAAAACGTATTTAAGCATTTAGACATACAACAGATTTCTGCTCCAGAATCATGGTATTATAAAGTTTATAAAAACTTGAAAAATATCCCTGATAGAATTTATATCAGGCATACTTTTAATGAAGCCCCACAGAAAAAGAAAAGTGTAGTGTTTACATTACATGAAATGTTAGGGCATCATTCACCAAATGCTTGTACAATGTCACTTGAACAAGATGTCGATACTGTTAATTATCCACCAATAGTCTTTATCGGAAAGATTACAAACTATCTTTTCTATTTGGAATTGGTTGATCTTGTTCGTGATTATTTCATTTATGGTAAACACAAAGCTTATTATAAAGATATCCCCGATTTGTTCAATATTCTTATACGAAATGAAACTTATATGGAAGGTTTTGCTGTAGAATACAACAAATTTGCTAACCGTGTGTCAGACCTTCTAAAGCCAGTTTATATCGAACGCAACGATTTCCGTTCAGAAATGGCAAAAGATCCGATTTGCTACAGTATTGCAACAAATGTGGCTAAGATTATTCTTAAGCAGAACAGTGTAGAAACTGATATGATTTCTTGTATGCATGTCGATCACATTTGTAAATTGATACAAGAAGTAAAGAATATGTCTTCACCTAATATGGATCCTCGTTGTGATACATATCTTGAAGGCACCGATGATCTTGACAGATTGAATACATTCAGAATTTTGGATCTTTTCAAAGAAAAGACCAAAGCTTTCGAAGCTTATGCTGACGAAGACGAGGGGTCCAAGGATCTTGATTTGTCTCATAATCCTAAAGTCATTGAATACATCACTAGTGATAAAAATGATCTGGATGATCCCCACCTTATCGTATTTGCGGATACAATTAAGGAAGCGATTTGGAAATATATCGAAAGTTATACTAAAGATGTAAAGAGGATTGCACTTTGGTTGGACGATAAGATTATTTCCAAGATTTCTTACGGTTTTAGATACGATTCTGAAGAGGAATTTAGAAACTATGTGAAGTATTTGAGTATACATGAAACAGGTTTCGATAAGTTCTCAAATCCAGCAATTGCTAAGTTATTTTAGGTAAAATAAGCCTATAAAATTAGTAAAAGTGGCCCATTGTGGCCACTTTTTATTTTTTGTCCGAAAAAACAATACTATATACTTTTTACTATATTATGGGGTCCCTCATGAGCGTAAATATTACCGAAAATAACTACAAAGTGGTTAGAAACAACGACCCGTCTTTTCAGGCGATGAGTAGAGTCGCTGATGCAAATAATATTTATGACGTATATCAGGAGTACATCAAATCTGGAACCAATCGTAATGATTTCACATCCCAGTTGAAATTGTTCGATAATAACAAAGGTATTTTGAATGATGGTAAATATGTTGACATGAGTAATTTCTTTATGGAATCTCAGGTCAGTACCTTAACAGGTACCATGAATACCGAAACGATACCTTATTTTAAATTTAAGACTAATGCAGTTCTTAGATGTAAAGACCAGAAGAATATCAATAAGACTTACATAACTAGAACAAAAACAGAATCTATTTATCAACTAAATGTTGTTACAAACAATCTGTCTGGTGAAACTGTTAGGGTTCTTCCAGATAATAAAACGAATGTTGAAGCTTCTTATAGTTCATATCCGTTACAGCGTGTTGATAGACTCGGTATATTCGAGATGGATTCTTTATTCGTCTATATAGACGGAAAAAAGATTCCAGATAATGAAGTTTTTGTTTACACTAATAAGTCTTTTACAGATGTTTTTATTCCTGAAAAATACATACCAGGTAATATCCATGATGATAAATCTGTTATCGATACTTCTATTCATATCGATTATAGACAACCTGGTTCGGAACGATTTTATGATAGGATTTATGCGAATGATGGTGAAACTACACTAACATTCGATTTGAAAGATTCGAAATACGAATACAGAATAAATCTTGCAAAAGAATATTCTGATAAGAATTTGTTGGTATTTAAAAATGGTGTATTGGTGCGTCCAGTGTCTTCATCTTTGTCTGAAGATAACGTACTCACATTAGAATTCGATAAACCACTGTATAAAGCAGATATCGAGATTTATATTCTTAATGATGTAGTATACAGACATGAAACGCCAGATGAAACCATGATGAATGTACTAGGTTCTAGTGTACATTTCTACATTCCAGACAATTATTTTGCTGATGTAAGATCTGGTCCTATACCTAAACCAGCGATTTCTTTTTTCTATAAAGGCGAAAGAGTAAACGATTCTAAGATTGTGCAAACATCTAGATTCAGTTTTGAATTTGTTATTGATCCTAATCAATACACAAGAGTTAATGTGGTTTACGGTATGAATCCTCTTAAAGAAGAGGTATATTATACTAAGAATCTCGATAACGAATATGTTCGATTGGGCTATATCAAAACTTTTGATCCTAATGTAATTTATTATGTTAAAAAACCTTCTGCTAAATTTGAAGAAGATCAAATCGACTTCATTGTAGAAGACATTGGTGCTAGAGTTGATGAAACTGGTTACACCATGTATGGAGATGATTATTATCTTCTCAATATGATTGGAGTTAAACGTTGTGTAGATAAGATGAAGGGTTCTTTATCTTATTCAATATTCGACGATCCAACATATAACTTAGGATTTAAAGAAATACTTTCTAAAAATGGAACACTTTTTGATATACCTTCTGCTATAGAAAGATTTGATAATATTTCTAAGAATACTAGAACTCCTAAAGAACGTGTTATGGAGCTTATCAGAGAAAGACCTCCGTTAATTCGTAAATTACTCGAGCAGTTTAAACACAAGAGTAAAAAGATTCTGGTAATTGGAAATAAAAATGATGTTAACGTTTCTTCAGTATTTAAACTGGAGAATTCTAACGATACAGCATTTTACAAAATATACATAAACCATCTTGTTGTTGATGACAAATATTTGACAACAGTAAGAGAAAACGATCATGATGTCATAACAATCAGCAAAGATGCTTTGAAAGAAGGTTCAAATGCTATAGAAATATTCCAATTCGATCTTTCTTATAAAGCTAAAATGTATTATCGTGATAATGTTAAGACTGGTGGATTCACTTATTATCTTAACGCTAATGGTGAGAAAATCTATCGTAAAACATATAATCTAGATGATCTTCCTTTTGAAAAAGGATTGTTGAATGACGATATTGCTGCTATTGAAAAAGTAGCTAAAGGATGGTATGACAAACGTAATGAAGAATATTATTACGTTTATCCTGGACCTGAAAATTATGGTTGGAGAACTACAAAATACTTTAAAGTTGTGTCTAAAACCGAATCAGAATTGACGATTGATGTTAAGCTTTTTGAAGAAGCTGATGATACAACTGGCGGTTATTTCTATCTTTTAGCAAAGCAATATAATATTGCTGAAGATATAGTATTTACTAATGAAGATGGTTCGTATATGTCTGAAAACGACTTGTTGATACCAGTCTATTCAAGCATTACGAATTATAAGTACAATGATGCTGGAGAAAGAGTAATTGACTGTGTGGATAAGTATATTCCATACATTAATAACTCAGAACCTATTATCAGTATAAACTCAAGAGAGCAAATCTTTGGTAAAGACTATACATTCTATAACCCAGAAACAAATAAAGAACTTACTTGTAGCTACGTTATTTTGAAACAGCAGCCTGCAGAAGGTTCTGATATTATTATCCAGTTTAACTCAAATAAAACCAATATTCTTATTGTAGGTTATGACGATTTGAATATTGATAATAGATATGGATTGGTATATCTTTCAGAATTACCATATCCTATATCTCCAGAATATATGAACATTTTCGTTAATGGTGAAAAGATGAGTGCTTGGGATATGGATATTCTATCTGACAAACTCGTTAGATTCTATAACATCTATAGACCTATTCGTTCAATACTTATCACTACGAACTGTGAGTATAAAGACTCTGAAATGCGAGATTTCATAGATCTTTACAAACCATCTAAGTTTGAAAAGATTCTTGAAGAAATATTCTGGAACTGTGATCCATCTAAGATTGTTGATGCTTTCCGTCCTAGTGTCGATATGGTATATAAGGTAAATCCTTATTATTCTGAATTTGTCGGCAAAGATGAAGAAAACTATGACAATCCGTATTATGCGGAATATATCGATAAGATTAAGCACGACAGAAACAAATATGACGAACATTCTGTATTTACATCAATCTTCCCTTATCCACAAGTAGGAGAAGAAGATTATGATTTGAAAGTTGAAGCATATGCTAATGCAGAAAAATTCTTCAGTGTATATAAAACCAATCACGGCTTTGTAGAGGATGTCGATTCAGTTAAACAAGCTGAAAATCCATATTCACCTGAAGATGAGCATAACTTTATTACTGATACTCTCGAAATCATGTATCTTAACTGGTTGGCTAAGAGTGGAAAGACTAGAACTTACGGTTTCAAAGATTTGAATATCGATCCATTGGTATTGGTATACTTCTCAGTATTTGAGAATATCATTATCAATAATCGTATTGATATCGTGGTTGATAGTTCTAGGTTCTATGACGGTCTTTATCCTGATGTAAGTAATCCAATCTTCGAATACAATGAAGATACTGGAGAAAACAAGTTAGTCTATCCTGGTGCAGATCAGAATGTTAGACGCAGAATGTTTTATGAGATGCTTATACAGTTCTTGGAATCAAGACAAGAGGATGAACCTACTTGGTATGATAGTGAAACCGGTGAAGATAAAATGATACGAGCTATGTGTGATAACAAGTTGGCAAATATTCTTTATCCGATGGACTTTCCTCTAAATCCAGATAAGAATGGTATAAGAGAAACTGGAACTAATGTCGATATTGTTAATTATACAACAATCGATGAAGAAAATCAAACTTTACAGGATGCGATACGTGCTGCTGAAGCATTTGGTGTTGCTCCGCCTTCTCATTAAGAGAAATAAAAAAACTTATAGGAGATAAACAATGGGTGATGCGAGTCCTGAACGTCAGGCGTATTCCGAAGTTGGAACCGAGGGATACAAGGGACGATTTGTTGCAAATATTTCAAATATCAGATTGTTTAAAAGCAATCCATACATTATGAATCTCAGTGAATCTGAGAAAGAAACACTTAATGCCAAACTTCTTACTCCTTATCAAGGTGAAATGTTCTATGACGATGATTATAACATTTATGTAGTCAAAGTCGGAAAAGATCCTATTACTGGAGTAACCACTTATACTTATATTTCTAAGACCAAAGATACAAATTCTAAGTTAAATTACTATGAATCTAAAGGCGTTCTTAATCAGCTTATTAGCGCTTATAACAATGGTCAGGTTTATAAGTTCTACTACAATGTGGGAACCAAAACGATGTATCCTAATTCATCTCTGGTATTCCCATCAAATTACAATTCTTATACTGTTAGAAAACAGGAATTGAATGATGAAGCGAAGTATGTGTATCTGGCAGGAAATATTGTTGATGGTAACCTGATGGATGTTCATATTGCTATGAAAACCGTTATCGATTCTGTTAATAACACTTCTTATACCCGTATGGGAGCAGCTAAGATATTCGATAATGCTAGCCCTGATTCCCAATGGGATATCATACAGAATGGTCAATTCTATGTGGTAGACTTCTTCGATGTTAATGGAGAACTTATCGATACTAAGCTTTTCCAAGCAGTTCAGGCTGTAACTACTTCTGTACAGACACCATCAGCAACTGTAGAAAGACTTGGTATTACGGTATTCAAGAACGGAATCGAAGCAAATGTTTCTAATGGTGTTTACGGTATTTATGCTGGAGAAGACTTGTCTAAAACTACAAGTTTTGCAATTGTAGCATACTATTCTGATGGTACAAACAAGCTTATTACCGATAAACTTGATACAGGATATCTTTCTCGTGATGGTTGGGATGTAAATACTAGTGGTGCAGCAGTTGGAGACCAATTCCCTGTAACATTCACTTATTATCCTAATATCGATGAAAATGGTGTTCCTATTGGTCAGAAAATTCCAGAAACCATCATTTTCCAGGTAATGGAAAACACATATACTAACCTTTATAAGGTTATTCCTGTTATGTGGTCTGATAATGCATCTGATCTTAACGTCGTTAATGGCTCTGCAGCAGTTTACAAACTCAAGGTTTATGCTATGAGTCAGGATGGATTGCTAACCAATGTAACAAGAATGTTCTATAACACTAAAAAGAAGGTCGATGGCGTAGATTTGGTCGATTTCGAAGATTGTCCAGTTACGTACGATCCTTATCAGCAGTGTTGTATCTTTACATTCACTTCAAATCTTGCTGGTCAGAGAACAACATTCGAATTCACCCTTAGATCAAATGGTCAGGAAAAGAATCTTAGATTTGCTGCTGACTTTGGTGCTAATGATGCTGATTCTCAGTACATCTATGTATCTGCAAATGGTTCTGATGGAACTGATTATGGATATGGTACAGATGGTCTCCTCTCTTCATTGGCTTCTACATATGGAACAAAAGAAGGAACCATATTCAACAAGATCACATACAAGAAACTTGCTTCTGAACTCTTTATGGAGATGTTTAATAACACTACAAATGTTCGTGAAGTATACAAGAGAAGAATCAATGGTGTCGATGTATATCCTACAAAAATGCAAATCTATGCAGTTAAAGATGCTACTATTACTCCTCTTACAGCACTTACACAGATTCCAAATGCAGTAAATACTGTAACAGCATATCCATATAAAGAATCTGCAGTTAATGCTATTCTTCAGAATGGTGTTTCTAATGATTTCATGCTGGTGAAGTTCATAACTGAACTCAATGGTGATCAGAACCTGATCAACTTCGATGTATTCAGACTTAAAGTTCTTAATCAGTAAACTGTGAGGGTTGGCTTATGTCTTCAGAATTGCAGTTCGAATCTGTAATCGATAGGACTCAAGCGTCTAAAAATCCTGTAAACTATTATGATAGGACTGTTGTATTTGAGTTCAATACAAATGAGGTAAAGCCTATTGCTGTAACACTCGATTATTTGTATGCTAGAACCGATCACTTTCCTATCTATAGTATACAGAATTATGATAAAGCTATCGATAACAGAGTTTCTCCACCAGTAACAATGGCATATCCTACGTACATTACATCCGTCGATGTGCCAAAGAATCAAGGACACAATGTCTTTATGTTCCTCGATACTATACGTGAATTGATTTTCAAATATGGATTGAAGAACGAATTTTATAAGAACAAATATGGAAAATGGATAGATGTAAGTGCTATTCGTCCACATTTTAGCGTAAAACGATATGACGATAACATATTCAGTAGATTTTATACTGGATTGATCGATGATCGTTTTATGGACACTTCTATTTACACAAAGGTTTGTGATTCACCTACTTTTGAATGTATCAATCCTAACGATTATTTTGTGACTATGTGTCAAATTAAAGACGTCAATCGTATACCTGAAGCTATTTATATAGTGAAAGATCTTTACGATAAAAGTGGTTACACATATGACATCGGTAAGGGTGATGGAACCTTTGAATATAAAGATTGTGAAATTGAAGTTTTCACTAATGGTGAAACAGATCCTGTAGGTTCATTGAGATCTACAGTTTATCCAAGATTCACATATAAACTTGCTAACGCTGATACAAGAGAAGTTGCTCATGGGTCATTTATAGATAACAACAGTCATCTATTTAATGATCTTCTTTTGACATTTACCGATTCTGAAGGTAATAGTTATGAGAACTTGGATAACTTGTTTATAACTGTCAATGGAATGGTTGTTGGATATAAACCTGGACCATTACCAAATCAGATATATCTTCCAGACGTAATTAAGTATGCTTCAATGCAGATTAAAGGTGTTAAAGAAGATACAACTCTTGAATCAAAACTCGTTATCGAGAAGAATGGACTTGGTCAAAACGTATTAAATTATGATTTGGATTCAGAGTCTGCAGGTTACTGTTATGATTTCGATATTCAAATTAAACGTTGGAAAGGTGTAAACATTTCTTCTATAATAGAACCATTGGATACAGGAAAGATTTTCAAAACCGAAGATACTGATCCTAATAAGTCTTATTGGTTGACAAGAAAACTTGTTTTTAACAGAAGAATTGATAAAGATAAAACCATTCTTCTTTGTGGAAACACAATTGTCGATAAAGATTCTTGGTATGTAGATGAGAATGGCGCAATTATTCTTAAGAATATTGAAGCTGAATTCGATTATATTTACTCAGAAGTTTATAGAAACGTTCAGCAGTATCTCGAAAGTATTGTTGGACATTCTATTTCTGGTGCTCCAGATATTAAGGATTTTCTTAAAGACAATATGGATAGTGCAGAATCTATCGATAGAGCATATGAAGCATATCATGCTGCTCTTGAAGAATGGAAGAATACAAATGGATCAGATACATATCACTATTACGCTAAATCGCCATTTGCGGTTACTGTTGAGCAATTTAAGTATAGACAGTATGGTGTAATTGTTTTTGAATCTGCAGATGAAGAGAGCTATGATATACAGGCTCTAGAAAATCATAGGGATATAATTCTTAATAGACCACTTAGAAATAAGTTTATCAATAGAAATTGGACTCCTGATGATACAGTAGTTATGAATGGTGTAGTGCACAGATTCGTAAATGAATACGAAGATGTGTTTATAGCCCCTGATGTGTGGTATAGACACGGTGTTTCAGACATTTTTGACGGTACAAATGCGTATAAACTCGCTATTGTTCGACATGATCGTAAATCTGACGCATATCACAGGCTTAATTATACAGAATTGCTTAAAGGACCGTTGGAAGGTGTAATTTATTACATTCGTGATGATGAAAGAGATACATATCATCCATTCAGTGATCTTAAAGCATTCGATAAACACTACGCTGTTGTTGATGTAATTCCTGGTGAAACAATCGATAAAAAGAAACGATACTTCACTAAGGTCGGTGACGAATATGTTGAGATCCCCAGTACACTCAACGCATTTGAAGCTGGCGAAACTTACTACGTTTGTTACTTCAATAAAGATTATTTCATCAAGAAATAAAAAAAAAAGAAGGGCTAAATGCCCTTCTTTTTATATTAGTTTTTAAGAACTTCTGGTTTTACAGAATAGTTGTTTATGTGAAGATCTTTGATCATATTGGAAATATTATTAGCTTTCATCACAAGACGATCGGACTTCTTAAGATATCTTTTCTTAGCTTTATCAAACTTGACAAACATTGTATAAGTATCCATAGGAAGTTCAACATTCAGCAATTCTTTTGCACGAATGATATACATATCGATATCATTCTTGAATTCATTATAAACGTATTCGTTTATTTCTGCACGAATGTGACGATTATAATGCTTGTATTTATTTGTAGTTACACCATTTTGACGTATATACATCAAGCTCCATTCAGGTTTGTCGTCATCAAGTCTATCCACAATGAATTTACGAATCTTTTTCGTAAGACTCAATTCCATATTAGCGACTTTTACAAGTTCGCTAAGAGTTTTTGTGTGTCTCTCGACTTTACCATAGCAATAATCTGCCTTTACCCTAAGTTTAATGATATTCATTTTGAAATATCCCCCTATAAAATTGATTGGATTAATGGAAATACGAAATGAATGTAATTGTCATCTTTAACAAGAGTTACATCGCCCGTTTCCTGATAAAGATTCGGAGTATAAACTAACGAATCGTTTATATTGTATTTGTACTCTCCTTTATGGAGTACATCAGCATAAATAGTTTGATCTTCAGACGTTATATATTTCATTCGGAGTTTACTTAAACGTCTTAAACATTCATATCTCTTTTCATCAGAATATTCGTTACAAACACAACAAACATCCTTAAGAATTTTCTTAACAAACGGATAATCAGAAATATAAGGATCCTCAGATTTACTCTGTATTTTGATTTTCTTTGTTATTCTGTCAAAGAGAATATAGGTATCGTTGTCTATATAAAATAGACTAGTGTATGATATTTTATCTTTATTTCTAAAATAGAAATCGTCTATTCCGTTGATTGGTGCAATTTGATTGCAAATAATTATACTATCAGTCGTTGTTGCTAAAAAGTTATTAGGTCTAATTTTATTTCTTTCAAGCCATTCATTATATATTTCGATGGTTCTTTTACCAATGGCTTTTCTTATTTTCATACCTTCAGTTTCAAAGATCTTATTGATTTCTTCGACATATTGATCTTTGCTTAATGATAATAAATATCCATACTTTTCTGGATCAATTTCATTCAAAATAGTAGGATAAGCCTTTCTTATATTGTATTCAACGATATTAGAATTAATTATATGAGATCTAATGTTGTTGTTGATTACTTTATAAACTTCCATGACATGTGCCCCCGGACTGAGAGTATAATATATAAACTATAATATTTTAAAGTATATTAGTATATACGCGAATTATTACTTATATATAGGAGAATACGAATGAAAGATCATTTTATTATTGAAAACCCAATGTGTAATACAATACCTAGCATGGAATTCGATTTTTATGCTAGATTTTATGAAAATAATACTGATTGGAGAACTATTATCGATTATTCCATGGGTATCGATTTGTGTTTTACTGAAGATACTCTAGAACGTTTTATCGAAAGAATCCTTACAGCTAATACTGCTAATAGACTTCCAGAATCTAAAGCTCCACTGGATGCTTTCTTTACTATTTTTAGACTTCCAGTTTCTGAAATTAAGAACGTTATGAATAAATATTCTGATATTATCGTAAAGAAGAATCTCCCTGATACAATGTCAAAATATTACGTTCTTGCAGTATTGGAAACATTGAAAAGGATTCTCGAAATCACAGAAGCAAATGAAGAAACTTATAAAGATAAATTCGTCATTGTTGACATATATGATTCTATTGTTGGTTCAGCTTATGTGGGAATAGAACTTCCTACTGGAACTATAGCTTTTAGAGCACATTCTCTTGGAGAAAAGATCTCTAGAGAAGATGTCCAGATTTCTTTTGCAGAAAAACTCCCTGTAGCTTACACATCATTCGGACTTAATCCTAACATTTGTTGTTTCAGCGATTATATCTTCTTCCCAACTCCAGGTGCATTCCTAGCTGTCAATAATACTGGAATGACTTTAAGTCTTGTTGGTACAGAATTCTCAGCAGAAAAAATCAGAGATTATTCATATAAAAGAATTACACTCAAATTTAACTTTGTGCCAGTTAACGAAAAGATTTATAAGAATGGCAATGAATACGAAACATTTAAGAATTTCATAGAATATGTAGAAAATGGTTCTATGAATGATCCTATGAAACATCTGCTTAAACTTGATTTTAAGCTGGCTTCTATAGAAATCACAGTACGTGGTACAGAAGAAAAAGAAACCGCAGATACATTCAGCAAAGTATTGATCGAAACTTTGTCAAGAGAGTTTGAAACTAATCTTAATGAAGCTATTGAAAGTGGCGTTCTTTATGATAGTGATACAAAAGAAGATTCGAAAGTCATTGTATTTGATACCAATAAGATGAAAGAAGTTCATCTAAGGCCTATTTATAACTAATATGGACGAGTTAGATGCAAGAGCTGAAAAGCTCGAAAAAGAAATAAAGGATTTAGTAGATCCTAATAAAAAAGAAGTTGTTGTAAACGTCGATGACGATTTACTTGATGAAGAACCATATGATGATCGTTATTTCATTAATGATGGAAATAAAGTCGAAATTATTAAATATATTGAGACTCTTATTAGAGGTTCTTTTGAATATTCTTGGTTTATCGATATGCTTAAGAAAACACTTGATGTTAAATCTTGTGTTTTCTTTAAAGGTTTTTCAGTAACAAATGGGATGAAATTACAATTTCATCATCATCCTTTCACATTATTTGATTACACAGAAGCTGTAGTTAATAAGCTTAAAGCTGATACTGAAGATGGGTTTGTTTATGAAAATGATGTTGCTAGAGAGGTAGCTAGATTGCACTATAAGTTTATGGTAGGTTTAGTTCCTCTCGATCCAACTTCACATCAACAAGTACATGATGGTGTATTGGAAATACCTCCTGAACTTGTTATTGGTAACTATGAAAAATTCTTCGAAGAATATAATCAATGGATACCAGAAGGAACTAAGATGAAGTATACTGAATGGTTAACTACAAACCATAATACTGAACTTGAAGTTCCTAAGAATTTTAAATACAAACCAACGATAATCAATGCTTCTAATAAACAACTCATCAATAATGATAACCTGAATGCGTTATTGATAAGTGACAAACTTTCGCAAGTTTCTAATGAAAACATTGCTAAACTTTTAGGATAAGGAGCGAGTCTTGGAAACCCCTGAATATAAATTAGATCCTCATAGATCCGATATAGTGATTCTTTTAAAATTGCTAGGATACAATGATAACGACATAAATGACTTGGATGTTGCCCTAAATTTCAATAAAGAAACTGATGGTCCTACATCTAGAAGAACAATCAAGGTTAATCCATTTTATAAGGCATTGCCATATGGTATAAACGAAGGAAAAATATTTGTACCCGAAGCATACAAATTTATCGTTAACGATGATGGAGAAATTGATCTCGAAACAATTTACAATATTTGTATGATTTCTAGAAATTACTATTATTGGTTTATAATGGATTTCTATCAAAAACGTAGAGTATATGACACTTTAAAGAAATTCAATAAGAAGCCATTAATTGGTTTTCATGATCGTTTTGCAGATTTTGGATATCTCTTCGATAAAGTTATTTCGATTGTTGACCAGTATTGTATGGATGATGTACTCGTTTTAGCATCAAAAGAACGTATAGCCCATGCAAATATCAATGAAGAAATTCGTAAACTCATTGATCTAAATATGGATCATATTGTACGAATCGTCAATCAAATCAAAGGAATAACAGAACAGTTTGGTTCTCAATTATTAGCATCGGCTCTAGAATATACAAAGATCTTTTCATGGTTTTTAGTAAAGGATAGAGTTATTATGACTAAACTTGATGGTACGGAGTTTTTTATTAATGGACTCCCTGAAGCAAGAAATGCTAACAGACGAGAATACTCTAGATAGGAGAAATAAATGAACGGAACAATCATTTTGACTTATGTTGCACTGGCTTTAGTGTTCATATTGGGTATAGTTGCAATATATTTAAAGAATATTGCTACAAAACTCGAAGCAGAACTTTCCAAACTTTCTGGGCAACCAATAGATCAATCTACAATATCGTTTGAGAAAAATTTGCTACGAGGCGCGATAGATCATGCTTTAATGAGAGCTTTGTATTATTACGGGACTATTGACATTAAATTCGATGATGAAAAATCTCCTGTAAAAGAATTATTCAAAGGTCATTATAGAGATTTAATCACGTATTTGCTTAGACAAGATATTGTTATAAATGTTGACGATGATGGTGAAAAACGTTTGGTTCCTTTCTTCAACATTTTTATTAACAAGGTCTATTTACATTATGTTGCGGAAACTCCAGAAACTATAAAAAGATTATTCTTTAAATATTTTTCTGGATATAGTGTAGATTCGTATTTTGAAAAACTTCGTGGAAAGCCTTCAGAAATACCATATCTTACTGACTATGTACAGAACTTTCTATGGAATCAGTTTGACGCTATTGAGCATGATCAGAAGAAGATTATGGAACGACCAGAGGTAGCCAGTTTCAAAGTCAAATTCGAAGATCTTCTCAGTAGATACGATTATGATTGCTTGAGAAAAATTTATTTAAATATATATAATGATAACGGAGACATTGACACGATTATGTCTTCACCAGGTTTAACAAAACCGGAAAACAACGTTAAAGAGAAGGAGAAAAAGAATGAGTTTTCTGTTGACTTCCATGAACAAAGCAAATGAAGCATTTAGAAAAGCTGGGTCATTTGATTCTGATATTGGTACATTTACAGGATTTACTCCATTAGACATTCTGTCAGCAAATGTCGAACATGCAAATGATATCGACATTGATATTCTTAATGGTGGTTTGTTTAGTAGTCCTTATACAGAAATTGGTTTGTCTGCTGTAGGTAAAACTACTTTATGGATTCAAGCTATTGCTGGAGCTATCGATAACTGGAGAGCTTGGTATGGACCAGTTTCGGACCTTTTGTTTTATAGTGTAGAAATGCATACTAAACCTGATCGTATTCAGGCTCTTACAGGTTGGGATGACAAAACTATGGCTGAAACTATTCATATGGTTTCGGAACCTTGGTCAATTGTCGAAATCTATAACGATATTGCTAAATACGCTAAACAGAAACTTGCTCACAGAAAAGAACTTGAAGTTGATACCGGAGTTAGAAATATTCTTGGCGAATCTATCAAGATTCTTCCAACAACTTATGTATTGATTGACTCTATTGCAGCTGTACGTACAAAGACAGAACTCGAGTACGATAAAGACGGTAACGTTAAATCTACTGATTCTGTAGCTGGTGCATCAAATATGGATGCTATGCAGATTGCGAAAGATAACACATTGTTCATTAACGAAGTTAAGAAACTTTGTTCAGATGCGAAGATTTGTGTAGTAATGATCAATCACCTTGTTGAAGTTCCTGTGTTGGATCGTTACAATCCTCCAAAACCACAGCTTCCTGGTATGAAATTTAATCAGAAGGTTAAAGGTGGTTCAGAACTTCTTTATCAGTCATATTGTGTAGGTCAGTTGTCTATTCGTGAACGTATGTTTAATGAAAAGCAACAGATTTATGGTCCAAATGTTCATGGACTTATCGCTTTTATGGATTGGTTGAAGAATAAGAATGGTCCTGAGGGTGTACGTTTCCCAATGGTCTTTGATGGTAATACTGGTTATAAACCGGAGCTTACAGACTTTGAAATTCTTTATACTGAAGGATTGTATGGAGTAAAAGGTTCTCCTATGAATTATTATCTTTCCATACTTCCTGAAGTTACATTTACACGTAAGAATCTTCTTGATAAATGTCATGCTAATCCTCTTCTTGCTAGAGCTCTTAGTTTTACAACAAGACTTTTGTTGGTAAGTAAGATTATCAATCGTGAAACTCCTCCGGATATTTCAGATTTCGAATTGGCAGACTTTGATGAAAGAGTCTTTATGATTCTTTCACATTCTTGTGATTATCCTGGATATGTAAACTTTGGTTGGACTGTACCTTATGAGTATCAAAGAATAGCTGATGATTATAACTTTGCTATGAAACGTAGGGAAGGTCCAAACATTGGTCTTTCAGCTTCAGAAATGTTTATGTATAAAAACGATCTTATCAGTACACAGCAGGTCTTCACCGATTTTGATAAAACAATAAAAATCGGAGATGAAGAATACTGTATTTCTGATGCGGATTCTGTAGCTAACTGGAAGAAGTCTTAATAAAAAAATATTAAGACTTAAACTAAGATATATAAATCTTTAAAAGGATGGTGTAGAACAATTATGGGAATCAAGTTCGATAATAAAGCACTTAACGAGAAAAACAAAGAAGCAATTAAAGAAAGCAGAAAAGCTGAAAGAAAAGAAAACGCTGAGAAGAAAGATGATTCGAAGCGTGACGATGGAACTTATACATGGAGACCTTTTGCTAATCTGAAAGCTATGATTGGCGAGAAAAAATAATTACTGTTAAATAATACACATTTGAATGCTCGAGTAACGTCGAGCATTCATTTATATATTATATTCGCGATTATAATCTTTATTATATTTAGGAGAATAATAATGAACAGTGCAGATCTATCCGAAGCAGAGATGCAATATCTCATCGACAAGTATTCAGGCGAAAATGCTAATAAGCTTTTTGCAACAGGCCTTTTAAGTCATCCTTATCAGTCAGCTGGTCCACGCCAGCACATGTTTTCAACACATTATGCACAGCATGTAATGCTTAAGAATCCTGAAACTCCTAGGAACTTTACAGGTTGGGAGAATCAGTTTGGAAAATATCTTAACTCTTTTTACAAATCAGATAAGAGTTGGGAAATAGTTGCTAAGATTGTAAGACATCAGTCATTTCCAGAAATCCAGTATTTGTTGGTAGTAAAAGAAGTCGGAACTAATAATTTTGACACAATAAAGGTTTCTCATTACGAGAAACTTTCCGATCAGCATGGTTATCTTCGTCCATTTACTAATATGGACAACAAATTGCCAGGAAACATTATAAGTAGAGGAGATTTTGTTTATAAAGCAAATTCTCTTGATGAATTTGGCAATTACCGTTATGGTAGAAACTACAAAGTTGCATTTCTCTTGATACCAGAGGTAAAAGATGATGCAATTGTAATGTCTGAATCAGCTGCTAAGAATACACAGTTTGATCTTATTACTAAGACTGAACTTGTAATCAATAAGAATGATGTTCTTCTTAACATTTATGGAGATCTTCAGAATTATAAATCTTTCCCAATGGTTGGAGAGAATATTTCTGATAAGGGTATCCTTCTTGCTACAAGAAAAATGGAAAAGAAGAATTTATCTGCAGACTTTACTGACATGGCTTTGCAGAATATTTATTATACTGATAATAAGTTTGGTGCTCATGGTAAGGTTGTTGATATTGATATAGCTGTTAATGATGTTGATGAATTGAATACCGATTTGCATCGTCAACAGTTAGCAGAAATCTATAATGATCAATTTAGGTATAACGAAGAAATTGTAAATATTCTTCAGCCTATTGTTGCTAACAAGAATAACAGAACTACCGACAGACTTGAAAACGAGTTGTTTAATGCAAGAAACTACATATCACCTAATATTAAGTATTCTTCTAATACAGGTAATTTTGAGTTCGCTCATATTACAATTTACACTTGTGAGACTCAATGTCTTACACAGGCTATGAAGACTACTAATAGATGTGGTGGTAAAGCAGTTATATCACATATATGGCCAGATGAAATGATGCCGGTTGATGCAAATGGAACAAGAGCAGAAGTTATTGCTTCCGCTAATGGTATCCCAGGTCGTGGTAATCCTGACCAGTTATTTGACCAACACATTAGTTATACTTCTGATGAAATTCTCAGACGTATGAAAAAGGCTAAGACACCAGAAGATGCTATAAAGATCCAAAACGATTATCTTAGTTATATGAGTCCTGAATGGGGTGAATACAACAAAGAAGTCGACAAAACAAGAACTAAGAAAGAGAGAGAAGATTATCTCAAAGCTCTTTATGAATCAAGATTGGGTCTCTATATGTATAATCCACCTATAGAAGGTGCTATTGGTTGGAGCAAACTTAAAGAAATTGGTCGAAAATACAATATCAAAGTTTCTAAAGTAAAGATGTCTAAGAAATACATTGTTCCTGAAGAAATCGCTGCTATGTATGACACAAAAGAAAATATCGATAAAGTCAAAGACTTTATGGAAAATTACACTTTTGATGCAACAAGTAAGACTCTGAAAAAGAAAGATGGTAAGAAAACTATTACTGAAACTTCTTTCGATCAGAATGCTTATAGCTGTGAAGATATCGGTAAGAAAAATGCTTTGAAACTTAAGAAGAAAGAGTACGAAGAAAACAAATGGGTTGATGATTATGTTTGGTCTGATAATGATGTTGGACTCGAACATATGGAAGATCCTAATAACAACGACACAGCACTTGAAAATTATATTAATACTATTCAAGCACTTGAAGGTGAGTTCGAGAAAGATGATTTCATTCTTAATCAGACTAAGGATAAGTCTTCATTCGATACAACAAAATCTAAAGTGTACAGAATAGATAAGAATACGATTGTAAGAGAATTTGTTAGTAAATATCCTGTAGTAATTGGCGATGTTTATCTAATGGTTCTCAAACAAATGGCTTCGGCAGCTTTCTCTGCAAGATCATTGGGTTCTATGACTCCATTAGGACTTCCTAATAAGAGCATGAAGAAATCTGAAATTGGTAAACCTTATGGTGATACTGCTAACCAGTTCTCTGAAATGGATAATACAGACTTAAAGAACCTAGTTGATCCAAAGAAGGTCTCTAGATTCTTTGCAGTACAGTCAACTGATCCACAAATGAGATCTGAATGTGCAGAAATGCTGATGTTTGCAGATCCTACAAAATTGCATGATCTTCCATATACGGATGATGAAATTGCTTGTGATACTGTTCCTGCAAGACAGCTTGTAGCATATCTTTCATCAATAGGTCTTGAAATTGGTGATACTGATGAAGTTGACCCATATAAGTTCTTAGATGGTGTAAAGTATAAGTCTATTCCTGAACTGATGAAGAAAGTAGGTATAGATGAAAATAATAACCCGTTTGTAAATATTAAAGGGTCCAGAAACAAATAATTATATATTATAATAATGGAGGTCGAAAGTAATGTTCGAATATACTTTCTATAAGAATGCGACTCCTGCTGTGAAGGAGTCCAATGAAAAGGTGTTTGGTGAACTTGAACCGGTGTACAAAATGAAGCCAAATAGGTTTGAGCTCCCTATTACTTCAATTCGTCGCATTCTCGGTGACAACTTTTATAGGATGGAGGGGGCAGATGACATCCTTCACCTTATCGTCTTCGAGAAGGGTGGATTTAACAAAGATGATTTGAATGTCAATGTATCTAAGCTTGGAGAGAACGTTCAGTTCTTGAACTCTATCTTCCAGAGCTTCGTTGAGGTAAATTCAAATCAGCCTTTTACGAAGGAGTTTATGGAGCAACCGAAGAGTAAGCTTTGTATCACAACACCAACAGGTTTGCAGTCTTTCGAGATTTGTCTTAAGGACTTGTCTCCAATCTGCACATTCGATAACGCAGGTGTTGTAAACGGAATGATCAACATGAAGGAAATTGTTGATGTATCCGAACAGATCAACAAGGCTCAGCGTGACATCGCCAGTGTTCAGAAGACTGGAAATGTACAGGCTATCGAAGCTTTGCAGAAGACTCATTCTGAATACGTTGAGCGCTACAAGACTCTGCAGCTTCAGGTTATTGAAAAGTGGCATGAAATCATCAAGGGTTATATCGAAGATGAAAACGTTACAGATGTTTTCGATGTATCTCTGATTTTCAGTGCACAGTTCACAAATCCAAAGAATAAGGAAACCATTAAGGCTACAAGCATTCTTAGCTATCATGATGGTGCTTCCGACAACGTGAACAAGCTCAAGAAGTTGTTCAACGTCTAAAAATCTTAAAAGAGGGATGAAAAGGATGTCATCCCTCTTAGTTTCAAAAACATGGGAGGATAGTATGGGTGTTTTTGATTGTTTGTTAACGGTAATAGCATTGTATATACTACTATCGTATGCGTTGGGTTTCATTGCTGCAATTAGATATTTCTATTTGAAGAAATTGGAGAAATCTGGAAAAGATGTTCCAGTTCTTGAAAAAGAATATCTAAAGCATGAAATAAAAATATTCTTTACCTGTACATGGGTAATTGGATTAGCTTATAATTAAAAGGAGTGTTGTTCGATGGAATTCGAAATGAACTCAGATGGAAGCATCAAGGTTGTTGGAGATACAAAGGATATCAAACAGCTTGACAAGAATTCAATTTCAAGTCTGCAGGAATTGGCCGAGAAGTATTACGATACGACTAGGGCAAAAGCAGACGAATCCTTTAAGAAGAACATGGAGTCTTCCATAACGATGATCAATAACCTTTCCGATGCGAAGGTAAGGATGATCGAAGCTGAAGGTGAAGCTATCAGGAATCGTCGTAAGAAGTCCTTCAAACAGCTTTTGGAATTTGGAACAGTCATTGGTGGAATCTATGCTGGAGTTAAGATTGCTTTGGCAATTAAATCTCATTTTAAGAAGGAAGATGATTCATTCGATCTTGGTATCAACAGTGAAGAATCTCCTATAGAAACACCAGAAGATGCTCCAAAAACCGTGCTCAAGCTTGTTGATACAAGCAAAAAGAGCAAGAAGTAAGCAAAAAAAAAAACTTAACAAAGAAAGGAGCTTCTAGCTCCTTTCTTTTTTTTTAGTTACATATTATATTAATGAAAGGATTTATATAAAATTCAACAAGGAGGTTATTGTGGTTGAAAATAAATATTATAAAGCGGTATACAATTTCGTACCGGTTTGCAAAAACAAATTATTTGAAATGGATGAAGGTCTAAGAAAGACCGACAGAGATTTCAAAACAATATTGGCCTATGCATCTAGGCCTACAGGATTGAAAACAAATGGTGGAAGGGATATAAAATTCTCTTATATTCCATGGCACAATGCATTTTTGCAGTCTACTGACAATGAAGATGCAGATTACTTCCGTGATCTGTGTTGTCAGACAGGAGCTATGGCTTTCATAATGTTTAACAAAACCAAAAACGAATATGATTATATAGTCGCTTTGAATAGCGATGTATATGAACGTGTTTGTTATCCATTGTATAGATTAACATTGGCCCATGAAATGGGTCATGCAATTTGCGATCATGCTTTCGTTGAAAACAATGATAAACGTAGCATCGATCGTGAATTAGAGGCGGATGATAATGGGTTTAAACTCATATCATCTTATTTTAAAGATGATAAAAACATCTTTACACCAGATATGATTAGTTCGAAATCATTCACTTTCAAACATATCTTAGCTGGTGCATCTATGGCTTTCGGAGAAAAAGGTCTGGATCTTATCATGAAAGAATATGGTAAAAAGGATCACTTCGAATTGTGTAAGGAGATTTCTTCATATATGCTTAATTTGGATCCAGATTTGACAAAAATCGAAGATGGAGTCAGATCAAAGAATTTTGAAGAATGGTTAAAGGCATCATGATTTGAGGTTAACTGTAGAAACCTCAAGTCTGATCATATTAGAACGGGTTCAGTGGTAGAACCCGTTCTTTTTTTTTATCATCGTCGACATTTTTATATAACCTAAAGGAATGAAAAATGCCTAAAACTAACGAAAAATCGGTGGCTGTATCAGAGAAAATGGTCAATTTGGTATCAAAAACCACCAAAAATGGAAATATAGTAATATCTATGGAAGATTCAAAATACTATTATTTACCTTTTGATAAATCTCCTTTAGATATATCAGACCCTAAAATACGAAATTCTTTTATTAAATCCGTAGAGAAACTAGTAAGAACTAGTAAGTTATATAAAAAGTATATTAATTATCTTAAAGCTGATGTTGGATTAACGCATTGTGCAATATTTGGTAATATCAAATCCGAAAAAGGTGATAAAACTAAAATTGAAATGCACCATGGTCCAATATTCACATTGTATGACTACGTATCAATAGTTCTCGAAAAACATCTACGTGAAAATGCTAACGACTTAAATACTTTCGATATAGCTGCAGAGGTATTGGATTTGCATAAAAGACGACTGGTACAGACTGTGATGTTATCTGAATCTGTACATAAGTCTATGGATAACAAAAAACTTGCTCCATTCATTTCTCTTGATATGACATTTGGAGATCTTAAAGGTTTTGTTATGGAATATGGTAAGTATTTCTCTCCACAAAATAGAGCAGATCTTAAAAATTACTTTGCACATTACAAGTTTAACCTAGAAAATAACAGGTTAAATATGTTTAAACCTATATTCACCAAATATGATATTAAAATGGTGAATAGCAAATATGAGGTTCCATCATGAGTTTTGAAGCAGTCTATAGATCTAGAGAAGGTGCTAGAGAAATAACAAAAATTGCCAATTTCATAGGCTCATTAGTTATAAAGAATGAATATGAGGCTCAAAGATATGAAACTTCAGAATCTCTATCCTCATATATAAAATATCATGGAGCATATACTTCTACAGATGCGTTTGCTGATTACGATTTGGAATTTAGAAGAGGTCACAAAGATGAAGCTATGCACATTATGAATGGTTTTATTAAGAACTATCATTTTGATATAGCAACATTGAATACTATGACTGAATCTCGAGTTAAATCGTTACAAGAAGGATATGACAAAAAGATTCCATTGTATCAGGATTATTTGAAAGCTCTTCGTATTGCTCGTGTAGCATATAGTGAAGAAATTAATCCTTATTATAGACAATTTATGGGAAAGGCTCCAATAGGTGAAGAACCTGTCAAAATCATTAATAAAGATATGGATGATGACGGTTTTACACAAGTTACAGATTTGAGTCAATATCCAGATCCCAAATTGATCTATTATCGTAAAGAAATCGATGAAGCGGGTGATGTTCATTGGTATATTATTGGCTATTTAGCTGGATGGTATAAAGAAACTGAAGATGGTTCATTAGTACCTATAGCAGACAATTTCTATTATCTTAATACGATTTATGTCGATACATTGACTAAGACCAAATATCCCAAAACATTTAACTATTATATTCTTCAGAATCATATTGCTGAAGTAATTGCTGCAAATCCAGATAAACATTATTTAAGGTTTGTTGGAGAATCTTTATCACCATTTTATTTGAGAAACCTTGAGAATTATGGTATAATTAAGTATGACGATAAGATATTGAGTCCTACTGAGTTGCATTATTTCTTTAAGGCTTACGATAAAGCTAGAAAACAAGTTTTGCTTGATTATATAAATGGTTTCGATTCTAAACAACCTTTGTATAACCTCTTGATGATTCAGAATCTTCTGTATTATACTGTAATTAACTTTACTAGTACATATATAGAACGTTATTCTCTTGGTATTTATACTGAAGAGAACATGAATGATATTCTTGAATCTTATGGATATAAGAGTCTTGTTCATATACAAGATTTGACTATTAAACAAAGAGTTGTTAAAAACCTTAATGAACTTATTGCAAATAAGGGTAACAACTACATTCTTGATATAATTCTTGAAAAGATTATTCAGGACCCAGATACAGAATTAAAACGTTACTATCTGGAAAAGAAATATAGAACTAGTGAATACGATAATGAAATCGATATCAATACTTCTGCTGGTCTAGAAAATTCTATAGATCTTGTATTCCGTGAAGTTCCAGTTACAGAACTTGATACAACTTCAGTTACTGCTGATTCTTATAAGAATTATGATCAGTTTGTTGCTAGTGATGATCTTTGGGGAGGTATAGAACCCGGTGATTCACAATCGATTAAAGAAAACAAGAAAGAGTATATTAAGAAGAAATTAATTTCTTCTAACTTTAACTCAATTCTTGTAAAATACATAACTCTTACGAAATCTATAGATATCGTAAATGCTCAACGTCAACTACGTGATCTTGTATATCTTATGCTTTGTTATTTCCATGAGCATAAATCTGAAGAATTCTTTAATAAGAAAATCGATTTTGATAAATTCTCTGTAACTCCAGCTGCTTTATTTGGTGCTCTTTGTTGGTTACAGCAAATGAAGTTTTCTAATGAAGTTGCTCCTATGGCTGATGAAGATAGACGTGATCCTGTAGTTAAAAGAACATTCTGTGACGATGCCGACATTATTCAATACGACAAAACAGTTATTACAAGTTCTGTAGTATTTAGAAAAATGGGATCTTTGGCTGTCGATATGAATATTCTTCAGAATAATACATTCGTTATTGATGGTAAACCAGTTGTTATATACGATATTTCCCCAGAAATTGGTTCTTGGAAAGTTATAGATTTCTTAAAAGAGAATCCAGATATGCTCGAAGGAATTAATATCGGATTGGATGGAAAACGTATAGAAACTACTAGACTTACTGACCAATACGATGAATATGGAAGACTCAAAGAAAAAGGTGTAATGTCTTATGGTATATCTGCTCCAGATGGCTATAAACATTTGAGCGCTTATCAAGAAGAGTTGGAAGATTTCTTAGTAAGATTCCGTTATTTTAAAAATGGAGTAGATCTAGGAGATGCAACACTCGGAACAACATTCTCTGAATTAGTGGAAGACTATAAAACCCAATATCCTTCCTTGATTAATGCTATAACTGAGAAAATGAAAAAGTCTTATGATTATAGAGAATATCAAGCTTGGGTATATATGCTTGAGCAATCACAAAGAAATAATTCTATAGATTTTATCTTTAAGGGTTGTGAAAGATATACAGATTATCTCAAACTTATGGAATCTGAAGGGTTAATAGATTACATTTACACAAATGTTAGAGTAAACAATAATAAACTTAGACTTGATGATGTATATGCTGTTCAGGAAACAATCAACAATGCATTTAAGAGTTGGGTTTATAATAACTTCTCTAAACTCATTTACCAAGTAAATGATGGAAATAATGACGAATCATCTTCAGAAGCTTCTTATGTAAATGACATGAAACTTTTGTTTGATGAATTTTTGTCAGTTTTCTCCCAGTTGTATACTGTAAACTACAAATATACTTTTGGTGATAAAGAAAAGAATGCTGATCAAATTCAGTTATTCTATAATCCTGTAAACTATTGGTATAAGGACAAACTCGTCGATTACATCGGTGTAACAGACAAAATTTTCAAAACTCAGCTTAATGATAAGACTGAAGATAAATTGTGTCTTACATATCGGTATGGAATCGATGAGAAAGCCAAAATGTTTGATAACATCAATAACGATCTTATCATTATTGATGATGGAGAAACAAAAAAATATATTCCTGAGGATCAATTTAAATATGAATTTGTTGGTTCTAGAGAAGTTAACAAGGCTTATGAGCATCTTGGTCTTACTGAAAAATGTCTGAGATCTGAAGAAAGACACACTCTTTCGATGACACTCGGATTAAGAGATGCGTTTAAAATAATCTCGGATGAAGGAGAAAAAATTTATTATGAATAAGAACGTTCATTTTTCTGATTCTATATATGTGAAAGATGTGGCTAATATGCCATCAACTCTTAACACAGAAGTTATCATTACAGCTAAGAACTGTAAGTCTGAAGGTTCTGTAGAACGTCAGATTTATAAGAATAAAACTGCTCTTCCTGGCAGAACAAGTCTCTTGGAATCTGTATTCCCAGTATCTCCAAATATTAGAGATCAGCATATCTTTATTAATGATAACGTTCTTGGTGAAACAGATAATACTGGTGCTCCTATCGCTAATCCTCAGAAGATCATTCTTCCTACAGGTGTAAACGAAGGAATGCTCCCTAGAAACAACATCAATCTCTTCCGTAGAAGACGTGTAGCATATTGGTGTGCAGGTGATGGTGCTATGAACAGAACACTTATTAGTGAGTCATATCCAGCACATATCACAAACTCAAGACTATACCACATGATTCCTTTCCGTGTAACTGGAGATGGTGGAGATAATACTATCGATGCCACAATGTACAAAGGAAAGGTTGTCTATAACACAAACCATCCATTGAGTGGTAGAACCGCAGCATATTTTAAGAAAATCGAATTCGATGGACTTGAAAGCGGTATCAAAATGCTTGTAGAAGGTACACCTTATACACCATCTTGGAGAGATACAGCTCCTGATCTTGATGCTGAAGATCCACAGGGTTACGTCAATAAATTCCGTGGAAATGCTAATCAGACTAACTATGTCGATATGGTTCTCAACATCAATGCTGAAGAATTTAAGTCATGGTTTAACCTTACTGAATCAACATTGGCTAATGCTACTATTAGTGAAATTGGTTTGGTTCTTGGATATGAAGGATATCTTGGTAATGGTTCTCTAAAAGCTGTAGAGGATCTAAATCCTGATGATCCAGAATATACAAATTCTAAGAAGATCGCTGAAGTATTCGATGCCGAGCTTTTTGCTCATCTAACATTCGATCCTTATAGCGTATCTCGCGAAAACGCTTCAATCACGATTGAATATCGTGTATATGCATAAATCATTTACTTCCTTTACTGGTCACGAATAATTTCATTGTTCGTTGTTGTCATAAAGTACTCCTTTTCATAAAATCATGAGGCTGTGCGAGTTCTCTCGCACAGCAATTTTATTTGTCATCATCGACAAATGAATATATTCGTTACTTATGGAGTTATCATATGAATGACAATGATACTTTGAAATATAAAAAACTTAAATATGAGGATATAAAAGACGTTATTGAGAAACTCAAAGATCCTAATAACATAACACGAAGTTACCTTACAGAATTGTTTTCAAATAGACAAGGTAAACGAGATGATAATGGTAAAATCGAAGTACTTCCAGCAAGATTTAGATGTACGGATTACTTTGATTTACCAGCTGGGGTTTTGGAAAATCAACCACAAGCTATTAAAGATACAACATTAGGCATCTTTATTTTCAATTCTCTTGTTATAAATAATGCTTTTCATGGTAAAGTAAGTTATCAAAATGCTCCTTTGAATGATGATAATCGAGATGATCTTATCGATAAAATTGGTTTGTTTATACTTAGAGATCAGATCAGTGTACAAGAGTTTGCAGTTTTCTGTAACGCTATCGTTTGGCTAGGATATCAGAACGAACTCTTTATGCCTGGAGTTTCTTTGGAATTGGTTATACCTAATAAAGAAATTGCTAAACTTAAAGTTAAACTTCTTAATGAGCATAAACATCTAACAGAACGTAAAGTTATGTCTAATGTTGAAGTTGCTGAATATGCTGACAAAATTGAAAAACCTCTTATTGATAAAGCTAAAGAGTTGAGTGAAAACAATTATGCTGGAAAACTGTTTGATTTGGGTAAACCTACTATTAAAAACCAGTATAAAAACTCCAATATTACCAATGGTCCTATTATGGATCCTACAACAGGTAAATACAAAATAAACGTAAATTCTTACAATGAAGGAATTAACGACTGGAACTTTGATGTTTTGGCAAATAAATCCGTAATTGCATCTTATTCTCGTGGCGTTAATACTCAAGTTGGTGGTACATATGCTAAATACGTTGGTATTTTGATGCAGACTGTTGTAGCTGGTCCTAAAGGTTCAGATTGCCATACTACAGGGTATTTGGATTTTCTTGTCACAAAATTCAATAAGAGCACAATAGAGTTTAATTATGCTATAACTCCAGATAGTGGAGGTAAAGAGGTAGTTCTTACTGACACTATGCTAAATGGCTTAGTCGGAAAACGTATTAAAATGCGCTCTCCAATATTTTGTAAGAATCCTAAATGTCTTTGTAATCATTGTATTGGTGATAGAACTTATGCTCTTGGTATTAAAAACATTGGTCTTACTGGAAATATTCCATTCGACTCTCAGAAGAATATCTCTATGAAAGCTGCTCACGATATTTCTGTAAAACCATACAATGCTAATGTAGAAGAATTTATCGCATTCGAAAAATAATAACATAAGGTCCCTATATCAGGGACCTTAGTTTTTTATCCTGTTAAGACCCCCCCCCACACTTATATATTATAATAATGAAGGGTATAGGAGGAGTATTATGCCTGAGAAAGAACTTAAAATGATCGTTAGTAAGACGATCAATAGCAATCGTTTCATCGCATCGATTGCATACGGTCTCACTATGGGATTGTGGGGCCGTTATTATGCGGAGAATCTGAGTTTCGTGTGGACCCAGACTCAGATTCTTGTTATGTTTGTTGCTGGCTATATAGTTAACGATTTGGCTAGCAAGAAAATGACGTTCCGTAAGTCCATATTTTACATGCGGAATGTTCTGGGCTTCATGGTCAGATTCATTGACCTGGTTACGGTTATATGGTTTACTGTAACTCATAGCCCAGCAGTACTTTTTATAGGAGACATTGTCTCCTGTATATTCAGTGAAGTGGAGGCCATAGCCTGGACTGAAATGCACTCAGCCACTTTCACTGGCAATTTTAGGGCAGAGCACTCGGCCCGGAATCAAAAGGCCGGCAACCTCGGAAGCATAATAGCTTACGTAGCTGCTACATTGATTGCGTTTTTCATCGTTGGTGAAAAACCGATTAGTGAGGAAATATTATTAGTGACACAATACATCATGGTCGTGGTGTGCTATGTCATTTATTTCCGCGGTCTTAAAATCTTCAAGCTCACAAGGCCTCTTGTTGAGGCCATGTGGGCTGAGAAGGAAAAAGAAGTGTAAGAAAGAAAGGGGCTTCGGCCCCTTCTTTTTTTATTCTCTTTTGTACATACCCATATACATTTTTGAGGTGTTTTATGAACGGATTTGTATCTATTTTACTTAAAATACTTGGTGTTATAATTGATGTACTTGGTGTATTTACTCTTGCTCTTATAATACTCGTAATACTTTATAAGATTTTTGAAAAAGGTATTATGAAAATGCGTGTTAAGAAGTATGCTAAAAAATTGACAGAAACAAACTTTATGCAAGATTTAATGGCTAAAATGACTGATGAAGAACTTGAAAAGATCAAGAAAAACAATCATGCTGAGACAACCATAACATTGGATTTGACAAATATGGAAAAGAAATCCGAGACCAAATGACTTATATATTCTAATATTAATAAGGAGTAATATTATGGCTAAACAAGAAAAGCAAAAATCTGAGTTTGCATTTAATATTCCTGATGACTTTGTAGAAAATTTTGATAATTCAGAAATACATAGAACCATTAGGGATAACAAGAAGATTTATGCATTAACGACATTTGGTCGTGCTATACCATATTATAAAGATGGCCTGATTGAAGCTTACAGACGTGCTTTGTATGATATGATTGATAAGAATATTCGATTTAAGAATAAGACTGTAAAGTCTGCTCTTATTGTAGGTGATATTATTGGTCGTTTTCATCCTCATGGTGACGCTGCAGCATATCAGTCTATTGTAACATTGACACAACCTTGGACAAACAATTACCCGCTTATTTATGGTGGGGATAGTAACTTCGGTAATGTTTTGGGAAACCCAGCTGCTGCATACCGATATACAGAATGTAAAACTTCAGAATTCTTCGATGACGTTTGTGAAGAAATCAAAGAAGAATATGTGGACTTTATGCCTAACTTTGATGATAGTGCTAAAGAAATTTGTTACATTCCGTTTAAAGTCCCCGTATTATTGGTCAATGGTTCTTATGGTATTGCTGACTCATATATGACATCAATCTTACCACATAATCTTAACGATGTTATCGATATCTGTGAAAAGTACATAGCTAATAAACAGATTAGAAACGAGATTCTTGTGGATGGTTTCTATCCTGATTGTCCAAACTATGGAATAATCACCAATAGAAACGAGATTGAAAGATGCTATAAGCTTGGAACACCAGCAAATGTCAAAATGAAAGCAACTATGGAAGTCAATCGTGAGGAAAATAAGATTATTATCAAAGATCTTCCTTATGGTATGACTGAAGCGGATGTTATAACCACACTCAAAGGTTATTATGAAAAGAATCATGCAGTTCTTAGCAAAGTTTTAAATATTATAGACATGAAAACTACCAGAAATGGTGAAATGTTTATTGAATTTGAAGTCTTGTTTGATAAGAATGCGAACATCCTTGAAGTTGCTAAAGATCTTGAACGTTTCTGTTTGTCTAAAACTGTTCCTATCAGTATGATTAATTTTGATGGAAAATTCGTTAAACGAGTTTCTATTAAAGATTTGATTGCTAACTGGTATGATACATTATACACGACAAAACACAGAAAACTCGGATATCAAACATCGTTACTTGTTAATGAAATCCATATTCTCGAAGGTAAGTTGAAGATCTACGATCATATCGATGAAATCATTGAGTATGCTAAGAAATCAAAGTCTGACAAAGAATTCATGGAATATCTTTCTAAGAAATACGGTCTGACATTGATACAATCTAAAGCAATCATCAATATGCGTATTCAGCAATTGAATGCAACATCTAAGGATGAAATTATTGCACAAATTGCTGAGAACAGACGTAAGATCGATGAACTTGATGAAAGAGTTATGCATATCGATGATGAAATCGTTGCGGATCTCGAAAAGCTAAGAAAGAAGTATGGAAGACCAAGAAGAACAGTAGTACTTGAGGATTCAGAATCAAGTTCTAAGAATATAACTTCTATTCCTATGAGTAATGGAATGATTCTTTGGACGAATAATCAATACGCTGTGTTCGATTTAAATGCTGTACTAAATGGTAAAAGTTTGATAAATGGTGTTAAGACTTGTAAAGTAAATGGTCGCAATGTAAAAGAAATTATTGGTGGTCACAATGTTTATAAGGATCTTATAGCCATTCTGATATTCAATAGAGATGGTACTGCTAAGAGAGTTAATGTCTCAGATTTGGTTGGTATCAACAATTGGATTTCGGTATCAGACGAACCGATGATTGTGGGTGTAATTCCTATTTATTCTGAAGATGACAAGTTCATTTGTATATCTGATCAGAATAAAATAAAGATCTCATCTGTAGCAGATTTCAATAGTAAACAGTCAATAAAAGCTGGTGTTATGAAATGTGTACAGAGAGTAGATTCAACAAAGGATTCGTGTTTCATACTCTGTGAATCAGGAAGATATCATTATATTCATATAGCTGATATTCCTGAGTTAGGAAGAACAGCTTCAGGAGTTATTCTAAATATTCCTGATAATGAAAATGTCTCGATGATACAGATGGAACAATTCACAGATGATATTGGTATAGCGTCTATCACAGATGCAGAAGGATACACATATATCATCAAAATCGAACAGGAATTACTCGAAGAAACCAATAGAGCGAACAAAGCTAAGAAATTGATGGATTTGAGTGATTATACGTTTACTAATATTTGTGAAGTGAATATTAAAGATAAAGATGCTAAATGCATTTTAATCGGAAAGAATTCTACATCACAAGTCAACATGAGTAACATTAGATCTGGAGATCTTGCAAGGATACCGAAGAAAGTTCCGATATCTATTGTTGGATTGGTCACTTACAAAATTTAAAATTATAAGGGTAGTCGATGACTACCCTTATTTCTATTCTACAGGAGGAAAAAGGAATTATGGATGTGAAACGCTTGATAATCGATCTTAACAACATGTTTTTGCGTATAAACTTTTGGGATGATGGAAACGTTATAGCTTTTAGCTTTAAATGCGATTTCTTTGATAAAGCTTATATAGACAAAAATAACCGTATAAGGTTCAATATCAAAGAATGTAATAGTGGTGAGTTAATGTTGAACCTCTCCACAAGAAACGCAGAAAACGACAACAGCGAGTTCTTTGAGATTTCAAGAAAATACTTCAATGATAATCTTGCAAATCTCGTAAAAGATTCTCTTAGGCATATGCTCAATGGGGAACAGCTTATACCTAATCCGTCTGTTGAAGCTGCTTACAAGCTAAAGTCAAGACCTAAGAATAACAATCATACTCAGAGAGTTCGCAATCTCAATGTTGGTATTTATGGTCTAGATCCTGATGGATACAATATCTGGTGTCCTACTGGTGAAAACCTATTTGAAGAATTGGAAGATTTTATGGAAATCCCTAGTGGTGATTTCATGGATCTTCCACAGAATGCTGTACAACTTGAGTTAGATCTCTTCTAAAATTAAAAAATAAACGCTCGATTTGATATTGGGCGTTTATTTTTTGTTTATATATTTTACTAATAGCATCGAGACTAAGTATTATATAATAGGAGAATAATATGAGACTTAATTTTGGAACAGGAAGAAGTACGTTCGGCATGACTACTAAAGATGTGCCAGGAATGTATAAATTACACAGATTTATAGTTCTTTCAGAGATTTCTTCAAACAGTGTACCGAATATCTTGGATATATTCTTCGGATTATTTCCTGGAGGTATAGATTGCGTTGATGAATCTTCTAAGAAAACAAGAGTTATGGTAATTAATAACTCTGAAGTACATGGAACTTATTATGGATTGCGGGATTCTAGAACTAGAAACGTATTTATCCATCATGGAATGGCTGATTGTTCAGCAAATGAAATTCAAGGTGATACACCAATATTCTTCAAAGACGTTGACTGGAACGTTATTGTTGATAAACCAGATGAAATGGAAATGGCCGTTTCACAAAATAAATGCTTGTCAGCAATGGGTGAAGTAAATCTTTCTTATGATTCGGAAGTATCTGGAGATAATATCTTTAGACCAAACAGTGGTAGTAAGAAGATATTGATTCCTACACCGGAATTCTATGACGAAAAAGATATGGTTCTTGTAGGTAATCGTGAAGAAAACTACATGGATATGATATATGACGCAAAAGAGAAAATCTGGGAAACTCCGGATGATTCTAATATACTCAGCAATATGTATACTCTTACATTGAATGATCTTATTGATGAAAATACTAAGATTTTCAGATTAAACATTAAGATCGAAAATTTATCGTCATTTAAAGAATTTGATGAAACTTCAGAAACATTCAATAGTTTTGTTGAAGAACTTTGTGCTAACACTAAATTCGCTCTTGAAAAATCAGGTTTCTCGTCAGCAGAGATTATTTATGACGGAAAGAATGGTTATAATGTAACTAATCTTAAAACGTATATGAATCTTACTGATATTGAGAAAAGAATCAATTACATGGGTTTGTGTTATGAACTCGATTCATTGAATGAAGCTGGTTTGTATGGTAGTAGAAATGATATTAGCATTATTATGACACTCAACTATAGTAATATTCACGTTAAAATAATCGATAAGATTATTGACAGAAGAAATTCTGAAAATACTACAGATTCTGACGTATTAGGATTGTCTCAGATGTTAAGAGAAAGTACAGCGAATATGTACATGTCATAAACGTTTCGCTTATATATTCTCTATATAATAAGGAGTGTTAGTATGAATATAACTGCGAGAACTTGGCAAAAACCGAAAGAGTATGTAGAAGCTGGTAAAGGTTTTGCCGAAGCTGGCATTTTAGATGCACACAGATTTTTCTATATATTCTTTTCGTATAATGACATCGATGACTTTAAAAATAACCGATTGGATCCAAAAGCAATATACTATGGAAAAGCAATTCAAATAAATCTTTCTATCTCTAGAGGTGGTAAAGATAATGTTGATGTAGCTCCATGGTTTAGAGGTTCAGATAATTCGACGTTCATGAGTATAGGAATGTACATTTATGACGTTATTTCTGAAGGTAGTATTACAGATCTTTCTGGAGCACAGTTCATTCTTAAAGAATCATTGGTGTCTTCAACAACAAATGATTATGATTTGAAGAAATCTATGTTACTCGGAGCATCAATGTATTCTAAAGATCTTAGGGATAAACCTGAGAAATCGATATATTTGGCAAATAACATAATGGAAGATCATCCACCAATTCCAGAACCAGAGTATTACACTATAAGACAACAAGAAGTTGAAAATGGTGATATATTCACAATATTGGATCTCGGAACTGTTATAACTCGTTTAGGTCATGAAATATTTGATGAAAATACTACATTTTCGATAATGGATATGACCGAAATGAATGCTATGGAACCAATTCTCAAGAATAAAATATATGAAGCGAGAAATACCAAACGAATGAGTGACTACAAAGCTTCTATATACGATTCTACAGAATTATCAGAATATACATTGTATGAAGATTTTGCAAGTATGCAACATGGTTATACTTACATTTATGATACAAATCTTGGTGTAAATATAATCAAAAACAACAAATCGTTTATGCCGTTTGTAAATCATCAATTCAAAGATAAACTTCAGGAAGATCTTGAAGGAACTTTGAGAAAAATTAAGATGTATGCTTCTGAAGTAGAAAAAGAACTTGGTCCTATGAGATTGATGTTTACTCCATTATATTATGGAGATAAAAGTAACGTCTATTTCAAAGATTGGAAAGCTGACAATCAACCGGTTGTTAAGGATTCTATTGGTCTTGATAGTGGTACTAAGTTGGAAAATGAAGTAGTTAATTGTTGCTCAGAAGAATATGACGGATGGGGAGCAAGAGATAAAATGGTTCCACCTGATGGTGGATTGTATGATTAAGGAGGATTTATGGCATACAGAACCAAACAATTTAACATCCTGTATAAGGAGTACTTGAAACCAGTTATGGATTTCGTGGGAATCACAACCTCTAATGACCCAGGTTGTGGTCTCATGAAATATATCGGTTGTGACAAAAAGAATCCAGAAGGAAAAGCTGTACCGACATATTTTGTCAATCAGTTTAATAACAACAAGATCTATACGTTAGTCAGATCTCAAGACGAGTTCATTAACTATAGATCTCGTAAAGATGATTTGGAATACTTTAATCCATTTGTGAAGTACAAGAATGCATTATTGCTTTTGCTTATGACAACTCCTGTTATATACGAAAAGGTCGTAGACAGGAGTTTTTGCCAAAATGATGATGGTGTAGATCTCGATATCGTAAACGTAATTGTAGACGATGAACTTGCTATCACTCAGGAAGAAATTCTTAATCACGTTAGAATTCTTCAGTATCCGTTACGTAAAAATATGTATGACGAATCGATATATTCGTATGGTGTGGAGTTCTCTACAGATACAATGAGCTTATGCGATTCTGAGCTCATAGAAGGTATAACAAGTTCTGAAGACAGCAAAATATTGGCAGTATTCATGTTGATCTTTAGGATTATGGCAAGATTTGAAGAGCCATTACCTATTCTTACAAAAGCTTGTGACGGTTCTTTTGAAAGACTTCGTGAGATGTTTGTTGATACTCTTACAAAGTATGAGAAAGAACGTGAACTTAATAGAAAAGATATTAAGAAACTCAAGATCGAAACTGAAGTTGATGTATATCAGGGTGATGAACTTGAACTTCTTGATTCTAACGAATACGAATCTGTTTCAGATGCATTGGATAAATCTTCTTCTCCTGAAGATGAAGAGCTAACAAATGTTACTAATATTACAGACAAATACAAAGAAGTTATTCCTATCATCGATAAAGAAAGCGATGACGATATGCTAGAATTGGATTTCATCTAATACTAAAGAGGGCCTTGTGCCCTCTTTTTTTGTTTGACAAACTAATATATCCTTATAGGATAAAAATAATAATAGGACTGTGTTATGAACAAAAAACTTGCTATACTTATTACATCTTTGGTTTTGAGTTTTGTACCTATTGTGGGATATTCTGATCAACAACCTGGTAATAAAGATTACAATTCTACCGAGTATACAATGAATTACTACACGAATAACGCTGAATATGGTGGAGCAGAAAAGGTTTATCAAGCCGATATATCTGGAGGAAATGTCCAATACATTAGACGTGATGAATCGTTATACGACTCCGTATTTGAGGTTTTGAAAAATAACCTTTGGTTCGTAGTGGTAGTTTGTGTATTGGTAATAGTTGTAATGTATTCGATTATTCTATTATTCGTTGGTATTTTTAAATGGTTAGGAAAACGATTTGAGCATACCGAATATTTAGAAATAGGAAAACTCAAAATAAAAAACAGGAATTATAAACCTGAGAATACAAATAGTCAAGACCAATCATTTAATGTTAGAACTTTTGTTACAATGCTTGATATAATTCTTTCAAATGAAATGAAATTGGCTATTACTAAAACTATGGATATCATGAATACTATTCATTCTATTGAAAATATTTATGATTCTCAGTGTGAAAGTATATTTCGAAATACCTTCACTACACTTAAAAATGAATACCATGAACGATTAGTATCTTATGCTTCTGAGGTTACAGGATTCACAATGGATTCAATCCACAGAACTAGGGAATATTTTTTTATTTCTGATATGTTGCATTCTGCAGAAATATTCTGGATGGATCAGAGTAAAGATATTATTAGTCGTAATGGATTTGTTGAAATTGTAGATGATAAACGCAGATGTGGAGAATATATTAAAGAACTTGAAGATTGTATATGGAGATCTATAGATATCCGTAAACTTGAAGCTACAGTTCTTAAAAAGAAAGATATTGACGAAATCTTGATTGATATCATGAGAACGACTTCTTCTCAGCTAGAGAATATGTTTATGAGACTTGGTTCTCTTAAAAAGAGCATGTTGTCTAAGAAATCTGAGAAAATGTCTATCGTTGATAAAGCAATTTCCACTAGTGTAGATACGACTTTGAATAATATCAAATACAGATTCTTTGGTACAGGTTTGAATCCTGAGAACAATGAATCTGGAGAAGTCGCAAATACAGCAAATACATAATGACAAATGGGGTTTTATACCCCATTTGTATATTTTGGTCCATCGACAAAACTATATACTTTTCGAAATGGTTATTACAAAGGAGTAAGTTATGGGCGTTTATACACATAGCGCTTCGAGAGCAATATACGAACAAGAAATAAAAAAGGTTGGTAGTAACTTAACACATAGCGGTTCTAAAGCGATTTATCAACAAGAACTTGCAAAAGCTTCCAGCCAATATACACATAGCGCTTCAAAATCGGTATATGAACAAGAATTAGCCAAAGTTACTAATAAATATACACATTCTGCTTCAAAGTCAGTGTATGAACAAGAATTGGCTAAGGCTACTAAAAATAACAGTACAGTTTCTAATGCTGCATCGACGTTTACTGGAGGTGGCGGATCATCGGGAACTTATTCGTCTGGTGGATCGTCTGGATCAAATCTTACCGCTAGTTCTTCTGACAATTCCAACTCTAATAATAGTAGTAGAAGTGGTTCAAAAGCTAGCGAAAGTGGTAATGGAGAAGCTAAACCTATAAATAACGTCTTATCAAATTATGATAATGAAGTAGTAGAAACTGAATCTGGATCTTCTGGTTTTGCATCAGGTTTATTGGAAACTTATAAAAATGGTGGAGCTCAAGGTCTCGTATCCAATCTTACAACTTCAGTAAGTTCATATCTGAATGATAAAATACAAAGTTTGAATAAACTTGCATCAGGATTTGCTTCTGGAATGCTCGATAAACTCGGGCTTTCTAAGTATCTTGACAAGTTTATGGAATTTGGAAACAAGTACTTCGGCGATGTAATGAAAATGTTGGGAGACATGAAAAATGATGCTCTTAGACAATTACAAAATGCCGCACTTAACTATATTTCTAACATAGTTGAAGATCTTACAGCTAACCTACTTTCAACAGTATATATTCCAGATTCTGTATTTAAACTGACTATCGAAGGATTATATAAAGCTGGTGCAGACCTTGCTTATAATAGTCATTATCTTCGCGATCATTGTCTTGCTAGAGACTGGAACGAAACGTTAAAATATGTTGATGAACAATATGGATTGGATTATTCTCCAGCTTATGACGAATTGATTGCTGATGTAGAAACATGTTCTCATGGTTCATGTTGGAAGAATCTTCATTATATTTTCGGCAAAATGTATGATCATTACAAATATATTGTAAAAGAAATTGGTAAGAATACTAGAGAAGTTGAAAAGATTATTGGTGGAGATATCTCCTCTCTTAATGAAATGACCGATGAAGAATTCAATACGAGATTTGATGATGTGACTATAGCTAAGATAGTTGCTTTACAAGGTATAATAGGAGATCTTACAAGAAATAAGACTCTTATCGAAGAAACTATGGTAAAAGGTCTTAAAGATCTTATTGTGTATTCATACACATATGTAAGAGCATCTGATATTCGTAAATTCTTTACTGATTATCCAGAAATTTTGAAACCAATGTATTATGGTTCAACTGATAACAAATATAATCAAAGGTTTGCATTCACTGGTAGCGATATTGAAATAATGATGCCTATGCACGGTGATCATAAATTGACCGAAGCCGATGAGGCAATTTTGAATGATGTAAACTCTCATATAAATGAATTAAGTGCTGCTGCAGATGAGGCTTCTAAAAATGCTACAGAATATGAACTTAGAGCTAAAGAAGCTGGTTTTTCTTTAGAAGATGGATACACTATTGAAGGTGCTAAGAATAAAGCAGCTGCATCAATATCTACACTTAGAAAAAACGTCAATCAAAATCAGAAAGACAGATATGGAACTCTTAGTAGAACAGCATTAACTAAAGGTTCCAATGGTGTATATAAAGCTTCTATGGCAAGATACACGATGAAGAACTCTAAGAAAGACAAAGTCAAGTATCGTAGTAAGGATATTGATGATGTACTTGAAGCTACAATGACTTATGATAACACTTGGGTAGATCTTAGAAATAAGAATATCAAGACAATTTATGTTTTGCTTGCTAATGAAACTATTTTTGGTTCAGAAATGATGGTCAATAAAGCTTTTTATGACCGTTGTAAGATACCTACAGCCACAGTTCTCAAAACTAGTCTTGATAAAGCTAGAGGTATTCTTGGAACTTCTATGCTAGTTCAATCAATGTTTGATCTTTCTGATGCAATTGATGGTTCGGCATATAACTACACCAAGAGTGTTGAAGATTATTTGTTTGATCCTTCTGTTAACCGTAGTGCAGATAGCTTAGCCGAAGTTTTTGGTGGTGCATGGAAACTTACTTTTGAAGAATTGAATGAACCTGATATAAAAGATCTTAAAATCACAGGTGATTTGGTTGAAGGCGAGATTGTAAATCCTCAAGATGTTGCTTCAAATCATGTTGTAAATAACAATACTCTTGAAAAAATAAATAAAATGCTCGATGCTAACTTGGTTGCTAAGAGAGCTATAGTTAATATCTTACGTTTTGCTTCAAATATTCCTATGCTTAATCGTAGAGATATAATTATAAAATGGCTCTATTTCTTTTATAATGCTATGGTTTCTAAAGGAATCGATCAGGCTATTAGACAAAGAACGTTATCATCATTGGTTTACTATGTATTTGGTAAGAAAGGTATTACCGATATAAGTGAAATCAACGGCATATTCGATTATGCTACTACAGAGTCATTGAATGATAATATTAAAGTTTTGGCAGCAATTAGTAAACTTCAGCTATATGAAGAAGCTATGAGACTTGAAGAAACTGAGTTTAAGACAACTATTATTAAACTCTATAAGCTTGCTGTGGATATGATGGCTAGAGAAGTTGAAGACATAGGATTTATCAAATCTCTATTCAAATACGATAAAGAATATTTGAAAACGTTCTTTAAAGCATCTTTCTATAATGAAGTTGATTTCTTAAAGAGTATCAATTCTAGAGATAATCTCTTGTATGGCATTTTCTATCCACATAAAGATAATCTTACAGAACATTTCGACGGTTTTGATAGAACTGGTATTTTCGGTTATAGTGATTCTCTTAAAAGAATTCAATTCACAAATATCATTGATGGTGACTGGTTATCTATAGCTGTAACCTATAATGGTACTTTCTTTGGTGGTTCAGATTTTGCTGAAAAACACGGAATTAAGATTCTTGATGAGAGTACTGGAACTATTGTGGATACGAATATTACTACAGGTAACTGGGTAAGTATATTCGAATATTTTAAGACTACATTCTTTATCAATTCTGATGATCAATTATATTATTGGAATGGATCGGATGTTGTATATACTGGTATAGATCATATTAGTGATTGGGAATTTAAAACCATTAAAGAAATAAGTTTGATTCTTCTTTGTAGTAAAAACAATAGTGGATTCAAATATTTCACTAATTCCAGATTTAATGACGGATCTACTAGTGGTTCTGGATGGAAATGTCAAAAGATTCCTGGCGGACATATAGTTTATCCTACTAAGAATCCTGGATATCCATATGCTATAACTACTTCTAAAGCATTCAAAATGCTTAATGGATTCGATACTTACACTCATTTTGCTAATATTACTCACACAATGAAACAAACTGTTAATCCTCCACAAGGTGCTACAAATCCTGATGGAACACCAGTTAAACCGACAGTAACTTATACATATACGTTATATTTGTTTGGTGGAACTAGAAACAATGGTATTCTTACTTATAAGAGTACATCGGGATCTAGCAATAAATTCCAGTTTGAAAAATCTAATCCTGAAACCAGATTCGTAGATGCTGTAGGTTCTTCAAGTCTTGCAATACCTATGAATCTTACTAATACAACAATTTGTGTAGTTACTGATAATAAATTCGTAGATGTTGATTTTATTATAAGTCATGCTTCTGAATCTACTGGTGGAATAGCTCCTGTATACCCATTGGATGAAGATGATTCTTCCACATTACGTCAATTTACATCGATTACAAAGTATCAAACTTGTAAATCAAAAGTTTTCTTTACAGATTCTACAGGATCTGGAAACCAGAATTATTATATCGATTTTGGTACATCTACTGTAAATGATCTTGATGATTCTATAGATTTGAATTCTGGTGTATTCTATGAGTTTGATCCTAATGATACTTTGTATTGGAAACGTAATGATGGAAAAGGTGTATATAAATTTACAAATAATTCTGTTGTAGCTATGATTGATGGTGCAGACAATGATCTTACCGGATGGGAATTAACCTATGCCGGTGGAAGATTGTATGCTACAAATACATTAACCGGAAAAGGTGTTAGAACTATTTCTGGAAACAAATTGGTTACAACAAATATCGATTCTGGATTCTGGAAAGTTGGAGCTAGCGATGCGAAAGTTTTTGCAATGTCGTATAATAACACTAATAAAGGTATTAGATATTGTAATAGACTTGCTCCTACTATAGAATTTATCGAAATACCTGCAGAATGCACTAAATATGGTGATATTGGCGGATTCGCATATAACAGTAGTAGAGGAATAATGTACTTCGGAGAAAACCGTTCTGCACTCATTCTTAACGTTGGTTCTATACCATATGACGTTGACGGATTTATATTCCCTCTATATGAGTATGAATTACAGAAACGACTTTCTGAAATCATCAGCAATAAGCTTGTAATTTTCTCTAATATTATTCTATCATTACTTGAAACAAATGCTTTGTTAGACGATATCTTGAATATTCTTAATCCTATTATGGACGATATGGACGACTTCTATACATCTATGCTAGTTTCATCAAATCTCTTCAGTAATCTTTTGTCTTATGCAGAAGCTAGATCTGAATTCGATATCGATGATCCGTATGCATTGGATGGTATCTTAACAGATTTCATACTAAACTACTCTTATAATAAGAATAGAAATGATACTACAGCATCTTTCTATGCTTCATTAGTTGATAGACATGGTGTTTCTGGTTCAGGTCCTACAAATAGTAGTCTTGAAGAAATTATGGCTAGATTTAATGCTGGTCTTATTAACATCAAAGTCTTCTCTAATGTAACAATGGCTGAAAAAGATGGTAAAATGCAAGAAGTTTCGTTGTTAGACTCTGTTGGTGGAGACACTACAGAATTTAATAAAAAATACAATTGGAGAACTCTTGAGTTCATGAATTGTGACGAAAACGGAGATATCTATTAAAATATAATAAGGGTGGCTCAATGCCACCCTTATTTTTATTCGATAAATGGATCTGCTGTAATAACAACAGCATCTTTATATTTACCAATAACATGCAAGAAGTTTTCAATTTCAGCAACTGTGAATGTTCTTTCTGTGAAATAACGTTTCCAGTCTGTGTAATTGATTCTCCAAGTTTCGGTATTCTTTTCTTCTGAATGGTAAAGTTCAATAAGTTTTTCGATATCAGCAAGATCGTTAACAACAAATATCTTATTCTTAATCTTCTTGTTATCTGGATTGAACGTTGTAATTCTTCCAGGATTAAATACATCGTTGACAATCTCAGTAACAACGTTGATGTATTTTTCATAAGTCTTAAGATATTCGTTGTATACAGCATTCTTAAACAACAATGGCCAGTCATTAACGCCTTTATTCTTAATAACGCTTGTGAATTTGACAATAGCAGAACGATAATCTCCAGCAGTAGCATATGAGAATACACTTTGGTGTAATTCGTAAAGAATACCAAGCATATCTTTTTCTGTAAGTTTTTCGTACTTTGTGTAGGTATCGAAAATGTCTTCAAGTTCGTCAGGATCATAAGAACCAATCTGAACATCAATAATGCTATCAACATTTACGACATGTGTCGAAATTGAAGACATTGCGCTTTTAAGCTGAGTTCCATCATAAATCATTCCAGGGAAACCGGAAATATCCCAACCTACAAAAGCCCAAGTGTTTTCTGAGATTTCATAAGCTTTCAATACAGAAATGTGTCTAGCTTCACCAATTCCGACACTATATGGAAGACGCTTATTATAAGCGAGTTCATTATCATCGTTATATTTTTCGATCTTTCTAACAAGATCAAGTGGTGAAGAAATACCTTGAAGTAGCGTTTTTACAATTTCTGGATTGTAGGTGTTGATTTTAGTGGAATCAAGTTCCACGATGTCATTGATAGTATAATATCCATTATGCATAATGTGCACTCCTAATCTATTGATTATATTAAAATGTCTTGGCTAACCAATCACATAAATTTTTAACTAAAATTTAAACCACACAACTATATAATTTGTATTATATAGGAGAAATTATGTTATGGATAAAGAATTCAAAATTACGAAAAAGCATATTATTGCTTGTTGTATTACTATCGTTCTTTGTATCGGGTCTTTCTGCGCAGGCAGGTTCCTCAGATTTAGAGGAATTTCAGGAACTAGCCAGCAGCTTATCGACGGAGTCGTACTTAGCAGAGAAACAGCAGATAAACTTGCTGATGAGCTTAATATTGCAAGAGCTTCACTCAGCTCCTCAGAAAACTATGGACAAACAATCCTTGAAGGAATTGGAGAATTACGAAAAGCTAGTGAAGTCGGAAGATTATGCTCAGATGCCATTAAGTTATCAATTGAAAGAGATGCGGAAAACAATGAAAATCTACTCAAAGCTCGAGGAGACTATTTCGAATCAGTCGACTACGCTATCGAATTGGCAACTCAACGTGCTGAACTATATGAGCAAATTGTTCGAACATATGAACAGGCTGTCTTTTATAATGGAAAAAATAGTAACGAGTCAGAACCAGGACATGGGGTTGGCAATTAACGAATTAAACAAAGCGTTATCAGATGTAGATTTTTTACAAACACATCTTGCTAGTATGGAAATATTAGCAAGAAAACAAGCTGAAGAAATTGCTGCGTTAAATAACCGATATAAAGGATTAAAACGAGTTAGAATTGGAAGTCTTTGTATTGGTGGTGCTAGTTTGTTTATCGGTGTCACCGGTTATTTTGTACATAAGACTGATAGTTCTGAAGAACTCGGTAAAATGATGATGTATGCTGGTGCTACAGCTTTAGGATGTAGTGCAGCAACATTTGGATTAAGTTTTAGCATACCTTTTTAAAGATACTTATATATTATATTACTGTAGGGAGGATTCTATGGATGCAGTGTACCTAGAAGATATTTTGTCAGCAAAACGTGGATCTGAAGAAAGAAAACATGCTATTAACAGAGCTAGAGCTTATGTTAATGAAAAGTATGGAATAGATCTAAAAGATCCTACGAAGTTTCTTATTCAAAATATCGAAGAATCTAAATGATGGTAATGGTGGAGAGTTTTCTCTCCACCATTAATATTTGTTTTCATATTAAGGAGTATAATATGAGAAACCGATGTGACTGGAACGCAGTCATCGAGGACATTAAAGCAAATGCTGGAAAATATTCTCGAATGGATATTTGCGAAAAATATAACATGACTTATTGGGCTTGTACACAATATTTTCATCATCATGAAAATTATGCTAAGCTCTTAAGACATGTTGACAATATCAAGGTGGATCGCAAACGATTTAAAGAAATCGTTGAGCAGAATCCTAACAAATATTCTGTTGACGATCTCGCAGAAATGTTTTCTGTATCAAGATCTGCAATTTTCAATTTGATACGCAATGACCCACAGATTACAAAATTGAAAGGTTTGATATGTATATCGTATAGTCATCCAAAGTTCGATTGGGAAACTATCGATAAACGTGTTTTGCCAATAATTTCGCATTTGAGGGTTACGGATGTCGCGGATTATTATAACATCCAGTTTGCTACAGTTCACAAGCATTACGAAATGCTCAATGTGATTGACAAATTTGGAACGGATATTATCAATCCGCTGAATTACTTGTAGTGTAATGATAATAATACTGTAAGGAGGTATTATGGAAAAACAAAAACGTGATTGGAAAACCATTGAGGATGATATTAGAAATCATCCCGGTGTTTATTCCAAAGCTGATATTACTCGTAAATATCAGTTAAGGAAATTCGAATGTCAAGTACATTTCAGATATCGTCTTGAGTTCGAAGATCTGTTTCGCAACGGGTACGAAAAGTATGACTGGAAAACTGTCGAAGAAGACATTAGACAGAATCCAGGCGTATATTCTCGAATGGATATTTGTGAAAAATACAACATTTGTAGAACAGCAGCCATATCCCATTTTAAAAAGAATAAGGAATTCAAACCTTTGCTTTGTGTCAAAAATCGTAAAGATCTTAGATATGATTGGCAAAGCATAGAGCAAGATGTTAGAGACAATCCTAACAAATACTCTTTTGCAATTATAACTAAGAAATACGGCATGACATTTTCAGCTTGTATAAATCACTTTAAACATTGTCCAGAATTAAAAGAATTGATTTTGGACGATTCGACGTTCCGAAAGTACAATTGGAAAATCATCGAAGATGACATTAAAAGTTGTCCTCGTGGTGAATATTCGATTACCGACATTTGTAAAAAATACGGAACAACGATTACAGCGTGTTTATCACGTTTCAGGAAATCAAAGATGATGTCATATCTTCGACCTGGTAATTGGAAGTACAACTGGATACCTGTTTATGAAGACATCAAACAGAATCCAGGGAAATACACTACAGACATGATTTCCAAAAAGTATAATATTCCTCAAGTTGTTGTACAATCAATGCTAGGTCATCATCCTGAACTGAAAAGTTTAGTGATATCGTTGAAAGCCCATGTTGATTGGGAAATCATCGAGGAAGATATTAGAAATCATCCAGGTGAATATACTCAAGCTGATATTATTCGAAAGTACGATCTTCACGATTTTTCGGTAGTCAGTAGGCATTTCAAGAGGCATCCGGAAAGCAAAAAGTTTCTTCGTGATGGTTCTGGACAAGGTAGACCAAAATTGGTGAATGTGCCAGAAACTCGAAGAAAATTTAGCGTTTCTGAACAAAGGTGCAGAATGATTAAAGAATTTCTTACTTTACATCGAAAAGAATATACTAAAAAAGAAGTTCTGAAAATTCTTAATATCACTGATATACCACTTAGAAACTTCTTGAAGTTATTTCCTGAGTATGAAGTATGTTTAAAGGCTTCGGAAGATAATCGTGGACGTGGAAGAAAACTTGATTGGAAGCATATCGATGAGAAAATTGTTCCAATCATTGAGAAGCTTACTGTGGATAATATTTGCAAGCATTTTAGTATCTGCAAAAGTTCGGTTAGGGCACATTTGAAAGAACTTGGTCTTTTAAATAAGATCGGGACTAATATTCCTAATCCGTTGGATCCACAGTATGACTAATCTAAAGAAGGGCTTCGGCCCTTCTTTTTTTTGTTAAACTGTATCGTACATATACTGTATATGATTGTAACACGTACTGAAGATGGTTCATTTAAATATACTTTATCCTCAGAAGAATTAACAATGGATCCTAAGAATTTTGCTAAATTTATCGATTTTGCTATTGAGGAATCAAGAAAGAAATATGATTTATGTATGCAGTTATCAGAAAAATTGGCTAACGATATAGAACGTAGATCTAATGAATCTATAGCTGCAATAAATAGAGAAAAACGTTTGTTAGATGAAACTCATAAAGAACTAAAAAATGGGTTAATTAATATTTTTAAAGAATGTTTGGAGCCACAAGAATACAAGCCAAAATAATTTAATTACATATTATAATAGTAGAAATAGGAGGTGTTTCATATGTCGACTGATGAAACCACAACAACAAATGAGAAGCCTGTAGTGGCCAAAAAGGCTTCTAAGAACAAAGTCCGCTTTGTCATTCTTACCAATGGACAGGGTGGAGCCCGTATTGGTGCACTGCTTGCAGCAAGTCTTCCAAATAACCCCTATATGATCGCAATTAACACAAGCGATCAGGACCTGGAAAGAACTAAGTTGCCTGATGCACAATGCTTTAAAATCGGTGGTGAAAATGCCGATGGAGCTGGAAAGAACAGAAATCGTGCAAAGACGTATTTCAAGAAGTTCAGTTCCACAACAGCCGATGGAAAGAAAATGGATGCGATCCAGACAATCATTGGGTACTATGAAGAAGTATTCTTCCACCCAACAGACCAGACGATCATCATTTCCGTTTTCTCATCTGACGGTGGTACGGGTTCAGGACTTGGACCAATGCTTACAGCATCTTTGACAAACTACGTAAACTCTGTAAAGAGTTTCCACATTGGTAACAATGAGTTTGTTATTGACGATGTAACAAATGAAGTTCCAAGACCAGTTGTAATCGGTTTGACACCACGCTGCTCAGTAGCATCTGGTGCTACGAACCTCCAAAACACCATTGAGTGTTTCCTTGATATCCAAAGAACGATCGATGCTGGTATTGGTCACTTCTTCATCGCCGACAATAATTTGCCGGAAGGTGTGAAGTATACCAACACGGAAGAGTTCTACAACATCGTAAACGCAAGAATTGTCGCACCGTTTGTGAAATTCTTTGGCGTTGAGATGAATTCCGACATCAAGTGTATGGACCTTCAGGACAAGATCAATACGCTTAGAATGTCTGGTTGTAGCGCATTTACTACAGTTACAAATGTCAACCAGTTCAATTTCGCTGTACCTAAGGGTCAGTCTGTCCTAAGGACAGTTCAGATGCTTAGACACGATGTTGAAGATCTGACAGCTGAGGAAAATGCCGCAAAAGCACTCGTAAAGAAATTGGATATCATGAGTGTTGATACTACTTCGGTATTCTTTAATGTTGCTGATTCCGGTATCACAACAGATAAGGTAGCACAGGACCTTATCAGTGCATCCATGATTGGCTTCTTTGGTTTCAAGTCACTCAATGCGATTGTTGAAGATTTGAGAGACAATCTCCATCGCACTCAGGTGGCTAATGACAAGAAGTACAATGTCGTTCAGGAACATTCTACAGGTTTCACATCAGTTAAGTCTGATGCTGAAGAACTTGCAGACAAATTTGGTTCCAAGACAATGGATCAGTCAAGTCTGTTAGACTTGTTCTAATAAGACTATGTAGCCTTGTGTAAAAGGGCCCCGGAGTTTCCGGGGTTCTTTTTTTTTATTAAAAAGCGCCCGAAAACATTTAAATATATTGGATATTCTCTTTATAATGGAGTATAAATTATGCAGAACGCGAATGTTACTATTTCCGAAGCAAGTGTTGAAGAACACGTGCTTGAAGGACTTTTTGTTATAAAAGGTTCAAAAGACTATCCAAGTGGTCAGTCTATTTCTGAACCATATGGATATGATAAGGATATTGAAACTCCTATTTTTAAATCATCTCTTAGAGATGTTTATGTTAGTGTACCTGACATTATTGAAGTAAGTAATGGATATTCTGGATATGAAGATTCTGAGAATAATATAGGAATTAATCCTAATGTTACACTTGATTCTCCAAGTCCACGTATGGATAGAACAGATGACTTTGTTTCTACATTGCTCATCAAGAATGGATCTTCTGATGAAGCTTATAAGTATATCTATCCTAACTTTGAATTTGATCCTGATGCTGATGATAATAGGTATGGATCTTTCCTTACAAATGCTACAACTAATCCTGGTGTAGTACTTGGTACAGAAGGTGCACAGTATAACGTCCGTACATGTGTATTCTGGCAGAAAATGTTCTCTATGATTGAATATATCAAGAAATGTGAGAAACAGATTTGTCAGTTGCATCTTGAAGGTCAGGAATATCCTGATACTTGGAATACAAAATACGTTAATACTAATTATTATGCCGATGGTGAGTTGACAAAGAATTACGTAAAGACTTTGAATCCTCTTGCCCAGATGTTGGCTATTTACAATCCACATTCAACATCAGCTAACGATGATGCTATAGTACTTGCAGGTGAAGATAAAATAAATGGTGGTCTAATTAAGTATGACGTACCAAGAATGGAATTCATTGATGGTACAGTAAATGAAACTTATACAATGAATCCTGCCACATTTGCTTCAGTATGCAAGAAAAATATTATTCTTGATCAGCTTGCTAACTTCTATACAACAGATACCGGAAATACTGGAGAAGTCTTCGTATTTAATGGTATCGACCTCAAGTTTGAAGGATTCTCATCGATCGTTTGTACATATTCTTCTAACAAAGAAAGAATTACCAAAGTTTCTTTCCAGGTTTCATTTAGGGATATTGCTATTGGTGATGATGTTGCTACACATAGACAGAAGTGGTCATTCGTTATTTACTTTGATCCTGATGCTTTTGTTAACTCCGTAACAGCAAGTTCATCAGAAAAGTTCCCAGTATGGACTTACAACGATAAAGATATCGATAATAGTCTTCGTGGTATTGATCATCAGTACGATACAGCTAATCCAAAGTTCAATGTCTACGATAACGACTATTCAAACATGCTTGTTCCTGAAACTGACGATGATGGAAATCCGACTATTCATGGTAAATTCGTTGCTAGTCAATCTGAAATTACTACTCAGATGGTTGGTGCAGTTGCTGAAAAGATTAAGAATGGTGGTTTCGATAAATTCGTAGAACTTCCTGTTCGTCGTATTTCTCCATACATCGATGTATCCGGAGCTATCCCAACAGTTGCTTGGGCAACAGCTAAACCTGCTACACAAATCTTCTACATTTTCTATAAAAATGTGCCTCCTACAGAAGCAGAGCAGATAGAAGCTGTAAGAAGTTATCTTAATAAACTTCATAGCGATAGCACACATTGTACAGGTCAACATTATATCAATGATGATGAATCCCAGGGTGTAGAATTTATTGGACATGATGCAGAATCTGAAGAAGACAGAATTCAGTTCTTGTCTAAGATGTATCCTGATATTTTCTCTCTTACTACAATCCACATCATTCCTGCAAAGTATGATCATTGTAGAGGAGATATTTCTTCTGCTGACATTTATGCTGATCCAAATAACTATTTCTCAACAACAACTCCTGAAAGATTGGTTGAATCCGTTGTAAATGGTTCTTCAAATACAGGAAACTTCACTTTGTCTGAAAATGGTTATGTTTCTGCATCTACTGGTCTTAATACAGCATATCCTGTAGAAATCTTTAAGATCGGTGCTATAAATGGTGATAATAACCAGGAAACTTCATTTAAGTATGATTTCCCATGGTACGCTGTTAATAAAGCAACAAATACTCCAAACTGTTTGACTTCTATTACTGGTATGGCAGAATACAAACAGAAGAACTTCCAGAATCATGAACCAACAAGTAATGCTGATAAATTCCAGTTTATCATGCTTGTTCTTGCAGGTTTGATGTTTGAGGAATCTACTGGTACATTCACAGCACATAGTAAAACAAAGAAGGCATATAGTAGCATCTTGGGTATTTCAATTTCTTATGATTTTGATACTAAGATCGATCCTAACCTTCTTGAGAGTGGAGATGTTGGTGGACATCACTATAACGTCGCTTCATTCACTATGAATGCTGTTAACTACATTGTATATGCTCAGCGTGGTAAGACATTCGGTTATTCTGGTGCAGGATTCAGAAATTATCAGCTGATTGGTAGCTAATTGGGAGTTAAATAATGATTACATCCATAGAATTTTCTAAACCGTATGCATTACGTTTGTCGGATATCTATGGAGGAACTAAGTATAATTGTATCGTTATCGGTGTGACAAACATCGATAACGTTTCTCAAAACGCTGAGAAATACAATATATACGAAACATTCTTTGTTCCCATAGGATTAGGGCTTACGTCTTATTACACAGCAGTGACAGCAAATACAAAGATTTATATATGTAAAGTAATTGGATCTTTGGAGCCATTTACGGTTACAGATGAAAAGGTATTTATACCAGAAACATTGATAAATCTCGAAACCAGTTCTGAATATGTGGAATGTACGAATTATAATTTCGAAATGTATCCAATTATCAGAAAGTTCAATTCTGAATCAGAAAAGAACGATTATGAGAAAGAAATTCTTGAAAAGATTAAAGATAGATTGCATGGTCTTATAGATTTTGCTAATCTTGATAGTGAAGTTAGTCTATCTTCTTCACAAATCTTTTTGGAAAAAGAAGATATTGTTGCAATCGAAAATAAACGTACAGAAGCATTTAAAGAATACACAGCTAGAAAATCTACAGCTATATTCACTCAACAGCAGAAAGAAAGTCAATACAACTCATTGTATAGTCAATTGGCTAAAGAGAAAGCTAGATATGCTACTCTTAATAAACAACTTGATGCCGCTAGAGCTAAAATGGAAGATGCTGCAGAAAGATACGAAGCTGCAATACGTGCATTGTAGTTATTATAGAATAGTGGGATTTTCCCACTATTCTTTATATATTTTTAATGATTTCTGTACATTTATGTATAATTTCCTATATAAAAGGAGTTTGTCTTATGGATGAAGAAGTAAAAACTGAAATTCCTGTAGAAGAGACAACTGTAGAACAGAAAGAAGTTGTTGAAGAAAAGGCAGCAACTGTCATGAAAGTTCCTGTTGATGAGAATAAGGAAGAAGAATCCGCTGAAGATCTTGCTAGCTATAAACTAAAAGATGTTGTTAACAGCGATGATGAAAAAGTAAAAAGCATTATCGATAAACAGAAAGAATATCTTTTGAATAAGGCTAAAGAAAGTGATCTTGATTGGTCAACTGTTGAACTCGAAGAAGATGGATTGACTCCAAAGATTACAGAAGAAGATAAAGCGATTTATGCCGCAGCAACAGATGATGTTTTCGATGCAGATACATTGAATGTATTTATCTCTACAGCTAAGCAGAACATTGATTCTTATCTCGAAATGAAGTCAACTATCGATGCTGGTCTTGCTGATGAAGACGATCTTGAATACTTTGAAGCATTGTCTAAAATGTCCGAAGATGCAAAAATCGTTTTGGCAATGATCCAGAAAGGTGCAAGAGATCTCATAAAAGACCTTAACGATAATAAAGTTACCGAAAGCGTTATCAAAGGAGCAACTCTTAAGACAATTCGTGACTTTATCGTCAGTAAGTATAAGCTTACTGGAGCACCAGATCGTTTTGATATGAAAGAGATGTCAAAGTATGACAGAACAAGTGATATTGAATCTCGAATTCTCAAAAATCTCTTCCCATCTACAATGATTTACGAATCAATACATAGAGATCGTGTATTCTTTACTAAAGAACCACGCAATTATTCTATATTCTCTAGAAATTACTTTGAAAATCATTCACAGTATTTCATTTATGGTTTGCAAACATATCTTAATGCGGTTTCCAAAGATAATCCTAATAATATCGATATGACTAAGATCATTTATCGTGATTTTAGGGTTCTCGATTTTGTAAATCCTTTGGTTACATACGGATTGGCTAAACTGAATCATCCTATCGGTGTTTCTATGAAATTTGAACAGAGTTCATTGGATTCTATGGAAAAAGTTCTCAATCCTTCTGGAATCTATGATACTGAAGTGAAGAAAGTCGTAGAAAAGGTCGATGAAGTAATCGCATCTTTCTCTGATCCAGATATCATTGAATGGAATGTAAATAACGCTTTCGATATTGTTATTGCTGACAAAACTTGGTCAACATTCTCAGAAGAAGATAAAGCAAATGTTGACGATTATCAGAAGTTTATTTCTGCTTTGACAGGAAAATTCCCTGAAGTCGATGGTCTTCGCATTATTCCTTGGGGCAAGATTTATAGCTTCATGGAAAAATATCAGAACTATGCAGATTTCTTAAGCATTAAGAAGATTATCGAAGATTCTGAAATTCCTGTAGATCAGAAACGTGCTAAGATATTCGTTACTATTATGAATATCGCAAAACGCTTCTTTATTTGGAAGTACGCTGATATTATCGATGATCTTTACATTGCAATTAAGGAAGCTGTACCAAAATCTACTAGGGATTTTATGTTCGGAGCAGTTGTAAACAACATCGCATTGCAGCATAATTTGGCATTCAAATCCGAATTTGATCCTGCGGTAAATGTCGCTGGTGAACAGCTTTACGAATTAGCAAAGAAGACATTCGGAAACGTCGATTATCAAATTATGGTTGGTGACGAAAAGAACGATATTCTTCTTAAGAATGTAAATCTCGTAGATGCTAGACGCGTTTATTGGAATCTTACTGTGGATATTTTGGATTATATCAATGATTCATTAAAGATCTGTAAGATTTAATTTTTTTAATAATTATATATTATATGATTGAGAGAATGTTAATGTCTCTCAATCACAAACAACAGGAGGCCAGTATAATGGCAAGTATTACAACTAATAGTTTGAGTGGTGGAGCTGTAAAGAAGGGTGCAGCTGGTGGGAAGAAAAGCAAGGTTATGCCTTTTCACACGAATGAAGCGAAGGAATTCATGGCAGACAAGCATGAATTCTTGGGTTTCACTTTCTTCAAGAAAGTAGAAATCAATGTTTTCATTCCGAACGAGTGTTCTGAAGAGGCATTGGGTGTCGTTCATTCCACCATCATGAATGGAATCGACGGTATTTTCAATACTATGAAGGTTCCTGACATGATTGCATTCGAACTCAATCCTGATGAGTTCAAACTCGGCAAGGTAAACGCCGTGTTTACAGCGAATATTCCATTCTCTGGAAAGATGGATATCGTTATCCAGACAATCAAGAGAGTGGTAAACAATACCATAAAGCCTGGACTAGAATCCATGAACTTCGATCTCAGTTTGAGAATCAAAGACATGGTAAGAATTGGGGTAAACGCAGGTCTTGAACACCAGGCAAACTCCAAAATCTTCCTTAAGGGATTCACAGCAATCAGTCATGAGGATCCAAGAATCAATAGGGAAACTGGCGAACAGGTCGGAAACCCTAAGGATTACATCAAGACCGGAATCTATGTTGCCGATTGGGCAGGTTGGAAATTGAGAGACGTTATTACGTTCAATCGTTTTAGCCTTAACATGGCAAAGATCATGGTTTCCAAAGCTGATGACACCGTTGAGCAGAGCTCATACGAGTATTGGATTCCTTACAAGAAGAACTTGAAGATTATTACATACCAGTTTGAATCTGGTGATGCTAAGAATCCAAAGTTCCTTGTACACACAACTACGCTGTCCATTAACGTGGTAAAGAATTCAATCATGAATGGGCAGAAGAAGATTCTTGCAGGAATTTCTTGTAATAGGAAGTTCTTCAACGGCTACGTAAGCGGTATCGAAGAAGCTATTACAAATCGTGACGGTGTAAACATTCTCACAATCGGTTCCGGTGCAGACGAAAAAGGTCGTGATATGGACACATACATGGCTGATGTCAACACTATCGATTCAGTATTGTTTGCCGGTATCACAAAGGTTCCTGATGAAGAAGATGAAACTGTTGTAAAGGAAGAAGAAAAAGAACCAGCATTTAACGATGTTGGAACTTTGGCTGATGTCGTCTCCGATGAAGTAGCTGAAGATGAAGACACCGATGTTTCTGAAGAAGAAACTGAAGATGTTGACGTCGATGTCTGCGAAGATGAAGAAACGGACGAAGATCTTGATCCAGATCCTAACGAAAGTGAAGTTTCTGGAGATGAAACAGAAGATGTTGAACCATCAGTAACTGTTGAGCCATAAATCGTTCAGGCTTAAGTTGTAATTGGAATGCAGGGGAGAATCCATGATTCTCCCTTGTGTTTATTTATTATGTTTTGTGGAGGATGTAATTGAATAGCGAAACTAAGGAAACTCTCGCTGGAATCGGAATCTGTGGACTGGTAATTGCGACATTTGGAGCAATAATTGTTGGTACCAGTACTGCTGAAAAGAAAAGAAATGCTGAGCGAAGAACTCGGTACAATGAGCATAACGATGCCATTGATGCCGAGATTTCAAGCATTGGTAATTTCTCCGTGAACGATCTTATCAACAGAATTGTAAGAAGTTCTTGGATTGATTCCGGTGTAAAGCGTTCAGCAGTCAATTCTATCAAGTCTGGTAGAAACAAGATCGATTCCGAAGCTGCTAAGCAGATTTACTCCATTGTCAACAATAACTTTATCGACGACTACGATAAGAGTGAAATTGTTTGGGGAATCTGCGATGGTCACGTAAAGACCAAAGAAGAACTCGAATTGGAAACACAGGAGAACTGTGCTAGATACGAGTATCTTAAGCACAAGGAAAGTGAAGAAACTAAACGTCAAAAGGATCGCTGGAAGTATCGTGAATATGAGAAGGATCGTGAGAATTCTTTGAAGAAAACACGTATTATAGCTGATGCTACACGTGAGGTTTTAACAAATGTAAATATCAACAAGCTCGGTGAAAAGTCCGAAGAAAAGGATAAGAAAAAGAAGTAATTGTTGATTTAACCTAATAAGAGAGGGTCGTCATGACCCTCTTTTTTTTATTCTGTTTAAACCCCCCCCCCACTTATATATTATAATAATGAAGAAGGGAAAACAACCAAATCTAAAACCCTCCTTCAAGAGGTATTATATGAAAAATAAAATTTACATGGCTCTTACAATTTTGACATTTGGTTGCTGGATAGGTGCCATTGTTACCACCATTTGCTGTATAGTCGATCCGACATCGTCCATTGCGGATAGTTGGTTCGGATGGGCTATCTATATGGTGGCTCAGATTGTAAGAGGAATAGTTGGAGGCGACTTCAAGGAGTACGCCTCCATAATGAAATTTCTGATCAGAAACGCAAACGCTCGCTGATCAGAAGAAATCCGAAAGCACTGAAATGTGTGAGTAGGATTTCTTTTTTTTATTTATATATTATATTAATGAGTGGATAAACAAAATTCAAAACCACTCATATAGGAGTATTAATTATGAAAGACAAGATTGTTATCAATGAGGAAGAGTTGATGAAGTTGAATCGTCCTGTAACAAAGAATGACTTCACACCAACAAAATTGGATGTAAATATAGATTACAACTATCTTTACGATTTATTGACTTCAGATATGAACTTGATCACTCATCCTGGTCAGTTCCATGCCGATGAGGTTTTTGCTATTGCATTGATACTAATTGCACGTCAAGCAATAGTCAATGCATCTAAACCTGATCCTGCAGAAGGATTGAGACCAACTGTACCTTATATTAAGGCAGTCGTAAATCGTTTTAATATCGCAGGTCTTCGACCAGAAGAACTTCGTGATTATTACTATTACGACTGTATTCTGGATTTGAAAAATGGTCATTTCGACCATCATCATGACAATCCAGAAGAACGTTGGTTTGCCGATGAAAAGTTTGGATTTGAGCCATCCAAAGAACACAAAATGGATGCGATGGCAACCTTTGGATGTGTCTGGTATAAGATCGGAAAGATCTTTAACATCCAGGGCGTAGAAGGTTCCAAGAACGTCTACACGGAGCTCTACAAGAATTTTATTAGAGAAATCGATCAGATTGACAATAATGGTCCTAAGGTGGCTAAGTCACAGATCGGTAAAATGATCTCTAATATGAATATGTGGACTCCGTATGAGTACACTAGACGTTATACTCCTAATGACTCTGATGCAGATCTTGGAACAACTCCAAACTTCATTGAGGCTGTGAGGTTAGCGATCAGCATCTTGCATGCTGAAATTGTTCAGACACAGAACATGTTTTCTGCTGTGGTGAACGTTCAGAAAAAGTGTAAGATCGAAAAGATCAATGACATCACATACGTAAAGATACCTCGTGTAGCTGATGATGAGGAAGAACCAAATGTTCCTCTTGAAGCTGCGGAGATGATCGGTGCTGATGTTCTAGTAAATTACAACCCGAGTGATCGTGACGGTTCATTCAGAATCGTCATGACAAATTCATCGAAATTGGCATTTGATCAGGAGTTGTTTAACATAAGAGAGCATATTGACGGTATGCTCTTCATGCATCCTGCTCGTTTCATAGCATCATTTGATTCTGTCGAACATTTGGACGAATTCATAAATCGTCTCAAACGCTACGATATTACAAATGGTGAAACTGGTGAGACAACAGGAACCGTCTCTTTCTAAAATAACGATTTAATAAATATAAAGAAGGGCTTCGGCCCTTCTTTTTTTTTTCTCTATTTTTGACAAACTAATATAACTAAATAAGGATAACTATTATGGATGATTCTAAGGCTTTATATAGAAAATATTTTAAAAGAATGCCTGATGATTCAGTACATTTCTTTGGCGAAAAAATGATTATTCAAATACCAGAAATATTCATAGAACGCGGTATTACTAAGATCGTTCAAACTAATGTTAATACTATTGGTATTTTTGAAGGTTATATTTTTGATAATTCTGATGAAGAAGATATATCAAAAGCCGATCATAAGTTTGTATTGAAATTACCATCAACAATATATTTACAACCTTCACATATTGAAAAAACTACAAAAATGGTGGAAGATGTAGAAACAGATACTATGAAAAAAGAAAATTTCTACAATTTCATATTTACATATGACGACGTATTTATGGTAACGTGTATTCTTGTTCAAGACTTCCATTGTGTTGATAGTTTCTGTGATATGCTTCTTAATGGTAAGATACCAGATATGATTCGGTATGATGAAATGACCTCATTGTGGGCAAAATGTGCAGAAATTAACGGTTCTAAGAATCTTAAAACAGATTTCAATACACTTGCTATGATTGTTTCTAATCTTATTCGTGATCCTGAGAATTTTTCTGATCCATTCCGTTTGGTTTATGAAAAATATTATGCTAAAGGGATTTATAACGGTAAGCGTATTATGTATCGCGATATTCCTAGGTATATATCCAACTTCACGGCTATTACTGGTTCTGATCCTAGATTCGGAGTAACTGTATCAATGGAAAAGACAAAGGGTAGAAAGAAACCTGATACTACGTCTCCTGTAGAGGAAATGATTAAATAGGAGAGTTTATGGGAATATATGATTACGAAAACATGTTGAAGCATGAAATCTATTATAAAGATGGTAGAAAGAGTAATCTCATGGAAAGAACTAAAGAAAACATGCGTTTTATTATACATTACGCTAATTTTCTTGTTCCAAATAGTTTAGGAAGAGTAATTAATACCCATGTTTTCAAATACACTAAACTTAGAGAAGAAATATATGCTTTGACTTGTAGATTATACGATGTACAAGACAAAACCGTTAAAGAAGCTTCACAATTTACATTTTATGTAAATGAAACATCGTTTTGGAATAGATTTCATATTTATACTAAAGATGGTATGCTTTTGAGTGCTAAACATGGTATAAGTGTTAATGAAATGCTTAATATATGTGAGCATGATAAAGATAAGTTCGATAGAATAGATTTGAATCTTATTCCTGCTGAGAAAGATGAATTGCATAATTCTCCTATTCTTATACAAGATGAAGCAGAGAGATTGCATATTTATGACGATAGTATAGTAGTTATAGATTCACACATTAATTATAACAAACGTGTTTGGTGCGAATTGTTTGATCAACAGCTTATTATTCCTAGTGAAATAAAAGGTGGAGTTGAAGTAGTTACCCGTTTAGGCAATTATAAAACCCCTGGTACTATTCTGTATTATGATCCTAATGATCCTGAATATGAAAAATATTCTCCTTTATATCTTTAAAATATTGAAATAGTGGGATTTTCCCACTATTTCATATACTACCAAAAACATTAGAATATACTTAAAAGAGGGTAAAACTATGTCTAGTAGTATGGATTTGGACCTTCTTAATGTCAATAAAGACATAGAAATGAATGGGTGGTTGGAAGTTACATCACCTAAATATTTTGTGTCAAATACGACTGAATTGGATCCAGAAGGTATATTTTCTATAGATATATTTGGAGAACCTGGTACCGAAGACAGAAAGCTTAAATGGGGATGGGTAAGATTGAATGATGTATTCATGAATCCTCATGCTTACTATGTATTATTCCGTCTTAAAAAGAATATTGCGGAAGATATGAAGACCGGTACAGGCAAATATTATGTTGATAAAACTGGAGAATTAGTTAAACTTGCTGCTGGAAAAACAGTTCCTGCAGATGCTGCATATAGTGTTCTTGGTAGTGGATTTGATTGGTTAAAAGATGCTTGGCCTCATATAACTTGGAGAACTACCAAAGATATGTCTATGGCAGCTAAAACTCGAAGAAGATTCTTAAAAGCATTTGATATAGATGCTATTTTCTGGGATAAATTTCCTATTTGTCCAGCATTCTATAGAGACGTTGATTATAAAACGTCTAAAAGGAATGTTATAAATAAAATGTATACCAAAATTATAAATCTTGCACAGATTTTGAAAAATACTAGCAATCTTGTATTTATTGATGATCCTGAAATACCATCTAAGAGCATTTCATATACTAAGATGCAGGATGCAATGAATGAAATTGCTGAATTTTTCTTTGGTAAAATTGGAGGAGCTGATGGATTTATTAATAAACATGTTGTTGGTAAATCTACTGACTATGGGGCTCGCCTTGTTATTTCGTGTCCTTCGTTCAATTATGAAAGGTATACAGATGTTGATGTAGACTTTTTCCATTCATCTGTACCTTTAGCTGTAGCTATAAACATTTTTGCACCATTCATGATATATGAAATCAAAAGGTGGATACTAGGTCATGTCTCTGGTAATAGATTTTTACGTTATTACGATTTCAATAAAAAGAAATTTATTGATGTAGAGGTATCTAAAGGATATATAGACGAGTTCTCTACTGATGAAATTCGTCGTTCATTGGATCTTTATAAAAAATCTAAGATCTATAGAGCAAAAACTGTTACTATTAGAGGAGAAAATGGTGAAAGAATACCTATTCAATTAACATTCTCTTATAATACACAGAACAATCAAATTATTCTTAGTACAGATAGAAATGACATAGAAAGTACGGATGATCCAGATAACTTTGTTCGTAACATAACGTATTGTGAATTGTACTACATTATCGCATATGAAGCATTGAAGACTAAATGTGTTGATGTAACTCGTTATCCTATGGATGACTACTATCACATTTTCCCTTCTTTGATGAATATTATTCCTGCGGTAAAGACTAGACCTGTAGCTTTCAATGGTGTAGTATATCCTAGATATCCTATTCTACAACATAAAAATAAAAGTGAGCTTGAACATATGTTTATAGATTCACTAAAAATGTTCTCTATTAACCCGTCTGCACTTGGTGCTGACTTCGATGGAGACCAGGTTTCTTGCCAGAGTTTGTTTGCAGACGAATCTAACGAAGAAGCGATTCGTCAAATGAATGCAAAATCGAATATTCTTGGTATGAGTGGTAAAATATTCAAAGAGTTACCAAAAGTTGTACAACACGGACTCTATGGATGTACATTCATGAATAAGAAACCTGTATAAGGAGTAGTATAATGGCAAAAAATAAAAATGTGCCTAATCCACTTAATAACGAAACGAATCTTAGTATCTACGCAGATCATCTTGGTTTAACACCAAATTTTATTAAACAACATCGCGATAAGCTGAATAAGATCGAAAAACAGGTAGAAAAAAGTCTAAAAGATACCAATAAAGATGATCCTAATACGATTTTTGACACAATGGGAGTTCTTAAGAAGCTTACTGAAATGACATACGTTTCAGATGCTTATGAGAATAACTTAAATGTCAATACATCTGATAGAGGTTCTCTCGATACTAAAGATGGTTTCCGTATGATTTATGGAGAAGCTGAGAATAGATACGATACTCAGATATTTAATTTTCATGCTTCTCTTTTCTCTAATTATCGTAACCTTGTTTCTGAATATAGAAATATTTCTCGTCTTATTCAGGAAGTAGATAGATGTGCTGATATGAAATCTAGAGATATCTTGGCAATCAACGAAATTACTAAGAGATCTATTACGAATATTTATCAGCCAGAATCAAAAGATCCTGATGCATTCTTGCCATCAAATTTGGTAATGAATCCTATCAATAAATCTATTCAGGAAAAAATTCTTGATAGATATGAAGTGGAAGAAAAACTTCCAAGATACATTAAACTTGCTCTTATTGAAGGTGCTAGGCCAGTAGTAGTATATCCATTTAAAGATATTATCGAAATGGCTAATTATAACGTTACTCTCTATAGACGTAAGTTCGTAGATTTCAATATGAAATATGAACAGAACAGTAGTTCTACTGAGAGTTTTCATGATTTCTTGTTAGGATATCACAACAAGAATCAACGTATAGTACCTGATGAAATGACCAAACGGGTTTATACATTTGGTCAAGAAGATGTGTCTCAAACTACAGAAGAAGACTTTAGAGCAAAACGTGATGCAATAATTAAACGTTATGTATCTGATGATGAACTTAATGAGTACTTTGTAAAAGGTTGTGAAGACATTTCTAATAATCTTGATATTGCTGAACGTAAACGTTTATTGGAAATTTATGGTTCTAATGTTATAGACAAAACTTCAGAAATTGAAGAAACTAAGAGTAATTTCCAGGATCTTCATGCTAAAGTTAAAATAGATGGTTCTTTGTCAGAACATTTCAAGAATCAGATTTTCAATGCAATCAAGACATTGGATTCCAATATCGAATTCTTTGATCAGTCTGAAGCTCCTATGAGTTTTGCTATAAATAACTTTAGACGATTAATGCAATTTGCTTCATATCACGAAGATCCTTCTTCAGGATTGATAGCATATGACGCTAGACAGCAACCTTCTAAGAAACTCAGCGAAAAAATTCCTAAATATTTCCAAGATGATCCAATGTATCGTTTGGATAATAAAAATCGTTCGAATGAACCTAAATCTATTCTTGATGAGTTCGAAGATTTTAATGACGAAACAAATAACGTTCTTAACGATTGTTTGATTAAGGAATATGATGCTGAAGACATGATTCCTATTGTAATTGCTGGTAAACATGTTGGTTATTATGCATTGGAAATGTCTCCATATACAGGAAATGCTGAGTCTATTAATAAACGTAACTGTAACTTTACAGATATGTTTATAAATCTTGGTATTAATAACGATCTTCCATTATCACCATCTCCTTCTACTACTGGTTCATTCTCAGCTGGTGTACAAACAATGCCTCTTGGAGGTGTTGGTCCTACTTCTGAGATTAGTTCTATTGGTATAACTGGTGCAGGTACTACTGCTATGGCTGGTGGTCTTGATATTGCAGGTTTTGATATCACTCCTATGGGTGATGATGCTTTACATCGCAATAACATCATGAAGAAGATCATTTTTAACGTATTGAAAGATAAGTTAAAAAGAAAGGATATCGATGACGATGAATTTTTCACTGACACCATTATGGCACTTATTAGAGACGGTGCTATTATTCAGAATAAGATCAAAGTTATCTATATTCCTTCAAAATACGTTTGTTATTTCTCACCAGAGATTGATGGCAACGGTATTCCTCAGTCATTTATGAAAAACTGCTTGTTTACTTGTTACGAAAAGATTCTTGTCAATATGAATAACATTATGACAAGATTGACTCGTACAGGAACAAGAGATAAGATTACCGTAAACATTGGTAAAGCTAAAAATATGGGATTTTCTATTAGATCTATTGAGAATGCTCTTTCTACAAGACGTCTTAATGTAGAATCTCCATTTACTTCACTTTCTAGAGTTCTTAAATCTGCTTCATTGTCAGAAACAATCATTGTTCCTGTATTTGAAGGAGAAAAACTCTTTGAATATGAAGATTTGACGAGATCTAATGAAGTACAACCTCAGGATGATCTTGAGCAAAAGCTTTCTAATGAAATTGTTACATCTCTTAAGTGTCCAATTACTATTACCAATCCATATCAAGAAGAAGACTTTGCTTCATTAGCTGCTTCTAGAAATGCTGAATATCGTTTTGATATCATTAAGCAACAAAAAGTATTTACAAAAACTATCGAAAAGTTCTTGAAATTGCTTTTTGTAGGATCTGGTTTGTATGCGGAATTAAAAGAAGGTAATCCTGATCTTTCTCTTAAGAATATTAAAGTCACATTGTCTGCTCCAGAGACATTGAACATGAAGAATGCTAATGAAACATTTGGTACTGTTCAGTCTTATGTTGAAAACCTTCTCGGTATTATTGTTAACCCAGATGATTCATCTGAAGTGACAAATATGCTGCGATGGATATTGAAAAAGCGACTATATCAGAGATACATGCCTGGTGTTGATTTCGATACACTTCTTAATGAAGTCGATCGTCTTAGAGATACTGCACGTAAAGAAGTTATCAATCAGAAGAAAGACGATTCTATTAACAATGAAATTGTTAATACATCATTTGAACCTGTTGAGGTTGATAATTCTGGTGATGCTGTTGTTCGTGGAGATTCCAATAAAGATGTTGGTCTTGGAAACGGTGACAGTGGCGATAACGAATCTGATGATAGTGGTGGTGGCGACGATATGTCATGGTAAATTAATAATCAGAGAGGGTTTGTCCCTCTCTGATTTTATATTTCTGGTGAACTTAAAGGTATAATTATATATTATAATATTGAGTAGGATAAAAATCCGTCCTACTTAAGGAGTATTATAATGGGATTTAATGAAAACGAATTCTTTTCTCAAGAAGAATTCGAAAAGGTCTCCCGTGAGACCTTGGCCTACTGGAGCGATAGTGTTCCAGTATTAAACAGCGGATATGATCAGGAGCACATCATTGCTCCTTTCGAACTTGAGAACAGCTCAAATGTTCTTGGGCTCGAAAAAGACTATGATAGAGAAGGTCGTCTTCTTGGTATAGACGGCCTTCCAGTCTAGTCATTCCCTGAAAGCAGCCGCCTACTACCGGGGCGGCTGTGAGTAAGGGAAGTTTCTTTTTTTTTATTTATATATTATATTTATGAAAGAACTCGTATGAGTTTTTAATTTATATTCTAAGGAGAATATTATGGATATGGAGAAACACATTACAAATTCATTAATAGTTAGGTTTTATAACTATTTAGTGAAAAATCCAAAGTTCAAAAGAGCTGAGAAACTTTCGGACATTACGGAAGTCGGTATAGGGGGACCAATCTGTGCCTTTGAAGCTTTAATTGCAGTTTGCATTTATGGAATAATAATGAGTGTAAACAATATGAATCCATTTGATGAAAAACATCTGCCAGCAGCGCTTTTGATAATGACTACAACGGTCGCATCAATTGGAGTTATTCTCCAGCTTATACGAATGGAGATGGTAGATCACATCGATCCTTTTGGTAGTTACAAAGACATAGTTCAGCTAAAAAATGAGCTAGAAGAAGTCATATATAAGATAATCACCAAAGAATACAAAAACGGTATAGTGCTCATGAAAACCTGCGATTTCTCAAGAAATATTGATGCAATCGCTGCGATTTTATACACTATATCTATAAAACAAGATCGTTTCGAATTTTATGAAATTTCTCAAGCTATTAGAAAATTTATAAAACTCAATGGTGAAGATGTTGAAGAAACTTTTGTTTCTGACAATATACTTATACCAAACCTGGAAAATTACAAGAAGTTTGTGACATTCTTGATTTTCAGTGATATCGATCGAATTGATACAAAAGATTTGCAAAACACATTGCTCGAAAGAAACATCACGCATAGAAATTATGAGAATTCAGAAATTTCTGCAGCGATAGCTGTTCTTTTGGATTGTGCTAGAATCGTTGAAAATTCACCAAGATTAAAAGCCAATTGTATTAGAAAGTTGGTTAGTAAAAGTGATTTGGAAATCAATATCACAGATTATACTAAGCCGGAAGACATTATTGGTAAAACAAACATCATCTTGAATAGTCCACAAATGTTGACGTTTGCTGGAATTACAGGAAATGATATCAAATCCAGGGTAAAAGAAATCATAAAAGATTTCAATAAACGCCAGAAGAAAGAAAAGAATAGCGATTATTACTGGTTGTAATATTAATGTGATGTTCGAAAAATCCGAAAGCACCGAAAGGTGTGAGTAGGATTTCTTTTTTTTTTGTAATTTATTTACTTATATATTATGATTTAGACGAAAACAAGATATTATATGTGAGGTGTTATATGGCACAAACGCTGATTGATATGTATAAAAGCAAAATGAAATCAGTTATCATGACTACGTATAATGGTCAAATAAATGAAAAGTTCGTTGATGATTATCTTGAAAAGATTGTTTCTCCATCTAGAAACAAAAAGATTATTGCAAATGTTAGAAACTTGTATAAGTATATCTATCATGCACAAATCGAGGTTAATGACATTTTGGAAGATGTTGAAGATGAGAATCTTAATATCTTATCAAATGGTTTGTTTACAACTAATGAAAAACCAGTAAACTACTTTATCATTGATGAACAAATGGCTAACCGTGCACATTATAAGAAATTGATGCTTAAAGCCAAAGAGAATAACGATGATGATAATTTCATCTATTACAATAACATGCAGAATAAAGTAAAAGCTGATACAAACTCAATTTATGGAGCAGCAACAATGCCTAGAGGCTTTATATCTAACGTTGATATGGGTAGTGCAATTACAGCACAAGCTAGAAACTTCATATCAGAAATGGTATGGAATATCGAACGTTTCTTAGGTGGTAATTATACTTTTGAAGATATTGACGAAATCTATTCGTGGTTTGATGAACTATTCAAAATGAAAGCTTCGTTGGATTATGATAAAGGACTTGATTCTTATATAACGTACATTCCAACAGCGGATGATTGTAGAAAGAAGTTTATCTATTCTACAAGAGATGTTATTGGCATTCGTAAAGATATAAAAGAAATGAATAGAACAAATTTCATGTTTTTCGAAATGATGCCAGATTGGAAAAGAATTTTCTATTATTATTCTTATAATCCTTTAGCTTTGATTCAGAAAAATAGAAAGATTGCTGAAATAATGTACAAAATCATTAATTCAAAATACAAATACATAAATCCATATGTATTTGATAAACTTTCTGAACATGCTACGTTCGATGAAGTTAAAGAACACTTTATTAAACAGGAATACTCCGTAGAGGATGCAACAGACATAGCAGAGTTCTTTATGGATCTTTCAATACTTAGAAAATTGATGAAAGTATTCTGTTTTGCGACGATTTGTATATCAAATCGTGTAGTCAAATACGAAAATCGTAAACGTAAAGTCTGTGTTATTGGAGATACTGATTCAACAATGCCATCATTCTATGAAATAGTTTACGAGACATTGAAAATGTTTAATATGGAAGATGCGTTTGAAAACAATGATATTCAAATTCGTCTTACTATGGCTTATGTAACGATAGTATCAGATCTTATGTCTGAAGCATGTCTTACATTTGTCAAAAACTGTAATCAGTATAATCCTGACGATACGTTCTATATGTTTATGAAAAACGAATTCTTCTTCCCCATTGTATTGCTTTATAATGTTAAGAAGAATTATATCGGTATTCAAACTATTCAGGAAGGAAAAATGCTTCCACCTGAGAAACAACTAGCTATTACAGGTAGATCATTGGGTTCATCTGGACTTAATGAATATGTTTCTGGAGAAATTCTGAAGATTATAAGTGAAGAAGTTCTTAGATCTAAAGAATATAATCCATTGACAGTTTATAAACGAGTTATGGATATTCGTAAACACATTGCAGAAGAAATTCGTAATGGTGATTTTACATTTGGCGTATATGCAACTTATAATGGTGCAGACAATATTAAAGATCCAGAAACAACATCTAATGTTAGAGCAGCTTTAATATGGAATGAACTTTATCCTGAAGATTATATATCTCCAGGTGACAAGATTTATGTGTTTGATACTTCTTTGGTATCAGAAAGCGATCTTGATCGTATTCCTGATAATACCGAGGAAAATATAGAAATTAAAAGGAGGCTTAGAGAAGTAGTATTTAAACCACATGGTAAATATGATTTTTCTAGATTTGGGTGTAAATCATTTGCAATGCCTGCTTACGGAGACACTAGAAAGATCCCAGATTGGATTTTACCATTCATTATTGTCGACAACTTGTGTGAAAAGCATTTACAACCTGTAATTGCATTATTTCCATCATTGTTGTTGTCTCCAGCTTCATATGTGAATGCTGGTAGTAGCACTAAGAAACTTGGGGTATCATCTTTGATACAATTCTAAGGGAGGTTAACAGAATATGGGTCAACACAGTAATCCATCTAGTCGATATAAGAATCGCAGAAATCAGTCTAAGAAAAACGAAGAAATGATGTATTCTAGACAAAAGAAACGTAAAGAACTGGAAAAACAGAAGAAGAAAACCGAACGAAAGTTCGAGAAAAAGAAAATTACACCTAGTTTTCCTGAAGAATTTAACATCGTTAATACGACTTCTACAGATTGTTTGTATCTGAGAATTCCTGTTAAATGGAGTCTTTTCGGTAAACTTAAAGACAGAAGTCAAATACTTTTCAACAATGTTCTTACAAAGAACTTTACTTATATCGGTGGTTGTAAAACTATCGAGAAAATATATGAAGCGGACTTTGATTTGAATCATGTAAGACGTAAGGATTTGCTATTGGATTTTAGTAAGAAATCTAAACATATTATATCAAACATGGCAGCTCCAACCGCTTACGCAAAAAATAATCTTAAAGCTTTCACATACAAACATGGAAAGACTTGGTATATTTATTTCCCATTGAGATTGGAGAAACTATTTATAACAAATCTTTCTTGGTATAATGCAATCACAAATTACATTGAACTCAAGACTCATGTCTATGATCAATATAGTACTAAAAAGTACAAGATTAAAGGACATGATCGACGATGTCATTTGGATCTGGCATTGGTATATAACATTGGAGATATTAAACGTGGACCATCCGTCTATCACTTAGACAATATTTATCCGAAAGTTATCAAAAGTGAAGATGACAAACGTGATATAAATTGTATATACAGAATATACACTTATGAGGAACATGATCTTGCAGATCCTGAAATGAGTGCTCTGAAAGACAAATCTGGTTATTCATCAAACATTAAACCAAATATACCAGAAAGACTTTATGTATATGCTATCCCGAATGTAGTTCGGTATAAAAGACCGTTCAATAGGGATAAGCTACCAAAAGAATTGCGTAAGTAATGTTTGATAATACCAGGATGTGTTTTCATCCTGGTATTTTTGTTTATATATTCTCATAGTGGAGGAGAAAAGCATGAACATTACTTCTTATTTTGCTAATAGGGGTGAATTTAACCCAGATAGCCTTAAAGTTCTTAACGAACAATTAAAAAGCATTGGATACGAAAGTGTTAATCGTGAAATGAATCTTTTCGTAAAAGAGATGCAAGATGTTCACGGTATAAAAGGGAATAACGTTATTACTAAAGTAGGTTCTCTTATAACAAACTATTCGATTTATAGAACACACAAAAATTACAGAGTTTTTGATAAAACGGTATATTTGTGTGATATAGAATTCCCGAATGCGTTTTCAACAGACATTATAAAGAAGTCTATAGAACCATTTCTACAAGTTTCTACATTAAAACCAAATTATGCATTTGCTGTAAGACATGTTGAAACTGAAGATGGCAATGCGTTTGATTTAGGATTGACGATGGTCGATCTATCAATAAATAATGATGGTTTGGGTATATTGAATTTCTCAAATGCTAATGAAACACATTCTTTAGATAGTAAAATAGCTAAAGAAATAGTATTTGAAAATTTGTATAATCCGAAACATTATTCTGTAAAAGAATCAAAACTGAGATGGAATATTGAAAAAGAATCTAGAGAAGGACCATTGTGTGATTTTGTAGATGATACAACAAAAATCATTTACAATAAACTCGGTTATATGTCTTTGGAAAACTTTTTCAATGATAAAAAAGATGATGGAATTATAGTTGATAAACGAACTGTAGCTATCGGAGATTATATGAGCTCGTTCTTTAATAAGTTCTTGTTCTTAGAATTCGACAACATCGAGTTTGTTTATAATACTAGTATTTCGTCACCGTTAAATATAACAAAGCTTAAAACATTTGCTAAGTTCAACGACGAAATCAACGATTGGTACATTGAAAACTTACTGTCCGATATTCATTCTTGTGTAAACAATTTGAAGAATGCGTTAAATGAAGACTTTTATATTATAACAAACATTACAAAACAATTTATTTATGTTACGATAACATTCTTTAAGGATAAAAGAGAAATACGTATAACGAAACCATTATCGATGATGTATGCTGAATTTGCATTAGATTGCGAAATGTTTGCAGATGATGTAGATGCACATGCAGAAATCGTTAAGAATGATATGATTGAACAGTCATGTAGAGGAGCTTTGGAGAACTTAGAGTTTGCAAGAAACATAAGTTCAGCTATTCAGTTAGTAGATCAAGCTACTCAGAAAATCAAGATGAAGATGTTGGAGAATCAAGCAAATGTGGAAAGATTGTTGGATAAAAGATTAGAAAGAGGTAAACTAGATTGGGACGACCGAGAAAGATACCTAAACAGTCCAAAGCCTTAAAATATTTCTACTTGTTTGAAGTGAATTTTAAAGGAAACCCTACACTGAAATTCGGAATTTCAAATAACGTCTACCGTAGAGCTAGAGAATACAATAACTCTACTACGGTAGGTTATCTGAGGAATATACTTACGGTATATAAGTGTTCTAATCCAAAACGTTTGGAAACAATACTTAAATACTATATGCCTCAGGTAACCAAAGACGTTTATAAACAAGAATATTACGATTTGAAATATTATGACTTTATTAAGAATAAAGTCAACGAATTGGCAAAACAGTTCGGTTATAATTTGCAAGAAATAGATTTTTATGCTGAACGTGAGCGATTAATAAAAAAATAAAATAGGGCTCATAATATTATATAGAAGATATTTGGAGGTATCTTTATGCTTGAAAACAAAGAAAACTATGAAACCATTGCTAGAAGCAATGAATCTATTAGAGATAGAATGGATGGAACTCTTCAGGAGCCTCAGAAAGTTTGTTCTACAGAGAATAAACCATGTGACGGATCTTGCGGATGTGGTGGAAATAATTATCAGAGATCTTCAGAAGATCATAGCATGTCGAGAGGTTAATTAAATGATAGAATGTTGTGAAGAAGCAGATGATGAAATGCGCGAAATGCCTGAAATGACTGATGAAGAAGTAATCGAAGAAAGAGTTAAACATTATAAAAAACGTTTAACTAAATGTTTGGAAACTAAAAAACGTGCAGAATTAATCAAAATTGCACAGCAAAAATTTATTGACGAAAATAAAGATTTGATCAAAGAATGTGATGAAAAAGGTGTATCATTACCATTCGATTTACGTTTTATTTATCCTGAAGAAGTAATCGACGAAGATGAAGATCCCAAAAGTGCAGATGATCGTTTACACGATTTATGGGAAGAAAAATACACGTGGTTAACAGATGAAGAAATCGAATCAATGAAACAGCAGGTTTTTAAATATCATGAACGTCAGAAAGAAATCATTAATGAACACTTCTGTCATGTAAATGATAAAAAATATCTACCTGGACAGTTAAATGCATTGATTGATGAATATGCATCTATCGAAAAATTAAAACTTGTTCTTGTTGATAGAATTCGTAGTAATGTTATGAAACGAGACATCAAACTTTCTCATCAACAGTTTGCATTATCAAATAACTAAAGGAGCAAATAAATGGCAGAAGAGAAGAAGAAGTACAATGATTATCATCTGAATGTACAGATGAGCAGAACGTTCTTTTCGTACAAGAAACCTGGCGATGGTGGAGCATATGCTCTAATGTACGTTACTTATTACAATGGAATGATTTCACTTCATTTCAAACGTGGTATAACATCAGAAAACGTTTTGGATCTCAACTGTTATTTGAACGATGGCAAGGCTTATGACCTTTCAAGACTTCTTGAAGGAATTATGGGTAGACGTCGTGTCGCATATGAAAATGGTCAGATGTATGACGCAGATGATGTTATCCGTGTTCCAACAACATCTTTCAGAGATGGAAAAGAAGTTGCTACTGGAGTTCTTGTAATTGATACAGAAATGTATGACGGAATTCCTAGAATTCGTGTTTCTTACACAGATTCTGAAAAGAACGAAACTATCGAAATTGTATTCAATTCAAGGGTTCCAAGTGGTCCAATTGAGGCTAAATGTAAGGCAAATATGATCGATTATGCTGATATTCAAGCATTCGAATTCGTAAACGTTCTTAAAGAGCTTCAGAATCCTATGGTACCGATTATGTATCGTATCCAGGATGCAGCAGTTGGAAGTCTTTCAAGATTTATTAAATCTTGTCTTGGTGGTGGAAACAGAAACAACTCTAATCCTACCTACAATCAGAATGTTGGCCCTCAGACCCAGTCATGGGAAACTGATGAGCCATTCTAACCAATAACTTAAACATCCCAGACCACAATTAGCAATAGTTGTGGTCTTTTTTTTTGGAGATTAATAAATGGCTGAAATTGAAAATCCTAATCAGGCATCGGATGACGATTTTTTGAGAATGATGGGTGGTTCTATAGCAAATGCTATGACCTCAGAAGAAGAAAAACGTCAAATGTTAAAAGGTCAGTTGGCTTTAAAACAAAGAGAAGAACAAGAAGCTAACGCTAAAGAAGAAAAACAAAATAACATTGAAAATAAACCTGAAGAAAAATTTGCTGATTCTATGGAATCCAATATGGCTACAGGTACAAATATATCCGAAGAAACACCAAAAGTTGAAGATAAACCTGTGAAAGAAGTTAAAATAGAAGACATCGGCATTAGTAGCATTCAGGTTGTTGACAACTCTATTGCTACCGTTGCTGCTACAACCGCTCATAACATTCTTCCTTCACTTCATCCTGTTTTCTCATCCGACGGTAAAGAATCTCTTCCAGAAGAACCAGAACCTGGAGTTAAAGAAGAAACTGTTCCTGAACCTGAACCACAGGTAGAAGAAAAACCTAAGAAAACTTCTAATAAATCAAAGAAGAATTCATCTAAAGAAAAAACTGTTGAAATCGTTTCTCCTGAAGCTGCAGCAGAAATTAAAGCTAAGCAGTCTAAGCCTAAAACTGTAATTCCTAAGAGTGTCGACATTGTAGACGATTTTGATGCAAAAGTTCGCCAATCAAATAGGGCTTATAGTGATGAAGAACTTGTTAATCAGGCTCAGGAAGATTCAGGTTACATTTCGGATGATGAAGTAAATAAAATTATTGATGATTCATACGACATGGATGAAACCGTCGATGTAAGTGACATTAATGTTACTGTAGTAGACGATGTTGCTTCTGAAAAACCTGAAGAAACTAAAACTGAAACAACGGAAAAGAAAACCACTAAGAAGCCTACTAAGAAACAGGTTACTTATTATGGTGGAGATGGTAAACAGAGCGCATTCAAAGTAAGAACTGCTAAGATTTCTAATGTATTGAGAAACATCAAGATAAATAATACAGAAGAAATCAATTCTACAAGTATCGAATCAAAAAATACAAAAGATAGACAAGATATCTATCTTAAAACAGTTCTTCCAACACTACAACCATCAATTTCTGTAGTTCCTATGATTATTTCTGGTGTTGTCATTAGTATGACAGCATTTACATGGCCGGATATTCGTGAAATTATTCTTATCGAAGACAAGATCGAAGATCTTGATCCAGATTCCAATGATTATATTTACGATAAAAACAAATACTTTATTGATAAACGTCGTAAGGAACTTGAATTGCTTTATAAGCATATCAATAGTGTATCTGGTTATGCTATTAAACCTTCTTTTGATGATCTTTTTGGTAAGATTCTTAAATTCCCTGATTTCCAGCAGCTATTCTTTGCAGCTTATTCAGCAAGCTTCTTGAAACCATATAACTTCAATATCACTTGTGGAACTTGTGGTACTGATAATGAAAAGATGGTTAATTCTAAAGATCTTTGCTTCTTGCTCAATAGCAATATCAACATTAATCAGTTGAATTATTATATTGAGAAAGGTGCTGTTATGGATAACAGTGTATCCGGAAAAGTTTATGCTGATTTCCAGAAAGAAAAACTTGTAGAAATGGCAAATTCTGTTTATAGAACTAAACAGAAACTTCCTGTTTCTTCATTTATTTTCGACCTTAAGATTCCTACTATACTTGAAGCTCTCGATACTATGGCTGAGATTATTGAAGTATTCCGTGATAAAGATCTGTCATTTACTGATAGAAATACAGGAAACTCAGTATTTGTAGATAGTTCATTTGGTCTTACAGAAGATCTTATGAATCTCCGCAAGTATCTTTACATTCATAAGCTTATTGTTGCTCAAGTTGTTGATGAAAACAAAGAAGAAAAGACTGCTAAAGTCACATTTGTAGACTTCGAAGAAAAACAGGCAATTATCAACACGATTTATAGCTTGTCTCCAGAAGATTACGTAACTCTTATGAATGATGAAAATCTTAAGAAGCTTGTACATGTATCAGGTATTCGTCACGCTATTAATGGCGGAAAATGTGGAGAACCTACATGTGGAGCCGAATTAGGAAATATCCCAGTAGAACCAGAGATGCTTTTTTTTACGATCGCGCGGCGAGAATACGTATAGCAGAACGTGAATTAGCTGCGCAAAAACGAAAATTAACGAATAATACAGAATCGGAACCAACTAAACAGTCCGTTGAAGATGTACCGTTTAAGGAGAACGGTCTCTTCAAAAGGACTAGTAATACAAGTAGTTCTAAAACTGAAGCTGTAGAACGTACTGCTATGGATAGACAATCCGACAAAATTATGCAAAACATTCTCAATGCTTCTAAACTACTTGAAGGACGATTTACATTTGAACAATTGATAACTCTAGATATACCTACGTTTGAAAATATAGTAAACAATGAAATGGCTAATGTTGATATATCGTATAAGAACTTTAAAGAACGTGGAACTGTAAATGCTTATACAAAGAATGAACTAGAACATCTTGATGAAAAATTTATAAAAGATCTGAATAAAAAGATCGAGTAATCTATTGTTTGTTACAAAATGTAAATACTATGAGTATAAATTATAAGGAACTTGAAAGTTAAGATGGAAGGGCCTATTTCGCTTTTCGATTTTATTGTTAGCTTAGCGGAATCTGTATTTTCACCAAATGGAAAACAAGAATCTCCGTATGACGTTAACTTTACAAATCACTATACAAGACTCTACGATCTAGAAGAGACTTGTAGAAATGATTTTGACCAAGAGCTTAATATAACACAGATCGAACAGGACAAAAAGACCAAGTCCATCAACGTTCGACTTAATTCAAGTCTTAATAAAAAGACTGAAGATAAATTTAAAGAATACTGCAATACACATAATGTTGAATACAACATTTCAAAAGGAAAACTCAAAGATATAACAATCACCAAAAATACCAAAGGTGTAATGGAGGAACGTAAATGGAAATGATGGATACATCAGAATTTGATGAATGTGTAAGTAAATCTAAGTTTATGGACGCGGATTTTACTGATATGCGTGTTTCAGAAGTAGGATATGGTAGAGACGAATACCAGACTTCAAAGCCAAACATTTTGCGTAATGATGCTATTATTGCTGAAATAATGAAAGTGTCCGCTGCTGCTGAAACTGCTATTGGCCACACTATTGGCCCTTATGCAGATGCTACTCTTGTACAGACATTTGCTGATCGTGAAGTTCCTATTTATAACACTAGGGATGGTTTCACTATTCTTCAGAATATGAAGTATACTCAACCAATTCCTAATGGTATTTTTAAGATGATTCGTGAAGCATCTGAATATATGCAGACTGAAGTTGGTGACTCAACTTCTTCTGGTATTCCTATTCAGAACGCATTGCTTAAAGCATATGTTGAAATCTTTAATGATCAAACTGCCGGAAAATGGAAGTATTCCCCAGTTGGTATCAAAAACATTACAGAAATCTGTGTTGAAGAGATTATTAAAGGTATCAACAATAATCCAGTTTACCATAAGGAATTCCCTAAACCAGATGAAAATGGTAAATATACAAAAGAACAGGAAGACGAAATCATTAAGTGGTTGAGCAAAGTTGCTACAATTTCTGCAAACAACGACTACAGAATTGGTGCAACTATGGCTGAACTCTATCGTGATAAACTCGATGGTAGAGGTCATGTTCTTACAACCGTTTCTAAGACAGAAGAAGAATACTGGGAAAATACTGATGCATTCAGAGTTCCTGTAGGTCCTATTGATGAAAACCGTATGAATAATTCTTCAGATGGATTCACATGGGAAGCAGATAATCCTGCAGTTGTAATGTTCGATGGTTCTCTTCTTGAAACAGATCTTCCTGCTCTTAAACAGATCATTGAAACAATTTCGTTCGACGATCCTGAGAATCTTTATAGACCAATTATGCTTGTTGCAAGCAATTTCGATTGGCATATTGCTCAGTATCTTCGTGAATGTATCGATGGTACATATTACAACGAACTTGGTCAGTGTATTAAGGATGAAGGAGCAAATCCTGCAGCAAAGACTAAAGCTCTGACTATTTGTGGTATCATTCTTAAGAATAAGGAAATTGCTGAACAGTTCAGGTTTAATGATCTTAAACTTATGACAGGTTCAAGAGCATTTAGTACAGAACTCACAAAGATGTCTGAACTATCTCCTGAAAAAGAACTCAGATTGCAGCAGGTAAACAATCTGATTGGTACTTGTAAACATATTTCTTCTGGTAGAGCAGAAACAAACTTTGTTGGCTGTGAACCAAATAAAGAAGAATTCGATGCTCTTATTGCAGATCTTAAATCTCAGGCAGAAAAACTTAAGAGAGTTAAGTTCCATATGACAGATTATAGTGCTGATGATCTTTATGGTCGTATCGATAATCTTCAGGCAAGAACTACTTTCTTCTACTGTGGTGGTAGATCAGCAAAGGCAAAATATTCCAGAAAACTTATTATCGAAGATGCTTCAGCTGCTGTAGAAGCTGCTATTAAGAGTGGTGGTGTTTCTATCGGTGGTAACATGGCTATTTGTCATTACATTGAGCATAATTTCGACACAATCGTAGAAAATGTGCTCAATACCATTGGCAATGTCCGCATCAACATTACAGCTGCAGAAAACTTTAACACATTGAAAGACATTATCGAGCTTATTCTCGAATCCATTAAGTATTCATTTGGTAATGCTTACAGATATGCTCTTTACAATATGTATCGTGATCCTGAACAGTGTATGAAAACTTGGACAAGGTGTCTCAAATCCGAAGTTCCAACGATTTATAACATTATGACAAATGCTGATGAAACTTTCGATTCTACAGATTCTCAGAAGTGTACAACAATAATCGTACCTAAAAATACTGATATTTGTCTATTGCACATTGTAACTGAGACTGTATCTGAATTGATCAACATTGGCAACATGATTACTGTTATGTCTCCTGGAATTGACCTTGAAACGTTGCAATTGAAGCAGCTCGCTTCTGGTGCAGCATATATGGCAAGTTCAAGCATGTACAGATAATCTGTTCAACCCAAAGTTAAAATTACATATTATAATTTTGAGAGAGCATAAATTCTATATCACGCTCTCTCAAAAGGAGTATGATAATGAAAGGGAAGAACCCATTTCTCATGCAGAGAAACTGGGTAGGAGCACGACCCGCAAATGAAGGGTCTAGACCGTCACCATCTAGGTCTAGAAGGGATAGTGCTCCTGCCCCTAGAATGGAAAGAAGCAGACCTATAAGAAGATCTGTTTCTTCATATTGTAGTTCTTCTGGTTGTGAAACGAGATCGTCAAGGCGATCTCAACCAGAGGGAAGGGACCCTAATAGTATCAAACCTGAAGAGGTTATCTGCCATGGAATGCAGGTAACCAATGTAGATAACTACATTGCTAACCTCTTTAGATGAGTTGGATCCAGGGGAGAGTAATCTCTCCTCTGGATGTATTTTTTTTTCAGAAGGGTAATAGATTATGGCAAAATCTAAGGACGTGACTGATACTAAGAATGAAACAATTCGTAAAAACGTTGCTAATAAAAAAGAAAACGAATTGAAGATCTATAAAAATATACTTGAGAAGTCTTATACTCTTAAAAATAAATTTGAGAAATTTTACATAACAACTATCAAAAATGTCGAAATATCGGATTCAATGACAGATTATAACGTAGTTGAAATGATAAAGAGTCTCATATTTGGTGTGGATGATACAAATGTTGCTAAGGTTGATATTGGTAAAAATAGAAATCTAATTAAACAGATGCTATTAAATTTACCAAGTCTTTACAAAGTAGCATGTTTATATAAAGAACTTCTTATACAGTTTGAAGAATATCTGAACTACATTGATTCAGAAATTGAATCTATACCTATTAAAGAAGTACAACTTCTTAATGAATATACATTCGAGAAGTTTAAGGATCTTGTATATTCTTTCTCTTGGGAAGCTACTTATATGAGATCTCATGCATCGACATTTAAGACACTCATTTATAATTCCGGAAGTATTAATTTTGAAAAACCTCATAATATTAATGGACAAGATGAGGTTGTTGGAGCAAAGAAAGATACTTTAAAACGTTATTATTTTGGCGATTGCTATGATATTAAAAACGGTTTTAAGTATTTTGATAATTCCAAGATGATATTCGGTGAAACTAATGCTATCATGAGAGTTTTTAATAGAATTTCCGATTATTTATTCAAAGATTTTATTACTGTGTATAATACAATAGTGCTTAATATTGAAGAGATTTTGAAGCATTCTGGATCTACAAAATAATATAAACTCTTTTGGAGGGCATGAATAATGCGTATTGTTACTAGTAGAGAAGATTATCTTGAAAAATATTTTGCTATGCATCAGCAGCGAATTGTAAGATGCTACGAAAAAGAGTGGTCTAGATATGTTGAATTGTGTAAAAGGTTTATGCGAGAAAGCCCTATACAAAAAGTTAAATTTTTACTTTTGGACCATATAGAGTCTATACCTTCCAATCTTACAGACAAATTGACTATGGATGGTCGTATAGAATTCTCTTCTTTTTTGTTCAAATCTCTAATCATGTGTGTCATGGATACAGAAAATGCTAAACCTGGTGTAAAGATCTCACATCATTTGCCACTATCGTTTAGAATATTCTTGGATCCTAATAGGGTTAAAGAATTTAAACTCGTTGATCCTAGAGAGGCTAATGCTCAATTTAATAAAATAGTAAATATTAGTGAGAAAGCTATAAAGAATTATTTAAAACCATTCGATTTTAGCTGTAGTGTTACTGATACTGCTATTACTTGTAGTCCTAGTGAAAGATACAGCTATTTCACTATCAATATCATTATGAATCGTTATATTAATAAATCCGAATTACTTATAGCTGGCAGACGTAGTATAGAAACCCTTATGCTAGCATATAAACTCAATAATGTAAACGATTTCAGTCGTGAAGATGGTGAAAAAGTTCTTACACCTGGAGCATATTTTGTACAGAAGCACACAGAAACTCCTTTGTTAGAGTTTGTGAAAACTGAGCATATAGGTGTCATTGACGATTGGCTTAGAAAAGTCCGTGAAGAAGCAGATATATTTAAAGCTAAATGTGAAGAGATTCTTAGACCATATCTTACTCCTAATGATGAAGTATGTGTTGATTTAGCTTTAAATGTAAATCCTAAAGATACTTATAAGCTTTATGTCACTATTTGTACAAGAGTTCCATCAAGCGTATATACAGATAATCCTGATGAAGATGGAATAAATGTTATTCGTTTTGATAGGAAACCTGAAGAACTTCAAAAAGCTATGTACGAAATAATGAATTCGCTGCGTAATACAACATTGGAACATTCTGGAATTCAGATTATGGACCCAGATTTCCCTGAAATGAAATGCGTTACAGAAAATGATCAAACTGCGTGTACTGTATCATTCGATATTCGTTATCCAGATTATATACAAGCAGTTCTTGATGCTGATGAAGTATAAAATTATAAAAGAGGGTCTATATGACCCTCTTTTTATTTCTGTTCAACCCCCCCCCCCCGATTATATATTATAATATTGAGGAAGTGGAAATGAGTGTTGGAAGATCAGGTCTGGAGTTGCTCGTATGAGCGATGACCACCGTACGGTTGACCATATACAATAAGTTCCACAA